TCGTTATTGGTCTTGCGAGCGTAGTACATGATCAGGTACAGGCGATCAGCACTCAGCTTCTTCGACAGCACGTCCTTCGGCACGATGGAGTAAACCACGTCGACATCTTCAGGAACGATTGCGATACCGTCATTCACGTCAACGATACGAATCTGGTCACCATAGGTGTATATCGCGTTTTTCGCTGCCTTGTTGGTGAATACTTCGATGTTGTTCACGCGAGAAACGTTGCTGATAGCAGACTCAACCGCTTTCTCATACTCACTGAAGCCGTCAGCGAAGATATGGATACCACCAGAGGCTTCAGCCATCTTCGCCAGCATTTCACGGTCGGCATAGTAGCCATACTCGATGAATGCGATGGAGTGGTAGCGATCAGACAGCTTGTCCAGATTTGCGAAGATATCGCTTTCACTGGAACTGTTGTTGTAGCCGTCAGTCATCATGATGAAGTTGTTGACTCGATCACCAGACAGGTTCAGCTTCATCGCCAGTTCCAGCGGATCAGCGAACGCAGTGGCACCAACAGGCTTCAGGTAGCGGTCGATGGCGGTATGAACCGCTTGCAGGCTTTGCAGGTCATGGATCGGGGTGTTTTCGAACACAACACCACACTGACCGCGACCACTGAACCAGATCACACTGACAGTATCGTCTTCTTTGGCGACCATGGAAACGTTGTTGCGCAGGTGTTCACGTACTTTCTCAAGACTACCGTACATGGAGTACGATACGTCAACAACGTAGACGTGATTACATGCTTGTTTGGTTGTGACGGACTTAGCGCCGCCGACTTCGATTACATCGAACATAGTTTGTTCCTTTTCTTGGTTACTAATTGACAGGTTCGTATTTTAACTCGAAGACCGATGGAGTGCAAGGATAAAATTCACCCTTGAAACCACGAACGATGTAATCGCCACGCTGGGCAGTCATGATACCTTCCAGCGTTTTGATCCGTACCGTAGATGCACCATTTAGGCATCGAACTGCTTCGTGACTATCAAAAGAATCCCCAAGGAAGTCTTTGACTTCCTGAAGATTCTCACCGTCCCAGATGAGAGCCTGAAACTTCAGTTCAGGCTTTGTCTTATACCAAATAGCAGGCATATTATGCTCCTACGCTCAGAGGTGCTTTGATCACACCGGCAGAGTTGTACCCATCCAGAGCACCAACGAAGTCGCGAGCATCCAGTTCCAGCGTACTCGCAAGTGTCTCACACCCACGCGGGAGAACGAACGTCGGTGATGCGAACTCAGGATTCTGCATATACTCGGTGACAGCTTCAGAATGGTTCATGTAGAGGTGAGTATCACCCAACCAGCAACTCAGACGACCCGGTTTCAAACCAGTCCATGCAGCGAGCAGGTGAGTCAGCAGAGCGTAACTGGCGATATTGAACGGCAAACCGAGGAATGAGTCAACAGAGCGTTGCCACCAATGCAGGTCGAGATACTCGCCCTTACGAACGAAGCACTGAAAGCCAAGGTGGCACGGCTTCAACGCCATTGTGTCATCGCGGATATCTACTGGATTCCATGCCATCACGATATGATCGCGACGGTTCGTGTCCTCAGTCAGTTGTTTGATCAGATTGCCGATCTGATCAAGTTTCCGATCCCATGGGCCAATATTCCGAAACTGTGTTGGGTAAAGATCACCAACAAATTCTTTATCTTTGATCCCATGAGTATTCTGCCATCGTGCTGCGTCGTCATTCCAGATCGTCCAGCGCGGTTCGTCACTACCGTAAGTATATCGACGCAAGTCCTTCAGGCTGCTCGAACCAGAAAGGAACCACAGTAGCTCACCGACAACGGCATTCCACTGGAGCGTCTTGGAGGTGACAGCCGGGAATCCATCAGCCAGATCGAATTCCATCGTCTGGTTCCAGATACTCAGGGTATCGCCGGTACGAGTGCTACGCAGCTCACCCTCTCGCATGATCTTGTCATACAGCTTTTTCATTTGCAGCATTTTTCATTTCCTTTTCAAATTCCAGTACATCTTTATCGATGGATTCTACAGTGTTCGCATGAATGTAGTCAACCATATCACCGTGTTTCTCTTTGAACGCCGTGATGAACTTACCAAGCTCTTTACCTTCGATGTTCAACAGCTCACCAATACGCACCATCGGGTACTGCTCCTTTGCCTGAATCGCTCTATTGCGCTCAGTCCACAATGCAGCATGTTCTACCTGTGCATGTGGGAACTCTGCGAAGATTTCTGGGAGGAAACTTTCCTTTGGGTGCTTTTCCCAGCAAAAGTCGTTCAGATAACCGCGCTTCTCGTCGATCCACTCAAGAAACGCTGTATACGTTGGGCGTTTACGGTCACGGACCCGAGCAGCATGGTTGCGGTTGTCGAGAAGATAGATTCTGGGCGAGAACCGTGGGTGCCCGGAAACATAACGAAACACCGCCTCTCGGTTCTCGAAACCTTCATTCCACAACTCGAATGAATACCCAAGGAACTCGATGGCCTCAGAGAATGTTCGTGTTAGTCTAATAACACCCAGCATATTAGTGCCATCTCGAACTGGTAGATGAAGCCCATCATGCCCAAACTTCATTCCCATTTTATGGGCGATGCGACCAATAAGATTACCGAGGTCATTGTACGAGAAGTACCCATGAGCAAAGTCGAGAACATCCCGAGGTAGGAAGATTACATCTACTTGAATCATACTCTTCCATAGAAACGAGACGACATCCCCATTAACCACAACATACTCAGATCGTGGAAAATAAATAAGGAAACGTTCCTTCAGATCGATGTCCATCAGGATATCGATATCACCAAAATCCTTCTTATCGGCAATATAATGCGGAATTTCGAAGATATTCGAAGATTTTTCGGCATTAAAAATCCGATTGAACGAATAACGAATGTCCTTGACGGTTTTAATCAACTCATCCTCAGTTATGCGTCGACCACCTTTGTCTTTAAATAGGTTACCACCCATAAATTTTCTCCAAAAAAGAACCCTTACATCAGAACTCGATGTAAGGGTTAGCGACGGAAATAACGTTCTTGATGCCCAGTTCGAGCCAAAGACGAACCATGCAGGGTCGATCATCGATTGCCGTGGTAACATTGTAGTGTGGTGCTACATGTTCCCAGAACAGGCGTTCTTTGACGACCGTATCAGGCTCATGGCTACCTTCCGGGCGCATGAAGAGGCGATCTTCTGTCATATGACGGTCGACGTACTTCTTCAACCACGCTATCGTCTCATCTCGGCACACAGAGTCACGACCCGAAAGGAAAATGACTGTATGGTTAAACGTCAAACCAGACACCATACTGATGATCTCTTCGCGTGGTGTGTCGATCCCAACAGCAGCCCAGTCGAACGGGCTGCGATCACCCATCTTCGCAACAGTACCGTCCACGTCGACAATAACCGCATATGGTTTACCGCTGGTCTCTTTGTATACCTTACGACCGGAATACTTCAGCCAGCGCTGGTACATACTGTAGATGACTTCATGCCCAACACCATTAGGACGTGCAGCATCACGCGCATACGCTTCCTTCAGGGTGATCTGGAAATCCTTGATCTCGACTTCGTACCCAACACCTTCCAGCACACGGATCAGTCGATTACGAATCTTCTCGTTCAGGTTGGTGTCGGAGATGATCACGTTTCGTCCAGCTTCAGCAGCAGCTTCGATTGCAGAGATTTGCAGGTTTGTCACCAGCTCTTCATCGCCACGCCCGAAACGATAACGACGCCAGTCCAGATCACCCTTGATACAACGGCGAAGATCGTCACGGTTGATGTTAACGTATGTACCATCCTTCGCAATCAGCTCTTTTGCGAACGTAGTCTTGCCGGATGTCGGAATCCCGACAGTAATGATTGCTTTCATCCTTTTTCCTCAATGTTCAGTTCTTTGCAGTAGCCAGCGAACAGCTTCAGGCGTTGGCGTTCATCAGCGTTCATGAACTGCTCTTCCGGTGTAGAGCGACGGTTGCGAGCTTGGAACATAATCGCAGAGCAACGTTCGTCTTTCACAGCCAGAGCAAAATCTTTCTGATCGACAATACCCTTGGTTGCCTCCCATACACGGGCGAAGTCTTCCTTCATCAGGCGGCTTGCTTCGATGAAAGGAGCAAGGATAGGACGGTCTTCGGGGAAATACGAGAGGTATTCGTCAGCCTCATTGATCAGCGCCAGCGTCATAGCTCGCTTCTTGTTCAGACCATTTCCTTTAATCAAGTGGAGTGCCACGTATGTCGGAGACTTGACCTTGCACATAGGCACACCATCACGGTAGATGACGTAGCCTTCCTTCAGGTCAGGCAGGTTGCGAGCGGCTTCAACACAGTGCTCAACCGAGTCGAAGGTGTATGCCTTCGGACGCACCCAGCGCATTGCACCCAGCGTTTCGTCGGATACCTGAACGTAGTGCCCATCCTTATGGCGGGCTGCAAGAAAATGCAGTGTGTAACCTTCATATCTGGTTACTACACGGTTTTCTACACAGGTCAGCTCCAAAGAATAAGTGACGTTCTCGTCCAAAATACCGAGAGGCACAACATCGTCGAACTCGGTGGCTGCGTGATCGTCGTAGACTTTCAACACCAGCTCTTCAAACGTTGGCCCCCACATGCAGTTCGATTCAGCAAACGCTGTTCCGCGAGTGGCACAATGCCACTTACCGTTGAAAAAGAAGACACGGATCAGCGAGCCGTCAATCTTGTCATAACAGACATCATTCGGCTGAATGTCGAAGTTTACCGAGTCACCCTCACCGACGTTGAAGAAACGGTCAAAGGAGCGAGCCACCACATCCAGATCATGTGTCAGCGTCAGACCACGGCATTCGCGAGTGATCGGAGACATCTTAGGAGATTCGATCTGACAGTAGTTGAGCACATAGAGCCCGTGCTCAGGGTAGTTCTTGACCGTGATGCCGTACTTGGTGTTCAGCTTCTCGATGCCGTGTTCTTTGATGAAGTCTACGACTTTCAGATTTTTCATGGTGTTGTCACCTTAGAATCGAGCGCGATTCAGTTCGAGTTTTGTGATTTGGTATTCAATAACATCGGTTCCTTTCGTGGCAACAATAGAAAGTGGTTGGTTGGCACCGAGTCTGATCTTGCTACTGACATGATACCCATCATCTGCCAACATCTTCAGCTCAGTGTCTCGGGCGTTTTCGGCTTTCTTTTTTGAACTGAATGCACCTGTGTTCATGTCGTTCATCTTCAGAATGTGAATGTATTGTGTAGCCATAATATTGCCCTCTTTCAAAAAAAAATGCCCCGTTGGATACGAGGCATTGTAAGGGGTGACTGGCTCAGTGTCAAGCCATTTCTGGTGGGGTGTCTTGCTTCTTCGAGAACTTGAACATCAACCAACCACCGGCAGTGACAACCGTTGCAGCAATGACAGGCGCAACGTTTGCAGCCATCGCCGCGCCAGCGCCAGCAGGGGCGGCACCCGGTGTTACAGCAACAAGAACCATGAGGGACGCCGTTACCACGAAACTCACGACACCAGCGTACATGATCAGTGCTGACAGAGCACGTAGGACGCTCTTCAGGAACTTCGCAATACCACCTTCACGGGTGATCGGTTTAAATCCTTCCGCTTTCAGATTCTCGACGAAGTCCATGATGTCCTGTTCGTTGTCATACTTGACAACCTTACCTTTGTCTTTACCTTCGAACAGAATGGCTTGATGCTCAGAGCCGTTCTTAACGAAAATCCAGCGGGTGTTTCCTTTCTCAAGGAACATGAATCGCAGGCGGTCAGTTCCTTTCGCCAGAAGCTTCTGAAGGCTCGGCAGCAGTGCTTCGTTCAGTTGTTCTTCATGTTCTTGTAGGAAGGCCACCACCTCAGCTTCAAGCACAGCTCGTTGCTTTGGCGAGAAATTCGCCATGTCTTTGAGTTGTTCGCGAACTTCGTTCACAATACTTTCTTTCAGGATGTCACTCATTTTTGTCTCCATGGATAAAGTGTATACCCATTATTTAGAGCCTAACGGTGACGCTGGTAATTCTTTTTCTTCTCCCGCGCTTCCTTCAACGCGTGATAGAACTGCTTCGGCGTGATCGCAGCCAGTGCCTCTTTGCGTTGACTGGTGTAACACCAAAGGTTCTCTGTTAGCTTCTTACAGTCATTCATCTTGTCGGCGAAAGTATCACCGTAGTGTCGACCGTGGGTATCGTTCCAGACCTTAACCATCTTCTCCAGAACGAACGTAGTGTCATGTTGTGTGAATTTCATACATTACCACCCCGCAAACACATCATAGGCTTCTTTTTTCTTGCGTGGCGCATGCACCTTACGGAACAGCGAGAACGCCTCTTTAACAACCATACCCATGTTTCGGTTTCCAGCGTAAAAATCAACCGTCTTGGTGTGGACGTCGAAACGAACACGCATGATAGCTACACCCTTGTTGTTCTGAACATACACAGGAAAGCCGGTTTCTTTGGCTTCGTTGATAGCGCGAATGATCTTACGCATCATAGTAGGGTGGGACAGAGAAGTCGAAGTGATCATGTTATAGCCTCTTTGTTTGCTAGTTGAAGGATCATCATAGTACACTCGTTGGAATGTACTATGATGATCCAAGGGCGGAGGGCAGTACCCTTGGATCAAACGGTTATCAGGAAATTTTACAGAGAACCGCACGGCGGCCTTTTTCACCAGCGTTGCGCGGTTGTAGACCGGCACGTGTGATACCGCCGTGGGCAGTCGCTACATAACGAATTGCATTGTTGGCAGTCTGGATGTCAGTTTTGAGCATCCCAGCAACTTCGACTGCTGTCACCGTCTTCCCAGAAAGAGAACCAGTCATCCCAATCAGCTTGTTGCGAATCGCAACAGTTTCCGGTGTTGGCTGCTTGCCCATGTTCTTCGTCTGTTCTTTGAGAGCACTGCGGAGCAGGTTTTCAATCTTGGTTACACTCACCTTGTTTTCTTTGGCGAATGTTTTGGCGATTTCTTTGATGTCAGTTTTCATATCGTTCACCTCGTGATTTACTTTGATGCCGCGGTTGGTTACTTGGTTTACAGTTTGAATCTTACAGGTAGACGAAGACCTTGTCAATATGCAGAGACCGTTCTGGTGTTGGGAAGTCTTCGTCCCATACTTCACCAGCTAGACAGCCCCAGTCGAAGTAGTATGTGATCTCACCGGTACGGATCAGCGAGAACTTACAGATCGGAGCATACGAAAAATCGGTTTCCATGTTACCCCCTTACCGAATGCTTCATCATCCCCATGATGATATCGTCGACCGTGTTGATGACGTTCACCATGTCCATGATACACGCTCTTGCGACCTTGTCACCGCGTCGTTTGTGGGCTTCCATCAGCAGATCGTCGCGGTCTGCGTGGGTTGCCTCATCATCCTCGTCGACGACAAGAACACCTTGCTTCCACCCGGTAGCCATCTTACAGCTCACCAGAGTCGATTTCTGCCAGTTCCAGCATGAAGATTCGGAAAGAACCGCCAGCAGGAGCAGGTCGACCGGGGATCAGCTTCGGGCCATTGTACTGGAAAACGATCATGTTGTCACCATTTTTCATGTCGATTTGTGCGTGATCAACCGGAATCTCGGTGTTGCACATGCGGTTAGCCAGCTCAACAGTTACCGGGTTGCCCATCGAGTACACCATCGATTCGGCGTTCTCGCGGATATACTGACCAGCCTGTTCAGGGGTCAACGGGTCGACCATGATATCGAATGCGGCTTCGGCGAACTTGGCTTCTACCATGTTCATGGAAAATGCATTGCTTACGAAAGTGCGCTTGGTAGTCATAATAATACCTCTTTGGTTGGTTTTACATGTGGCACCATACTAGATGCCACATAGAAACTCAACTAATACCTAATGCAGCCCGCTCAACGTCGGTAAGCTTGGCAATTGCTTGTTCTCTGATCTTACCTTGATGATACGAGATTGCATCATCTGCTGTGTCGTGAATGATGAACCGAACCGGTTTTACAAGGTCATGAGGACCAGCTAGCTTGCTTGCTTCAACCTCATCGGCGATATAGCAGTGGTGTCTATGAAACTCACCGCCGTCCCAACGAAGAACCTCGAATGCTTTGATGATTGTTGTTGTCATCTCGTCACCTCACTCTTCGCTGAAGTCTTTCAGTTGAGAATCGATCTCATCAATCAGATCGTTCATACTGGAGTCGCTGATAAGATCGTAATCGTTGCCCCAGATCAGAACATAGCAGCCTGCCTTGCGGAGGGTGTTTTTCTGATCAGACTCCGGGCGATTCCAGAGCTTCAGGACGTTGCATTCGGTTTGGCAGAGCTCAGACTTGATCAGCTCAACGTCACGAGTAGGCTCTTTGATAACCATCTCTTCGCCGTCACTGACGGTAAGGTGGATGTCGGAAGGGTGGGCGAAGATAACCTTCAGCAGGTCGTCGACGACTTTTTGCTCGATTTCGCTTGCGTATTTCATGATGATACCCCTTTCTTTGGTTTGGGCAGTTGGCTTTAGCTTGGGATCATTTAACCATAATCCCAAGGTGAAGTCAACTCACTTCTCGACGTTCTTCGGGCGACGGGTCGCCCAAGTGGCGTTCTTGTGGTTGGTAGGTGCGACTTCGTACACATCACCGCAACCGACTCGGATAGTGCCATCCATGTACACGGCGGTAATGGGGGCGATTTCCTGCGGAGTGCCGACGAACTTGCCGTTACCGTCACTGCCGTGGTTGATGACGACGTGTTCACCGACTTGCGGGAGGCGTTGTGCTGCTGATTGCTTGGTCATGATGGTGTTTCCTTTTTGCTTTGAGGTTGGGGACATTTAACCATGTCCCCGGTCTGGTGTCAAGCACTAATGCGCTTGTGTTTCTTTTCCCACTTACCAATGGCAATGTTGAAGTAGAACGCGGTGTTGAAGTAGTCAGTCATCGGGTCACTGTTATCATACCAGTCGCCTTCACGCTTGATGATCTCGACAACTTTTTCCAGAAACTCAATTCGCGCTGGGTGTCCTTCGTAGTTCTCACGAATGTAGTAGTGATTCACACCTTCATGAACATCGTCGTCGAAGAGGCTTGACTGCATCACAGCAACGTTCAGCGTCATATGGTGGCTGATGATCACCGAGAACTTTACTGCCTTACCAAACTCTTCTTTCAGAGCCAGACGGATTTTTTTGGCGGTTGCGGCGTTAATGTAGGCCATTTTGATTCCCCTTTTCTTTGGTTTTGGGTAGTGAACTTTAGCTTGGGATCATTTAACCATAATCCCAAGGTGAAGTCAACTGTGTTTTTCAAGTAGGCGCAAATGCTCGGCACAATTCTGGAACTCTTCCATAGCCCAACGCATACCAGCCGGTGAATTCTCAAAACGCTCTACTTGCGCCCCATACTCAACAACAATCTGGTTTTTGGTGTGGTCGATATACGCAATCAGGAAGAAAGCGCCGTCGATTGAGTACAGTTCAGTACGTTCATTAGCCATGATACTCACCTCAAATAGTATACAGTTTCAGATCATCGCCCAAGTACACTTCGACTTGTGGGTACTTTGTTCCATACCCAACCAGATCGGTTAGCTGATCACCTAAAGCACCTGCGCCTCGATCCCAGAAACCAGCACCGTGTCCGTTTCGAGTCAACCAGAAATCATGACCAGCGCAAACCCAGATAGGTGCATCGTCTTCAATAACCCGTGCCCGGTTGTACTCATCCAACAACGGGAAGGTCTCATTGTAAAAATCAGTAGCTTGGGCTGTCAATGCCGCCTTTGCTTCGTCTGCTAGTAGGTCGACATCAGGAAAACCGTCAGTGTCATGAGCAGTCCAAACAGCAGCAACCATATAGCCTTCGATGAATTGAGATAGACGTTTGTCCATGATTCAGCCCCTTGCGATGATGTCGACTTTCTTTTTCGAGACGCCGTGCGCCCGGAATCCGATCACAAAGTCACGGTTAGCGTGTTGGCAGAGCTGGCAGGTGCTACAGGTCACCTTGTCGCTCTTCTCGGCAGGGCAAGCCACTACCTTGACGTCATTGACCGTCTGAACGTTTGGGGCGTCAATCGGCAGGATACAGACCACTGGCAGCTTACTGGTTTGCTTCAGCAAAGTAGCAGCTTGGACCGTGTTCGCCGATACGTTGACCGTAAACCCGTTTTTGTTCGCTTTTTCAATAGATTTAAGATTCTCGACCGAAAGCGCATGATGGGTATAGGTGAACCCCATTTTGCCTTTGTTGGCACGTGTCAAGGCGGTCAGGAATCCGTCGTCGATGGTTCCGTTTTTGTGCGGCAGGTCACCAGCAACATTGTGACGCCAAAACTGGTTACGTGGAAGAGACGCGACAGCATGGATAAACTGATCGGCCTCCAGCGCAGTAGACACCTTGCCATCTGTCAGACGACTCCAATGGATACGGGAGTGACCTAGTTCAGCGTAACACCCGTTCCCTTTGAGCGGGCAGGTTTCCGGGCAAGTATTCATACCTGACATTGTGGTAGGGATAGGACCAGTTTTTGTATTGCGGGAAATTCGAGTCAGTGAGAAGAACATAATAGTACCCCTTTTCTTTGATTGGGTAGTGAACTTTAGCTTGGGATCATTTAACCATAATCCCAAGGTGAAGTCAACTATCAGAATGACGCTACCAGTCTCGCAATGTCTTCGGCAGTCATTTTCTCGACTTCAAAGAAGTTGAGATCGGAGCCTACCCCGTCGACGTTAGCATGAGCGGATTCAGTGTTTTTGTCGATGCAGACGAACGCCTCAAAGTCCCCAGCGTCACGAACTTGCAGAGACCGAACGCCAGCGCAATATTCCTCGGTCACAGCGTAGAAAACCCCGTCAATCTGTACTTTCATGGTAATACCCCTTTCTTTGGTTGGGCAGTGAACTTTAGCTTGGGATCATTTAACCATAATCCCAAGGTGAAGTCAACTAGACGTTCATGTAGTTGCGAATCTTGACACGGTACTCCCGTGGCTTGCCCGGTACTGGCGTAACGGTTGCATACGTCTGGGTATGCCCACAACAATCGTGCTCGCAGCAGCAACCGTAGTCCAGTGAGTCTTCAATGGCACGGGCTACCCAGTGACGGATGCCCTTACCGTGACGTGCTTCGATTGCCCGTTTTTGGGCACCAGACAACGTGACAATAGTATGCTGGGTGTACCCAGTCCCATCATTGTCATACTCGACCACTTTTGGCTTGAGCATCTTACCGACTGCGACGAACACATGATCATTCAGATGATCATAGCCAATACGATACCCATGTGTGACGCGTTTGTAAATATTGATTTTCATTTTCGTGCCCTTTTAATCAAAAGACATTGACCACGTTGGTATGGCGATTCATGTTAATCCAAATCACGATACCCACAACTTGGTTGCCATCCTTAATATAGGTGACACTATCACGACCGAAGAAGTCGTGACAATATTCGAGGTTGTCAAACATTTGACGTTCTCCGTTCTGGTTTATTTTGTCGGACGGACTCAACAAAGTCAAGTCCGTCCTGCAAAATAAACTAGACGTTTTAGCTTTCATAAGCACAACCGCGCAGGTCATTTTTAAGGACGCGACGACGCCCGACGTTATTATTTCAGTGCCTGTCACCGGCACGATTCGAGTAGGCGCAGTAGTACATATTTCCGCTAGTATGTTCCCCGTCGGGAGCGATACCTTTACCGAGGCAATCTTTATGACGTTCAAAACTTTGACATGAATCGTCTAGACATACCTTTCCCAAGGCGTGGCACACATACAAGCCACATTTTACCTTATCCACATTTTTAAAGAGCGTACCGAGCGGCGACTTGTCCGTCGGTGGAGCCATTATAGCAGCTCCGAAAAACCTTGTCAAGCGTCAAAACACCTGACTTGTACCGCATTGCCGATCTAGCTGGCGTGGTGTCATTCTATCGAACCGTTGTTGCAATGTCAAGCCCATAATTATCTTGACCGGTTGGGGCTGGCGTGTACCGTTATCCGCCTGACCCGATCCCCTAGATCAGAGCCGCAACCGTTTGCATGGTTCGCATTATGACGACTGTCACGATGCTTGTCAAGCAACCGTTGAACCGAGCCGCTTAACCGGTTGATCGCTTCAACGGTTCCAATTGTGCCGGGTGTGAATCCAATTGTCAAGCATGCACCGAAAAAAACTTTCACCGGACGAATGCATGAACCGGGTGCGCACGTAGAAAACGCGCAACACGCGTAGAAAACCGCGCGTGTATGCGTATTATATCACACGGAGAATGCGGGTGTCAATAGGGTCTGGAAAAGTTTTTCAGGGGGGTCGATTGGTCAAAAAACGACCAAATTGGTCAAAAAATAGACAAAAACAGAGGTTTTTCCGGTGTTTTTTGGACAAAGTTTGGACATGTCCAAGGACAAAAGTTTGACACTTTTTGTACACGATTTTTGGACAAAAGCGCTCACATGGAGCGCTTTGCAATCGGGCGAGAGAAGTAGGTCATACCATTCTTACCCGGTTTGAAGGTAGCCGTCAGGCTGATCTGGAGGTCGGTGCATTCCGAAACATCCAGAGCAGCAGGAACGGTTCCCCACAGCTTGTGACCCTCTTCGGTCTTCACCAACATCTTCAGATCATACGTGCTGTAGCGGAAGCCGTCAACCAGCTTGGTGGAAACCACCTTACCGATGATGGTCTTGCGACCTTCGAGGTATACTTCTGGTTCCTCTTTGGAAGGTTTAACCACGCCGTACTCGATATCCGCAATGATACCGCTGATAACAGACTTCATACCTTTCAGGTACGCGTATGCGATCTTGTTGTCTTCATCGCCCCACGCCGCGCCCATGGATACCTCAACGTCATCCAGCTCCAGCTCGATCAGAGCCTGAATGTCAGTAACACGTGCTTTCACGCGAGTAGAGAAGTTACCACCGAACTCTTTGGCAGGGAAGTATGGGTCGAGGTCTTCCTTCATGACCGGGAGAAACTCACCAGCAGCAAAGATAACATCACTGTAGTCGCGAGCGTAGTTGTCATACATACCGACCGGCATGATGTAACCATCACACGGTGCGTGGTAGCGACCATTACTGTCAACAGAGGGATCGATACCGCTGTTGCTTTCCTTGAAAGCCGCTTCGATGCGAGCTGCACGGGCGTTACGGAAGGCGTTCAGTGCTTCTACAGCAGCGAGGGTTTTGGTGAATTCGGTCATGGCTAATACTCCAATCAGTGAATGTGGAGCCAATTATACAGACCGCGTTTAGGATGTCAAGCCCCCTTTCGAGGGCATCGACTTATTTCAGGCCATACTGCTTGCGACGGCGAAGAGCCTTACGGCGTTTACGAAGGGCTACCCGCTGGGTCTTTGGGTTCTTCTTCTTGGTCTTCACAGACTTTCGAGCTCGCAGCCGTAGCTGTGATTTCGACATACCTGTTGTCGCCGTAGCACGGCGAGACCGAATCTTTCGATTGAGCGTTTTCCGAATAGTGCCATCAGCGCTCACACGCTTGACGATACTTTCAAGAATAGCTGCTGCGGTCTCGTCGTCGAGATCATACTCTTCCTTGATGGCCTGCACATCTTCCTCTGTCTCACAACTATCAAGTAGGAAGTCAACGATAGCGTCGACATCTTCTTCCAGCTTCGAGTTTTCGGATTCTAGTAGTTCAAGGAACATCGGGTTTCTCCATTCTGACAGTATTATTTACTGTCTAGAACAGTTTACAGCAGATCACTTACCAGAGAGCGTATATCTGGCTTCTCGAAAGTCGACGGTTTCATGATCTTGCCTTTGCTGTTCTTGAAGACACAGTGACCGCTTTCGGTCTTGATCATGACGACGCCTTCTGCTTCAGGGCGATTCTGTTCGATCCACTGGCATTCTGACTCGATACCATCGACGTACATCGGGTACTTCGTCCAGTTACTGCGCATGACTTCGTTGATTACGGCGAGAACATCGACACTTGGGTCAGTGAGAATCTTCTCACACATGCCTTCGAATGATACACGGACAAGTTCATCACTGATGACGCACTCTTCTGGGAAGAACATCAAAGCAGCGTCCTCAACCCATTCACCCGGATACGATCCGTCCAGAGTTAAGATACCATCGAACGCGGTCTCATCGCCGTGAGTATTCAGAAAGTGCAGATACGACAACGTAACGAATACGTCGGCGATACCATCATACGCTTCAACCACGTCCTCGACGATAGCTCCACCGATCATCTCGGCGAGTTCGCTACGCACGAAACCGTACTGCGCTGCTTTCTTCTCAGGGGAGAAGTCGTGATTCCCGCCCTCGTATGCAACAGCGTTCCACGCGACCACGTCGAATGCTGCTGCTCTCAATTCTTCTACTCGTTCCATTCCTTTTTCCTTTTTGGTTAGATTATTACTGATTGGATAACCACTGTACAGGTTCAGAAAACGTTCGTCAACCCAAATATCGTTTTTCACTAAATAAAGTGATGAAAACACAAGAAACTGCGATAAAAGACTTCCAACACACGCATGGTGATGCATATGACTATTCGCTCGTGGAATATAAAAACAACAACACCAAAGTAAAAATCATATGCCCAACACATGGTATTTTTGAGCAGATACCACGCGCTCATACTGCTGGTCATGGCTGTAAACTCTGTGGCGTGATGGCAGTGACAGAGAGTAACAGAACCCAAACATCCAAATTTATAGAAAGAGCATCAAAGAAATACCCAGACACGTTTACATACGATAAAACCGAGTACAAACATTCAAAAACCCCTCTCATCGTCACGTGCAGAACGCATGGTGATATACAAGTAGAACCAAGGATTTTTTTTTGAACAAGGTGTCGAAGTACGGATGTAAACAGTGTTATTGGGATAGCAAGAAACTCACACTAGATGACTTCATAAAACGCGCAACGAAAATACACAAGTCGAAGTATGATTACTCACACATTAAAGAATTAGACACGGTAGAAACGAAAGTAGAAATCATGTGCCCAGACCATGGTATTTTTGTAACAACCGCTGCGATACACCTCGGTGGTTTCAATTGTCCTCACTGCCAACGAGAAGACGCACTAGGTGGCTACAATTCAGTATTTTTCGAAAGAAACCCGGAACAGAAGAATACAGACGCTGTTCTTTATCTTGTTGCGTTTGACGATGGGGACAACACGCAGTTCATAAAAATCGGTATAACGAAAAACCTTCGAACCAGATTTGCTGGCTATAGAAACTATAAGAAAGTAGTTCTGTTTGAGAAAACGATGACGCTGTATGACGCGTTCTTAGAAGAGCAGAAAATTTTGAAAACTATTAAAAGAAAGTTCATACCTACCGATGAAAAGTTCTCTGGTAGGTATGAATGCTTTCACAAGGATGAGCAGGACGATCTTCTTTCCTACCTTAGATCACTACCTTGACAATGACTGTTTCGTCGCGACCTTTTATTTCTTCTGTAGAATGATAAGACTCTAATGCCTTCTCATATGGGTAGCCATCAACATCGTCTACATTCTGTAAGTCGACTTTGATACAATCGTGTGACCGGTCATCGTAGAAAATGTAAAGATTCTGACTGGCTCTTGATGTTAAATTGAGAGCATTTTCAGAGTATGCATTAGCACCGGGGAGGCCAGATGACCGAGCGTATGTGTCTGCGATAAGCGCTTCATGAATATGCCCGAAAATCACATAGTCGATCCGTATGCCTCTAGCTGCGTACTGTGCCCGTTTCTGAGCAACCTTAGTTGATGGGTTACTAGCCAAACCATTATGCCCATGAATAAGAAGAATGTTACTTCCGAGAACATTGATAACCTTCTCAAGCGGGCTACTGTAACACTCACCGAAACTAACACCCGGTTTATCACGGAATAACATAGCAAGCCCGTTGTGTAGGATAAAATCGTAGTTATCCTGAGCAATGGCATTAACCCAACCAACGTCTTTCCCTACGCGAGACTCATTTCCTGTGACACTAAACACCGAAACGTTGAATAGCTCATTCAGATCACAAATCGCCTGCTGAAGGATGTCGATGGCGAGGAATAGTGCCTTTGATCGGTTAGCCGCATTTGTGAGTACCTCCTCCAAACGTCTGTCTGAATTTTGGGTATCGCCAGTGATACAAACGACGACGTCTGTAATCCCATGAGCACCAAAATAGTGCTTAGCCCGCATGATATGCTTTTTGATTCGTTTCGATGCAATGTCGAAATTGAATTTATTGTGTGGTAGGTCGATCTGTTCATTGAAATGAAGATCACTCAGGTGAACAATCCCTACCGCTTTCGTCTTCGACGACTTATGACTCTTCGTGTGAATCGTAAAGGAGTGGTCGCTCATGACGTCCAGCAGAGCGCCTGTGAGCTCTTCCAGCATGTTATTGACCCGACTAGACTCACGTGTCTGCTTTCGCTCCACACGGAGCAAATCAGCCTGCTTCTGAGCCCGTTTGACCAAACGCTGGTAGTATTCTGGCTCTTCTCGGATCAAACCATGGGTGACGGCACCAGAACGGATGCGACGGACCAGAAGCTCAGGGACATTATGGTACTCGGCTAGCTCGCTTGTTGGGGAATCACTGTTCGCGATATGCTCAACGTCTTGCTGCGTCAGCAGGTAAGTCTTCGAGCTGCGTACAGCACGTACATGGTTGATGTACTGCTGCACACGGGTTTTCTTGCTCTTGGAGCCGAAGACCATTTCTGCGATCTTTCGGCTGCTCAACTGGTCTTCGAATGCTAGTTTTTCAATGGAAAACTTCTCGTAGTCGGTGAGTGAAAAATTCATTACGATTCCTTTAAATTGCAACGTCTAGCTGGGTTGCTGCCCTCGTAACCGCTGTGTAGCGGAACTTCTTGCGTTCGAGGAAGAACGAAACGTCTTCGTCGTAGAACAACACGCTAGAGAAAGTTGAGCCCTGAACCTTGTGACATGACATACAGTAACCATACCCGAACTTACACAGGACAGTGTTACCGATACTCTTCTCACTATACTCAGATACCCAGCAGTCATTCGCTACGTTCACAATGTACTGCTTGCCGTCGTTTTCGCCCTCTTTGTTCAGTATGAATGTAGAAAGCACCTTACCGGGGAACGAACCGACTACTGTGAAACGCTCACCATTATTTATGCGGGCTTCCCCTCCGTTGACAATGGTGTTCTGGAGACAAACAACGGTTTCACCAATTTCTGGGAGTTCACCATGGAAACCACGTGCTCGGCGGATGAGATCGTTGAATCGTTTTCGTGTCTTGTTCATACCACAGACAACAACGTCATATTGATTCTTCTTGTGGAAGTCGAGACGCAGCACGTCTGCTTTGTTTCTATACGTCAACGCTTCTTTCTTTACTCTAGGAAAAGAATCGTTCTCGCGAAGATGTGAGGCTAGAAAACCGATGCCATTGTTTTCAGAGAACCTGCGGTTTTTCGTCAGGCTGCATACAGGACCAGCAACGTCAACCATTGCGTTAAACTCTGGTGCGTTACGGTCGGTGTTCACAGATGGAAGCTGGGCTTGGTCACCAGCGTAAACGATTGGCACACCAAGGCTCATAAAGATGTTGTGCATCTCTTTTGGTAACATGGAAGCTTCATCTAGGATGAGCCCGTCCGCACACGCCTCTCGAATCTCATCGTTGGTTTTCTTGTCCCAGCCGATAAGATTCTTTTCATCATCGAAAATTGGCGTATAAAGAAGCGCGTGACACGTTCCAGCGGAAATTCCATCCTTTCCTAGCTGGGACGCGGCGCGACCAGTGAACGCAACAACAGAAATCACCTTACCATGCAACTTCATGAATTTGATGACATTGCGCATTACATGCGTCTTACCAGTACCTGCTGGTCCGTTCAATCTAAGGACGTTCGTCCCACGTGAGATTAGGTGAGCACAGACGGTTTCAAACGCGTCTCTCTGTTCACCTTCGAGGGTAAAAATGTGCATTAAGCCTCCTGTTCAATACACGAGATTAAAACACATGGTGTGTCGTGTGTCAACAAAAAAGCCCGCACAGGGCGGGCTTCTTCTTACTCTTCGGTTCCATCCTCGGAGAGAACTTCCTGCACTTTCTCTTCTGGCTTCTGGCGTGGCTTAGGACCGGGCTTCTTGCGCTGTTTCTCAGGTTCCGCTGCCTTTGCTGATGCTGTTTTTGCGACAGCGTCAAGAACATCGGTCAGTTTCTCCAGAACAGCAGCAGTGTTAGCGTCACTACCACTACCACCACGGTTATTGGTTTCAGCAGAGATAGCTTTGATGGCCTTTTCACCGGGCTTCAGAATCTTATGACCTTCAGAATTTTCGTCGATGACTGCGACGCAGATTAGGTTGTCAAATTGTACCAGTGCGTTGATACCGTTACTCAACTTGACGTCACCCATCACCGTCAGAAGATCATCAGAAGTCTTCTTCGCCTCGATCTCTTTCATGCGCTCATAGTCGACACGGTGCAATGACTTCACCGGGATGTAGATCATACGGTTTTTGTTCTCTCGAAGAACAAAAACTCGCTGTAGTTTGTTGTCAATACGAATAGTTTTCATGGATTCTCCTTTTCATTCGCTTGGTTACATAAGAACCAGTTTGTTCTTTTCGTCGACAGTGTACTCTTCATAGTCACCGTTCCGACGTTCAACACCGAACCACCCATACTGACCAGATGCAGCCAGTTTGTTCAGGTCGCGTATGTTATTTATAGTAAATTCTTCGGGCTTGTTTTTCATTCCATGCTTGACGGCAGTAACTTTCAAACCCTCACTTACTACTTTTTTTCGTCATCTTCCTCGTCATCTTCAGACTCAGAATCGTCTTCCTCGTCATCTTCAGAATCATCCTCATCTTCAGATTCGGTTACGCTTTTTTCATCACCTTCGGTTTCACTTTCAGAATCATTCTCGTCAGTGTCACCCTTTGCGGCTTCTTCCAGCATCTGCTTACGAGTCTCAGTCGCTTCATTGAGAATGTTTGAGAACGCTGTTGCTGTTGCAGCTTTCACGCTTTCTTTCAGTTCTTTCATAAGTTCATCATTGGACATGTTGTTGTCTCCTGTTTACAGTTTTATTTATATGTTTTTGAAAGACGGTTTTTTCTTAAAAGCTCGTTCACCGATAAACCGTATATTACTCTGGTCTTTGATACCGATATCCGAAAGAAACTTCATCGTTTTCAACTGGCTATACGCGGATGGTTGGTAGCTCTTGATCTTCTCCAGAATAAGCTGCCGTATACCCTCTGGTTGAGCTGTTAAGTCTATCAGTTCAATATTTCGCATCAGAGTATCGGCGACCTTCTCATCTCTTCCGGGTAGAATGGTCTCCAACAGGTTCAGCATCTCAAGATCATCGCTCCATGCCTTTCGTAGTCTATCCACACGCACACGCGGGTACGCGGACGGAACGTGGTCGCCAGCGTCACCACGGATGCACTTCACGAACAGATCGAAGCCAGCATCCTCTGTTTCTCGCCAGCATTTCTGTACGGGTGAATACAGGCGAGTGTGATCGTTGATCAACTGGATAAAATCTTTATCAGACGAGAGAATGATGTTCTCGCTGTCTGATTCTTGACACCAGACACCGATAATGTCGTCAGCTTCACAACGAGCAACCTCCAAGACGTATGCAGCAGTGCATTCACGGAAGAACCGAACTAGGTTGTTACATGCTTCGATTGTGTCATCAAAGTACGGGTCATCAATAGAGCCAGTGTGGTTTGCTTTGTATTCTGGGTAAACGTCGCGACGCCATACGTTAGGTGAATCGACGCATATAACGAAGGCGTCCGCTTTTAGTTCAGCAACAAGGGTACTCAGACGAACCAAAGCGCTCTTAAACAGAGTCTCAGCGACAAAACGCTCCTTGGTCTTCTTATCCTTCGGGAGGATACTGTGACGAAGCGAAAAGACGAAGTTGTTTACGTCTACGATTAGGTTTGTCATTACTCATCCTCTGTCTTCTCCTCGAATGATTCGAGAAGCTGTAAAAGACCATCATGTGCTAATGTGAGAAGTGCCAACTGGATGGCAAACTGATTCTCCGTCTGAGAGTCATCAATGAGACCTTGCTGGAATAGCGATTCTGGGGCTTTTTCGTTGTAACGAATGATTGGGGTGATACTATTAAGATCGTCGCTGAGCTCTACGGTCACAGAGGACTTTCCTTCAGTAATAACCGAGTTCTTTCTGAGGTTCTCAAGCTCGGCTTCTAGCTCTTTGATGGTCTCGTCCTTTTCCGCCAACTCAGTTGAAAGTTCCTGAGCTATCTCCACTATATCATCGACTTTCTTTTGAAACTGAGCAGCATCTGCGTTCATGCGTTCACGCATCGTTTCGAGATCACCCTCAAGCCGTTGCTTGTCTTCTTGTAGTTTAGTGAATTCCTTCTTATTGACCCACATACTTAATCCTCTTTTTTCAATTCTGCGAAACTTTCACCGTACAGCTTGAGCTCTTTGCCGATCATTGGGTACAGAGCAGATTTGACAGTTTCAAACGCTTCAGGTGAGGCACCGTATGCGACAGAAACATGGGCAAGGAACGGATCAAATGAATGATTCATGAAGAATGAAAGTTCTTCATGCCTTGCCTGTGCAGACGGTGCGTCGATGGTCAATACTATAGCACCTTTCCCTTCCTCGTCAACACCAAGCATTTGAATGTCTACAATCGTTCCCGTGTGGACGAGCTGAGGCTTCCCGAATACCTTTGCGTTCTCAATGGGGATAGGATTCGATTTATCATACATGAGCGTCATGTGCATGTCATGAGGCTTAATGAGTGTAGCATCCATTGGGATATGTTTGATTTGAGCGTAGATAGCTCTTCCCATTTCCAAGCCGACACGAAGTGAAACATACCCTAGTTTGATCATTGTTTTGTCTCCATTGAATTATTTACAGTGGATATTCGTACTTTATCAAACCGCAATCATAGATCGGGTATATCCCGTGTTCCAACATATTGGTCATTTCACTCTTAGTCGGATCGAAGTGTTCGAGTATCGTTTCAAGATTCTTCCTACGGAAGTTTTGCTTACGAACGCGTTTGTCATCAATCACGTACTGGTAATCCGGTTTGATATGCTTAGCCTCCACCCAACCAGACTTACGATACACATCACCCTCGCTGTAGCGTTTATCCGCGAACGATACAAGATTTGCACATCCAAGGTCTCTCAGGAACGGGATAGCGTGTTTCAAAAGACGCGTAAAGCCTCCTACAACGCGACATGAGGTGGCGTATCTCGATAGCTCATACTCTGTGTCGGTTCTCTTCTTGAAGCTCATCATAGCTCGTATCTCACCAGCATAATACAGACACAGTGTCAGGCTTTGACCGCCATTTCCTTGAATGTGGTTCTTGTCGTAGAACGCTTTGATGGTTTCTTTCTCATCCTTGGTGATATTGATGAGTGTGCATTTTCTGGCGAATACGGTCTCTCTGTCGTCAACACCAAGGATCGATTTCAGTTTTGCCTTCACCTGTTCCTGTCGATGCTCCCATTCGTCCTCAAAGATATGAATCAGGCGCACTCCGACCTCCTTGGCGGCGTTGCTCTTCTCAAGATGGAAGTTGTTCTCCTTATACTTCTTTGAGTGCCAGTACAACCCGTTATACTCGATACCTATCATTTTCGATGGGATAAGAATGTCAATCTCTCGGTTGTTTGGTAATGTGGTTCGATCCCCAGAGATCGCGTCATCAAAACCAAGGCTCTGAATGAACGCGAGTACTTGTTTTTCTGCGAACGACTTGTTCGTTGGTTCTACCTCAATGTTGAACTTTCGTAGCCGGTCGTAGATCACCCCATCACCGACGCCCAATAGGTTTCCTAAGCGAACACCACCAAGGAGGCGGTAATTCTCTTCCAGCCAGACTGGGTTGTCGAGAAGATCGAGATTTTCTTTTGAAATGTGTCGTTGCGAGTGATGAGGGACGCCGTATGTGTTTAAATTCTTCATCCGTATACGCTCTTTAAAGACGTCCGAGCAGCGATAGAACTCAGAGCCATAACGCTCCAAATTCGTCTTCTTGACCTTCCGAAAAACGACATCGTTCTGTATAGGGTTCTCTACCCCATAACGTTCAATGTTCGTGTTCTTAGCTTTCTCTTTCACATCATCGGACTGCATTGGGTTCTCTACCCCATAACGCTCCAAATTCGTCTGTGTGATCTTTTTCTTAATATCTCCAGACGCAAACACATTATCAACACCATATGTTTTCCTAATAGATGCCTTATGCTTCCGACGCCCACTTTCTGTTTTCATTGGGTGGTCTGCGCCGTAACGAGAATTATTGGTTTTCTTGCGACGTTCCTTTACGTCGTCTCTCTGGGTGTTATATTCAACCCCATAAAGCTCAAGATTATTTTCCTTCTCCTTTTCGACAACAAATACACCGTTACATTTTCGAGAACAAGTCTTCGGAAATTCAGGGCCATGCGCTGTATGTATTTTATTCCCACACACAGGACACAGTGGTGGTTCTGTTATACCGTGTTTCAGTGCGAAGAGATACACAGAAAACTCTTTTCGCCCGTCCATCGAATCGATGAAAGAAAACATACGTTTCACCGATTCTTTGAATTCTCGGTGTTCTTTCTTCTTGACCCATGCGGTGCTTGTACCATCACCCATTGCGGTACGATAGTACTCTTGTAGTTGCTCGATACCCATATTCATTCCTCATTTCGTTTTCATCGCATGATATCAAAATATTTACAACCCATCAAGTATAACAGGTGTGATTAAAACTCAGGCAAAAGAAAACCCCGCACTAGGCGGGGTTTGTCTTATTTTCCCTTGAAAATCAATTAGTTAGTAAAACCAAGTTCAAGGTTAGCCACAGTAGCACGGGCATAATAGTCAGGACTATCGCCAAGGCTGGTGGCAGTGTCGGTGAAACTATGCAGAGCGTATCGGGTACGCAGCATAACACGGAAGTCGCCGGTCTCGGGATTTCGAACAACACCAGAAGAGCTCAGCGGAATGTACGGAGCGTACACGAAACCGGTATCGATTTCTGAACCTTTGTAACCCATCAGGATGTAGTCGGATTCGGCATATGGGTCAACATACACGCGAGTAGTACCAGCGAAAGTACCAACGAACAGCGAGCTACCGATTTGCAGACCGGCACCACCATTGGCGGGGACCAGAGCATTTACCGGAACGAAAGAGCTGTTGGCAGCATTCTTCAGACCAGTGAACACACGCTGGGAAACAACCATCCAAGTCGCGCCAGACTTACGAGTTTTCATCGCAATTTGTGCACTCAGGTTGTCGATGGCGATAGTCATTGCAGCCAGTTTTTCACCAGCGTAGCGACCGTCAACGTTCGCGAAATCGAAAGCTTCAACAGTACCTGCCAGAGACACCAGTTCACCCAGAAGCTCACGATCCAGCTCACGCATGATTTCATCGCCCAGAGTTTGGCTCAGTTCGCTTTCGATGTCCAGACCATCCAGAGCGGACAGGTCGTCAGCAGCTTCCAGCGAGTAAGCAGCGCTCAGCTTACGGCTCTTAGGTTCAACCGCTTGGGTCAGAACTTCGAGGTCCATAGGCTTACCACGGTTACCTTCCAGATACACGGTTTGTTCGAACGGGTCGAGTGCGTCAACGGCGTCGTAGTCGTCACCCAGAGCCAGCAGGGAATACTTGTCAAAGACGTTCTTACCGGAAGCTTCGGTGCCAGCAGCAACCGCATTAACACCAGAACCAGCAGTGGTTTCGGTATCTTGGCTGTAACGCATACGCAGGGTACGAACAATACCACGAGGACCATTCAGCGGTTGGAAACCTACGAGGTCCATAGCCAGCAGAGCAGGCATGGTACGACGAACCAGAGGCATAAACATCATGTCGTAGCGACTGATGTTCGAGGTTACAGTAGAACCGGGTGCAGTAGACTCAACAACAACTTTGTTGTGTTCAGTAGAGGTGCCCAGTGCAGCGACGTTTTCGGCGTGAACGTTTTCCATCAACTGCTTCATAACGCCAGCTTGCTTGTCGTCCAGACCTTCAAGAAGAGCGTCGCGGAACTCGCCCCAATTTTCGTATTTCTTACTCATTAGAAAACTCCTAAAATGATTTACATCTTTATTTATTATTTCTGTTAAATTTTATCGACGAGTCGCAGCTTTAACAGATTTTTGTAGACGAATGATCATCGGATCAGTAGATTCCGTAACCACAGCGTCAGCGTCTTCTTGGCTAAGAGTTACACCTTCGTCAATAACGACAGTGCCTTTACCATCTTCAGCCGCATCGGTGTTCGAAGACTCGACGATAGTCGCATCGTTTTCGCCCTTATCGGACTCAGCAAGCAACACACCGCGAATACTTTCGAACTTAGCATCCAACTTCTCAGTTGCAACACCTTCCAGAATAGTTTCAGCGATGGCTCGCTTATCACCAGTTACACCTTCAAGAAGCTCGTTGATTTTCTCTTTACGCTTATATGCGTCGAGTTCAACTTTGGCTTCTTTCAGTTCAGCCAGCGCTTCGGCATCAACTCCACCGAACTGTGCTTCGAAAGCCTCACGATAGGATTCGAAGATGTTCATAGCGAACTGGTGCTTACGGGCAAACTCAATGCTTTCTTTCAGCTCTTCGACTTCTTCAGCAACGGCTTCAGCAACCATAGTCGCGAGTTTCTCAGACTGGGCGGCATCATAGCTTTCTTTGAATTCTGTCAGCTTGGTGGCATATTCGACCTCAATAGTTCGAGCATGCGCAACTTCTTCGGCAACAGCAGCCAGTTCTTCGGCAACAGCTTCTTCGATGATCGAAGGGAGCATATCACTCATTTCGGTCTTGGCTTCTGCAAGCTTCTGTGCATATTCAGCTTCGATTTCAACTGCACGAGCTGACACAGCAGTATTGAAGGCTTCAGTCATAGCCTGTTTGGTCTCATCTGTCAGAACGGCAGATTCGAACAGTTGTTGTAGTTGGTTCATGAATTTCTCCTGAAAATCGTTACGTTATTATTTACTTGCATGCGATGTTTTGATGTGCGCAATGAACTTTTGCATCTCAGCGAGTAAGTATTTTTGAGCTGCACTATCGTGGATCACCGACTCCGAGAGGTCGTTGATGATTTCTCCGCGAGCATACATCTCAAGCTGTTCTTGAATTGTTTCTGGGTAAGCACTTCGACAGGAAGGTGTGGCGACTGCATCGACCGTTACTAGGTGAAAGTTACTAACCTCACCTGTGGACTCCATTACACTACCAGACCCACGGGTGCTCACACCAACTCTGATATCGGAATCAATGAGAGCTTTTAGAATCGCCCCTTTTGGGTGCTTATCAAGAATCTCGGCTTTGCCGATCATCCGGTTGCCTTCCATTCTGGCAGAAACGATCTTGTGTGAAACGTTCTCAAGCTTAACTTCTAGCGAATTAGGGTGATCCAGCTCTCCAAGCACAAACTGTCCTTGAGCTGCTAGAGAATTGATACGTTCGACTTCTTTGGTCAGCTCATTTAGGCGATACGTTCGCCCATTACGGTTCTTCACCCCTGCCTCGGCAAACACACCAGAAAGATACATCTTCTTGGTGTTGGTTGCGCTTTCTACTACAATGTCTGTTGTAACATCGTGGAAGTTCTCTTCAATCAGAATCATGGTAATGCCCTATTGTTTATACACTTTATTTATACACTTCCACTGTTGAGTTTTGTAGTATCACCGGTATTTCGGAAATATTGAACTGCAACAGTCTGCTTAGCATACTCTTCTTCCTCGATGCGACCTTCATAGAAGTCCCATGCAATGAACTCCTGTGCCTTTTTAACGAGGGAGTCAACTTTCTCCGGTGTGGCTTCCCTAATTTCCTGAATGGTTCTGCGCACTCTGGCGGTTGCGTTCTTTCTGAAATATGACTGCGCTGCCTGATATCCACGAAACGCTAGAAGAAAAACACTCTCGTTCAGATCACTCTCGTTGACCTTCTGAACGGTTTTTATCGCTCGTTTGGCTGACGAGATGATCTGGTCTCGCTCAGGACTTCTCTCGTCCTTTTCAACTCGTTTAATCAACCGATATCCAACGTCTTTAACGTTTCTATCGATGTCAGACAAAATTGGTCTGGTTGCAGCTTTGTATATAGCCTTGTAGCTATTCCCGAGTTTCTTACGAATGGCGATGATGATATCCCGCTTCAACACAAGATTCGTAAACTCTTTGTACAGCTTCTCGACAGCTTGATTGGACTTGATATAGTGCGCGATAGAGCCCACAGCAAGGCCAATTGTGCCAGATGCTATTGCACCAGCAGCTACCGCGCTAAGTGGGATCAGGCCATATGAAGCCAGTGAAACACCGATCATCAAAGATGTCGCAATGTTACTCGCTGTCGGTAGGATCAAATCCCTGTTGATATGTAGCTTATCCGCTAGAGTCAACAGACTTTCGTCTTCAAAAAGCTCATCAGTCTTCATTCTTACTATTACCAACCTTGTTGATTTTGTTCTTGAGCCTGTAGGCCATATTTTTCAGCAACAGCAGGAGTTGGAGTGCCATAGACAATATTATCGATTTCTGTCTGTTCCATACCCTTAATAACGTCATCACTAATACCAAGCTCACGAAGACGTTCTTCCTCGTTGTGGTGTAGCTCGTCCTGCGTCAAACCAAGATACTTCTGAAGAGAAAACTTCTTAGACAGCACATTGATCTGTAGTGTGCTGTTATAAACGTTTAGTTGGGTTTGGTTCAGCTCCATCTCTTTGTACTGAGAGAACGACATTGGTTCATTGATGCGAAGTTCAAGGTCTTCTGGGATGACGATATCTCTGTCGATACAGAACTCTTTAAAATTCTCGAACAACGTCGCAGCAAAACGTCGCTGAAACCGTTTTACGTACCCCATATAACGCATCTCGATCTGATACAGTTGACCAACACGCATGTCGTTATACTGACTTCTTTCTTGGTCGCCTTGTGTGTCGATCATCGAATGAGGGATGCGCAGACCAGCAGCAAGCTTGCGACTGAACCACTCAAGGTCAGCAGTCTCACCAAGGTTCTGTCCACCCGGTAGTGTCTCAATGCGAGAACCTTTACCGGTGCTATTGGTCGGGATGAAGATGTCTTCACTGGTCGAGTGTGGGTCATATTCAGTCGTCAGTTCCTTGTTCTTCACCGCGTTCTTCTGCATCAGTCGCATGCGTTGCTTCTCAATAGCAGCTTCGCGCTTCGGTCCTTGTAGGTTACCGGTGTCGATGTAGTAAACACGACGCTCGGGGGCGCGAACAACGCGATAGATGATGACTGCGTCCTCGATCAGACTCATCTGTCTCCAAGTACGATATACCGGCTCGATGATAGACATACCAAATGGTTCATTATTTGTCTTTAGAACAATCAAGTCACTCACTGGGATAATTTCGATGTCATTGACACTGACCGCGTTCATGCGCTGACGCTCTTGCTGACTCAAAGTGCCGGATGACTTGATCAGTCGCCCTTCTTTGTTATACAAGTAATGAGTGACGACTTGGTCATCTTCATTAGAGAGGATATAGCCAATCATCCGTTCGGTTTTTAACTCCTTACAAGAACCATCTGGTTGTTTCCTGTAAAAAGTCGCCCCATATTTCAACGTCTTACGAACGCGCTCGAATAAATCCACATCCATTCTGGTACGTGCGCCCCATGTGCGAATTGCTTCCGAGATGAAACGCATCAGAGTCTTCTTTGTTTTTGTCTCATCTGGGTACACATCAAGGAAAACATAATCATCGTCAGCATTGGACGATGAGATATCCTCAGCCAGAACATCAAGAGCGCGAGAAATTTCTACAGAAGTAGTGTCGGCATCATCATAGCGTTGCAGGCGGTTGAAACGAGAACCGCTGTTGTCAATGTAGTTGTTATACCAGCTACTTGAGACTGCATGCGAGCTCATTGCGTAACCGCCATTACTCTTTGAACCCAGACGAACTGTGTTCCATACGGATTCTTTTACTTGTACACTCATGTGAGTATTCCTTTGTGATAAATATAGATCATTACACCACTATTTATGGGACATAAGACATGCCAATGATTACGCAATCTATCAACAAAGACTACCTAGACATGTACGATGGTTACGACCAACAAGAAGTTGGTCTTGGTGTGGTGCAGCCAAATATTTATGCAACGCCAGCATACAAGAAGAAAAAAATAAAAAGTCTGATTCTTGGTGGTATTTCAGAAATTCAGTATGCTGGTATGGAGCATGACAGAAACCCTCTCATCCTGACCATGGCGTATGAAGGCCCATATAGCACGGTTATCGGGTACAACTTACACTACTGTCCACCAAAACTAAGATCAGCTATTCTCAAATTCGTACTAGACTCGAACGTTGCGAGAATCAAGGCGAACCAACCAATAATCGTGGACTACCATGCATTGAAGAGAGCAATCCCAGATAGTCAGTATCTTGTTCGACGATACAAAGTTGTTGGCATCAACGTCCTTGAGACATACCGACTCTCTGATTGGCCCGAAGCGGTCAAAGACCGCTCCAAGTGGGAGGGGCACTATAAGATGATCAAGGAAGGAAAGGTTCGTTAATCTTCCTCTGGAACCATCCCATCCAAAACAAAATTCAGACCACTCTCTGTGACGTACGAAGTAAATTCTTCGTCTAGGACAACAGTATCACGCAAGTATTCTGTCAACCTAGCTGCAAGGTAGTCCAAATCAAGATCAGCGTCTTCGATATCACTAGAGATAACAAACGCGATACTTGGTTCGTCGCTGATCAGTTTGTGACTGTTTCGATACTCATCACATGTGTCATAGAACAACCGCTCAAGTGACTCACTCTCACCAACAACCATTAGAACACGAGAGACCCCATCACTAATCGATTCAACGATAGCCAGTTCGAGCTCACCCATGTAATAGGTCTTCAGTTCTACAGACTTATCTCGGTTTGCTACCAGCCCGTCGATGATACAAACTTCCACAAACATGTTCTCACGAAGAGGGACGTTCGGGATTTTGTGGTCGGTGCAGAAATTTACAATGGTGTCGTGGGTTGCTTTCGACACCCGAATACCCTTCAGAGTAATACTGCTCATAGAAACGTTCTCCTTTTGTAACGTCTCTTTATTTACCCGCGCCTCTTTGCGTTCTTTTACGTATTCAGCGTCGATGATGCGGTAAATATTGGTCATGTAGAAGTCGTCGTCACGTCGACCGTTTGAACAGTCACATTCACCGACAACAGCTATCGAGCTACACTCGACCATCGCCTTCTTCGCCCGGTTTACGGCAGATGGAGGCACACCAGACCATGCACTGGCAAAACGGTCTGCAAACACTGTTTCGCCGTTATAATCTTTGTAAAGCTGCTTAATGGCATCAAGCAGTATCAAGCTTTTGAGAACTTTCTTTACCCCATCATAACCTTTTGGGAGCGGCATAACAGGCTTCTTCATGAGATGCGACACGTCTAACATACCAGCGTCAACCATCATACGCAGGAACCATACCACGAACTCCGGTGGTCGGAGACGAGGAGCTTGACACCCATAACGCATTGTTGCGTACAGACGCACGATGTTATAGTCGACCTGCTCCAATGGATCACCAAAGTGGTTGGAGAAGTCACGGATGATCATATGTGTGCCGTTGCTGTGCCAGCGAACGCCCATAGATGGTCGACGGTCGATATGGGATGGGATAACAGAGCGCTGTGACGTTTTCTCTCCCGGTGCTGGTACGCGAAGCCCAAGAAACTTCCCCAGAGCGGTTTGAATCTCTCGGTTATGGAACAGCTCGCAAACCAGCTTGCTATCCAGTGTACCGGGCTCAATAGTGAGCTTACCATCAACCAGAAACTCGCGCTGTGGAGCATACTCGATGTCCTCAGCAGGCTTGTACATATCCGGGGTTTGTGGTAGGTACATCGTCGATTCTTCGTAGTTGATGCCCTTACGGTCGTTCATCTGTGCAACCAGTGCGTTGATAACTTCCTCATCCTTCATGTCAAGAACCGGTTTTTCCTTCTTCGTTTTAATCTTTTTCGGCTTCGATGGCTTCTTAGAGGCAGCACTAGCCTCACGCTTCATCTCAAGAGCAAGCTGGGTGGCAGAAGCCATCTCGACAGCGAGCAATTCCATATCCAGTTTTGGTAGCTGGTCAAGATCAAAGATCGCTTCCCATGGCTCATCACTCTCGGCAACATACGTTTTCTGGTCAGGAAGGATCACATACCCGCCGTCACCGAGGATATCGATGTTCGGCAGGAAGTTAATGCGACGGTTCACGCCTTCGGTTTTGCTGAAGTATATGTGGTAGCCATTCGACATGGTCTTTACAACCATGGCTTTCAAATCTTCACAGAGCTCAAACACCCGATCCATCGCGTTTTCAGTCAGAATCTTGCTGGCGGGACAGGCTTTACCAATGTCGATATCAACCACGGTGAATTGATCGTTAGAAGCACCCACCAGAGCGTCTGGGAACCTGCCCCATAGGCGTTTGATGACCTTCTTGTCGGTTGTACCGTCATAGAAGCCCTTCTTCGTCAGAGGGCTCTTGGTTGCGCGATGACACGGGAAAACACTGATACCTCGCTCAGCATACTTCAGGGCGATGGATAATTGATTCAAAGCTTACTCCTTTTTAGCAGGCCCATAATAGGCGATGAAGTAAGCATCCGTCAAGTCGAAACGACCCTTTGTTTTGGGGTACTCGCCAAAAATACCCTGAATGTGTTCTGGTAGTGCGTCGAACATCATTTCTTTTTTCGCGTTCCCGTTTTTGGTGGCGATCTTCTTCAGCCACTTCGGGTTTACAAGGTTGACAGACACCTCTGGGAGGTCAAAAAGAAATGTGCGAAGGATGATGGCGAAAAGGCCAGCAAGGTCTTTTGCAGCGTCTCCGGTAGCAGCGTATGCCAGTTCTTCAATGTATACCTCATCCGCTTTGTATTCACGGGCGATGGATACCAGAGCGTCTGCGATAGATTGCATCTTTACAACCTTCTCTCGGAAGCCCTTCACTGGTGGGAGACGAACAAGTTCGTGGTGGATCATGACGCCGTCGTCCATGACAACGACGCCTGATGATGAAATAGACTGGTCGATACCGATTGTGATCATTTGATTTTTCCCTTTCCCAGTATTTAGGGAAAGGGAAAACTTTATCACTGGATAGTTGAGAAGCCGTTTTTCTTCACGACCGTCAACGACTCTGTTGTGGCGTCTGACAGGTCATCCCGGTGGGTGATCAGGAAAACGTTATCAGCACACGAAACAATGAACTTCGTTGCTGCTCGGATACCTGACTTGTCCAATGCACTGTCCAAAAACTCGTCCACAAGGGCAATATTACAGCCTTTGCCCAGCAGGGAGATCGTGTCACGGAACGCCATAGTCACCGCGATGTTCAGACGCAGACGCTCACCACGAGACATCAGATGATACGAAACGTCACGGTTCATATACATGATCGACACAGTCAGGTCACTGTTCAGTTCACACACGTGAGGCAAACCAAGACTCTGGGTGTAGTGGTTAATCTGCTTGTTGATGAACGGAACGTAGTTGTCAAGTATACGGCGACGAACAAAGCTCTTACTGTCCGTGAGCAGCTTCACGAGGTATCCAAGGTGCGTATCAATCTTCTCACATTCGGAAAACTCTACCTGCTTCATACTTAACTCATTCTCTACCTCATTCGCGGCTTCCTCAGCAGCCAGCATCATCTCGGTGTGGGGGTTCTGCTCGGACTCTACGCGCTTGAGATTCTCTTTGCACTGGTCAACCCTCATCTTGTCGGCAAGCAGATCATACTGGTTGGCATACCCACAAAGGTCTATACGCTCGGCGTCAGCTCTGAGTTCATCCAGCGTTTCGGTCGCGTCAGCAACCTCACGCTGCAATAGCTTAACAACATTAGACAGTTCATCAAGAGGATCATTCTCATTGAGTTCTTCCAGCTCTGATCTGGCTTCATTGATCATCGTAGTGTATGGATTTGAGGCTACCTTGGCAGTTAGAACCTCGATCATCGCATTACATTTGTTCAGTAAGCGAATCTTAGACTCACACTCGGCTACGGTGCCATCGAACGGAACCTCAATATCCCGAGGCGAATCATTCAAAAAGTCCTCACAATCGTTGATCTCGTCATCAATATCCACGATCTTGTTTCGATCTTTCTCGATTTCCGATTTCAGCGTTGATAGATGCTGCTCGTCTTTGTATGGACCACCACACACATGACACGTCCCGTTCTCGTGTGCCTCAATCTGAGCCTCACGCTCTTTGATACGTTCAACCAAACGCTGGCGGGTTTTCTGTTTTTCGTTCAGAATACTCGTTTGACGTGCTCGCTCGTCGTTGTGCTGAATAGCTTCAATGCACATGTGGTATTCTTCTTCAGACCGATAGGTCTTCTGTTCAGCAAGGCGCTCGTCGAGCTCTAGTTGTGTCTCAGCGCCATGCGTTTTCTCGCTTAGAAGAAGTTTATCAATCTTCGAACGAAGTAATGTGTGCTTCTGCAACTTGTTTTGTTTTACGGTGAGTTCAGCATTTGCCTCGTCGCGACGGGTTTCGACTTCCTTGATCTGCTGGAGTATCTCATCACGCTGCTTGAAAGCCGCTTCAACCTCATCAAAATTGATGCTATTGAGACGCTCCAAATCTTTCTTCAATTTCTCAATTCGGACGGTCTTCTCACTATCAAAGTCAGCGACAGCAGACAAATGGCGGTTCACTTGACGGAATGCTTTGTCACACGCATCGTTGAGGATATCCATCTCACGTCTCAGTGTCTTCATCTCAGCCTTGTTCTCGCTGGTGAACTTCTTTGCTACCTCATAGCGAGCCGCAAGCACATCCAGACAGAGTAGTTGCTCAACAACAGTACGTTGCTCTGGACCACTCATCTCGAAGAAAGTCCGCTTTGTTGGGCTCATAAAATGTGTGAGCATGAAGACGTCGTAAGACATACCAACGAACTCAACGATGGCTTCATCGGTGTTCTTCATGCTGTCTCGGGTCATACTGACACCGTCGACTTCAAACTCAAGCAAACTTGGCTTGCGTCCGCGACGAACGATGGCAGTGCTGGCACCTCGCTTCATGTGTACTTCGGTGAGAAGCTTCTTGCCATTCGAAAGATTGACCAGCTCATCAGCGCGAACCTTGTCGATACCTTCACCGTACAAACAGAAGATGAGCGCATTGAACGCTGCTGTCTTACCAACACCATTAGCACTCTCGTTTGTGTCACCAATATCTTGGTTCTCACCACGAATCAGTGTCAGTGGGCTCTTATCCAGTTGAACCCACTGCATTTTATTGCCAAACGACTGGAAGTTTGCGAAACCTACAGTCGTAAAAATCGTTTTTTGCATTACTTTTCCTCGGTTTTGAGCTGCAAATATAGGGCTTCGAGCATTTTCTTGTCAATCCCATCAATGTCGACGCTCTCCCTGATCACCTTCACCACGACATCGTCAATGTTCTCGGTGTCAGAGACTTCGATATCTGCGCTCATGATCTCACGGGATTTGGTGTTGTTGAACTTGATACGCACACCGTCAAACGCCATCCCTGACAGCTTCTCTTGCACCTCATCGACGATGGAGTCATCGGTGACATCATCACCAAACACAACGCGGATGGTTGTGTTTTCAACGTCATCACCCAGCTCCGCAAGCACCTCATCCAGCTTGTCATGATCAACAGAGATCACCTTGATACCCTGATATGTCTCGAAGGTGGTTTTACCAGTGACGTCGTCGAAGATGAACACACCGTGGTCTTCGTTGGCTTCGTTCATGGTGATCGGGTATGGTGTTCCGACGTACAGGATGTTGTCCTTTTCCTGCATCGAGTGGTAGTGACCAGTCAGAACACGTTTGTACCCACGCAGCTCTCGGTGCGACTGACCATGTTCCATCTCATAGCGATCATTCACCATGAAACCATTCAGCTCAAGGTGAGCGAACAGGTACTCAGCGTCCTTACTGGCGTTCACGACCTCATCCCACTGCTCGCCAGAGGCGATCCAAGGGGTCATCATGATATCACCGACCATAGTCGGTTCGTGGATCACTGTCACATATGGGCTCAGTACGTTGATGCTGCTGATATCAAGACGATCCAGATAGAACAGGTCATGGTTACCTTCAAGCACGTAGACATTCTCACGTCCGAATACCTGACCCAACATCTGGGCACCGACGACGCCATAGTTCAGCGTCTGTACCTGAATCTTACTGCGGCTGTGGAACCAGTCACCAAGTTGCACCACCTTGTCGACCTTATGGGCGAGACCAGTGTCAATCGCCCATTCCACGAAGTCAAGGATGCTGTTGTTAAACTTCTCAGAGTCTCCGCGCTCACCAAAGTGCAGGTCTCCGATTACTAACCATCGGCTCATTGTTCATTTTCCCATTCAATGACGTCTTCATCGTCGAAGTCGTCTTCATCACCGTCGTAGCGATCTTCCAGAATGGCTTTGCGTTCCTGTTCGCTGATCATGTCCATGTAGGCAGGATCGGCTTCGAGACCAAGCTCAAGCTTCATCTTGTTTACGACGTTGCGCTCAGTGTACTCGTTCTTGAGGAAATGGAACAACACATGCTTCATGCACGTGGTGAAATAGGCGTGTGGGTTGTTGCAGGTCAGGTAGTTGTACTCAACGATTTCGCCGTGCCATTCGACGATCTCTTTCCGAAGGATGTTGCCCTCTTCGTCTCGCTCAAGGATTTTTGTTCGATAGGGTCGAAACTTTGGGAAGCCTTTCACGCAGGCGAGCATGCATTCAGAGATGATGTCGTCGCGAATGTGAAAGAAGCGAACGTAGTTCGGGTGGTTGGCATAACGCTCCGCAAGGAGCATGAACATCTTAGCTAACTCATCACTGATCTCGTCTTTCTTCAGAGAGAGAAGCATTTCACGAAAGAAATCAGCGGGCTGAATGTAGTTTTTTTTACTCATGTGGTAACTCCAGTTGTGTCTTGATTGTATGACAAAAATTCAAATCTGTCCAATGATTTATCCATAGATTTTGATGGTTCTGAAAACACGGGATATGTTGTTGAATCTAAAGGATTTTTCATTCTTTGAATACAGTAATAAGTATTGAGTCGCTGCGCTCGCTGTCGCTCGCTCCGCTCCTCACCTGTTCACTGGATTTTCGTTGAAGTTTCATTGAAATATATTAGGCGACTGAATGAGAATCATTTGCATTTAAAATTGTTTTTCATTTGAACAGTGTTTGTGTTTGAGAATTGTTATCATAATACAGAATACGTCTTTTCTCTAAATAAACATGTAGATTTCATCCATTTGGAGAAAAGAATGAAAAAGTATACAAACAACACTCACTCGATGAAAACCGTTCTGTTCAAGGATGGGTCGGCACAGTTCCTGATGAGGGGCCAGTCGTTCGAGAGTGACAAAGAAATTGAGCGTGTTTCTAAGGGTGTGCTCGTCAAAGACGTGGTAAAACCAAAAACCGCCAAAAAACCGACTGAAGAAACAAACTAAGAGATTCATAGGAGAAAAGAATGTCATTTCCAAATTCACCGGGCGTTTATGATCGCATCGTAGATCGCTCTTTTGTTGTCAATTCCGGTGGTATCGTAGCTGGTGGTATCGTTGTATCTGCCAAGCGTGGACCGGCTAAAGTAAAAACTGTTACTTCGGCTCGTGAGTTCATCGAGACCTATGGTCTTCCGTCTCGTGATAACCCATCACTGTACGCCGCCCTTCGATATCTGAACCGTGCTGGTGTGCTGAGTGTGCGTCGTGTTACCACTGAAGGCGACGACTATGCCACTGGTACTCTACTGAGCGGGGTTGATGACCAACTTATCGTTGAAGCCGCGAACGAAGGCTCGTGGGGCAACTCACTAACTGTTTCGTTTGAAGAGAGTGTCATTGGCTCTCCATCCGTCGTCGGTTGGTTCTACTTGATCGTCAAGGACGATGGTGTAGAAGTCGAGCGTTTTGAAGTTTCTCGTGACCCGAATGCGAAGAATGGTTTTGGTAACAGCATCTTCATTGAAGACGTTGTAAACAACCGTTCGAAGTACGTTCGAGTGTATGACGTCCCAACCGTTACAGCCGAATATGACTACGACGCCGTTATCACGCTGAGTGGTGGTACTGATGCAAGCACTGCCCCAACCTCCGGCGAGATCAATCTGGCTTGGGCTGAGTTCAATAACGTCGAAGAAGTACCGGCTACCCTTCTGATCAATGGTGGTTGGGCAGTGCCTGAAATTCATGTCGCCATGCTGACTGTGGCTCGGAATCGCAAGGATGCTGTTGCGATCCTAGACGTTCCAGAAGACGTTGCTGACGACGTACAGGGGATGATTAACTATCGAACTACCGAACTCGCTGCTAACACCTATTTCGGTGGTATTTATGGCGGTTGGTTGCGTGTTTACGACCAATACAACGACCGTGAAGTTCTGGTTCCGCCATCTGGTGACGTTGCTGCTGTTTTTGCAAACACCATTGAAGTTGCTGAACGCTGGGATGCCCCTGCTGGTCTGCAACGCGGTATCATCCCGAACGCACTTGGCGTGAGCAAGGTCTTCACCGAAGGCGAGCGCGATCTTCTCTATCGTTCTGGTGTGAACCCGGTCACCACGTATGCTGGTGCTGCTGCTGTTATCTGGGGCCAGAAGACCCTTCAGGTACAGGCGAGCGCTCTCGACCGCTTCAACGTTGTCAACCTCGTCCTTTGGATGAACCAACGCATCGTAGAATCGCTGCAACCGTTCGTGTTCCAGCCGAACACCGTGTTCACTCGCGATAGCGTGAACTACCTGATTTCGAACTTCCTTGAGAATATTCGTCTTCGTGGTGGTCTGTATGGTTACTCTGTCGACACATCTGAAAATATCAACACCCCACAGGTGATTGATAATAACCAGATGCTTGTTGATGTGTATATCAAACCGACACGCACGGCAGAATTCATTCGAGTTAGCACCATTGTTACACCGACTGGCGTAACTCTGGCGTAATAAAATCTGGTCAGAAAAAAAACCCCTCATTGAGGGGTTTTTTTCAATTCGAAGCATAGTGAACCAGCGTCATAAACTCGCAACCAACCAGCTTCTCTCATGTTTTCGTGCTCTGTCTTCTTAACGTCGAATTGATCCAGAACTTTAGATAACTTGTGCTTCATGCACTGATGCCTTGAAAGGGTATATGTTTTACGTGTGTTGTAGTACCGGTAGTTTGGTTTTGTGATGTGCGACAGCTCGAACCCACTTTTCATGTACAAATCACCATGGCTGTAGTCGAGCGAAGCGAACGTCAAAATTCTTTTGATATTTTTCCCTCGCATAAAATGACTCAGTAGTTTAGTGAAACCTCCAACAACAGCCACTGACGTTGCATATCGAACTAGGTCATACTCTCCATCATCTTTTAGGCGTTTGAAGCTCATACATGCAACCAGTCGGTCTCCCGATACCAAACCAATAGTACTTACACCATGCACCGACCCTTGGATGTGGTTTTCGTCATAAAACGCTTTCGCGATGTTCTGGTTAACATCAACCACCCGTGTTTTCCTTGCAAATACTCGTTCTGATAAAACACCGATTGATCTAAGAATCCTCTTCTTTAATATTTTTTGCTTTCTTTCATCCTCCCAGTCATCCTCCCAAATATGAAAAAGATTGACCCCCTTCTTCATACACTCTGTCGATTTCTTTTGATGATAGTCCGATGGTTTGAATTTCTCCGAATGCCAAAACAGTCCGTTATATTCGATTGCGAGTTTTTTGGATGGGATGTACAAATCGAGCTCCCTTCCATCAAGAACTGTGCGATCCGATCTGATGATCTCATCATGTGGTATGATGGTGCTAATAAAATCATAGAGAACGTCTTCCCCGTGCGAGTGATTAGTGTCGTTTTGAACGCCAAGCTCTGCCATTCTAGCTACCGTTCTACTGACCGAATAATCAAGAACCCTAGCAATCTCTTTTGTGTGTTTATATTCATTGACAACTTCTATAAACTTTGCGTCGTCATTGAAAATGTCGTGATGTTTTTTATACGCTTTAGTTGTGTGATCAACACCATAACGCTCTGAAACAGTTTTTAGGTATGACAGTCTGGCAGCATGCTTGAATGGTTTATGGTGCATTGGGTGTTCAACACCATACTTTTTCAACAACGTTTCCTTCTTAGTCTTACGACCTTGTTCGGTGTTTAAGTACATAACCCCACCATACCGACTGGTGTTTGTATCAGCGACCTTCTTCTTGATACTATCTACCATCATTGGGTTTTCAACACCATACTTCTCAAGCATAGTATTTTTGAACTTCTCAATACCATCCGGTGTTCTCATATTGTGATCACCATACCTAGCAGTCATAGTATTTGTTCTCTTTTTTACTGTTGTTTCTGACTTCCTCGCGCATTCACGAGAACAATATGTGGAGAAGATATAGGAGTCGTAGTGACACTCACCGGCTCGTGAGTTCTGGCGAATAGTGACGTGACGTCCACACTCACATAGTGGTACGGATGTGATGTTCTTCATGATGCAATATAGCCGCATTGAGAACCGCTCCTTACCGCCCATATGTTTTGTTAAAAACTCCGTCTCGTTGATTATCAGCTCTTTCAGTTCTTTCAGCTCTTTTGACCTCCCAAATTTCACGGCATCTGGAAATCCAAGCTCTGTTATGATGTCAACAATCATTTTATTTCCTCGCTGGTTTTATATATTTATCATATTCGCTTTCATCGGCTGAGTCAACTGCTGGTTAGAAATAAATAAAAGACTAAATAGAAAGAGATAAATCAACACGAGGTTTGACATTCCTCGCCTTTCAGGAGTAAATAATGGCTAATATTCAAGATGTTCGATCAGTAGCCTCACCTCAGAGAGCTTTCGAATTTGAGGTAGAGTTGCTAGCAAACACCGTAGCAGGCTTGCTACCGATCCTGACGCAACGCGTCGAGTCTGTTAACATCCCAGACAAAACAACCGAGACCATCGAGATCAATTACAAGGGTCAGAAAACCATTCACGCTGGTCGTGATGCGTCTTCACACTCGGTAACTGTCACTTTCTGGGATACCGAAGAACGAGAAGTGTATCGGTTCTTCAAGAATTGGAAAGAGAATGGTATCAACAACAGTACCGTTGGTGGTGGTGCCACACGAGACGAATACGCGACGCAGATGCTCATTCGTACTTTCGCTCATGACTCTACTCAGGTAACCGGTACTCACCGACTAACGCAGGTTTGGCCTACTTCAATTGGTGAAACATCGCTTTCATATGAATCGAGTGAACACATTAAGGTCGAGGTCACATTCTCGTACGACACCCAACTGTTCGAGTAATAAGGCAACGCTTCCCTTGCGATTTAAGCCCCTATGGGGCTTTTTTCGTTTCTAAATAAGAGATATAGAGGTTTTAAGATATGCCACTTAACATTGTTGAACTAGGTAAGAAACACCTTCGAGAATTACTTCCTGACAGGGCAGAAAACGCTATTGGGTTCTTGGAGCAATCGGGTATTCTCAACACATCGATTGTTGTTAACGACAAGACAAAAGAACCACAGCGCGGATATATGTGGGAGGTCCATTTTCGTGACACACAGGGACGAGGTGAGTTTATTAAGCTATATGCAAAGAACACTAACATCCCTGCGAGTATAAATGAGAACGTAAAGCGTATGTATGCTGGGGTTGAATATAGTTACTCAGGTAGGGACACTTCACCTCGTGTGTTTCGTGTGACTTTCTGGGACAACCAAGAACAGGATGTTTATAACTATTTCGTTGCGTGGTTTGACTCTATGCAGCAGGGAAGATCGCGAAGAAAGGTAAACCCAGTAAACTATCAGCGAGACATTACACTACAGTTAAAAGACAGCCTTGGTATACAAAACGGAAGCACAATAACACTTACCGATGCATACCCAACAGAAATTGGTGATGTACCACTGTCATATTCAGATAGTTCTGAATTCACATTTGATGTTATGTTTAGCTACCGCAATAAGGAGATAAGTTGATGAGTACTATCGAAGACGCAATCGCCAGAAAGTATCAGCAACTACCGCAGTTCGACTATATGTGGCGTGTTGAGCTCCCTGAGCTAGGGAGGGAGGGGTTTATGGACCCATTCGGTGTAACTGCACTAAACTGCTCGCCAGACGTCGCAGAGTTCATTACAGGCGGTTTTGGTGGTGGTGCCCTATCTACATTTGCATCAGGTGTTCGGAGATTGGCAAATACTGTGACTGCTGCTGTCGGTAATGTGACTGAACGTTTCGGCTTTCCAAATCCACTTGCTGGGAGAAGCTTCGAGTCTATTGGTCGCTCAACGTCGCTCAAGACCGAACGACAAACCGATATGCTTAATCACCGAGTCTTCTCGATTGATACACCGTACAAATCATTTGAGGTGACTAAACACACATTTGGTCAGAGTTTCTTCTACAACGCCGGAACAAATGACATCGGGTCGATGTCGATGCGTATTGACGAGTATGAAGACGGTGCGACATTAGACTATCTTCTCCAGTGGCAGAAGCTAATACAGAACAGCGACGGGACACACAACCCGCCTGCTGCATATAAGAGAGATATTCGGTTCATCAAGATGGCGTCAAGTGGTATCGACTTGCACGTAACGGTTTTTCGTGGATGTTGGCCTAGTGAGATTTCAAACTCATCGTTTAGCTATGATTCCAGTGCCATTTCTCAGGTAAACGTTACGTTCTCTGTTGATGGGGTAGAGCATTTCATTATCCCAGCGTCACAAGTTATCTCTGCTGTTGAGAGCGTACAAGGTGACATCCTGAATGGTATCGATATGGGTAGGAGCGGTGACTTTACTGGCATCATAAATACTAATAACCTAAAGAAAAACCTGACGACTGCGGTGGTTTCAGAAATCAGTCGACGTGTCAGTAAGTATTTCTTTTAAAAAGGAGAAAACATATGACGAAGAAAAAAAGCCTGACTAGCCAGATGTTTGTTGAAGATGACGAACTCACAGTCGATGTACAAAAAGAAGAAAGTGTTACAGAAGAACCAACAACTGCACCTGCTGATGCAAACTTGGTTGAACTCCCATCAAAAGGTCTTCTTGGCTACCCAGCAACTATTGAGTACCGAGAGATGATGGTTTCTGATGAAGAAATCTTGGCTGGTGCTACTGAACAAACATATTCTAGAACACTCAATGGCGTTCTAAAGTCTGTTCTGAATAACTGTCCTTTCTATGAGAAACTAACACTCATCGACCGTGATTGGGCACTTATTTGGGTATGGGCAAACAACTACACCGATATGAAACGAGTTTCGGTTGATTGTTCTCATTGTGGTACTAAAAACGAGCATGTTGTTTATTTGAGCAAACTCCAAAGTACTCCCATCAAGGAGAGTATTGCAACTCGCAACCCTATCCAAATCCCGATTGAGAAAACGGGTGGTTTCGTTGAAGTTCGGTTGAATACTGTTGCTGACGAGATGTTTGTAGAAGACTACATGATCAAAAACAAAGACGCGAAGTGGGATTTTCTCATGCTGTGTCGCTCTATTAGTCTCGGTCGTGATATTCCTTTTGACGTCAAACTCAAGTGGATTCGAGAGAATATCAGTGCGAAGGAGTTTGGGCTGATTCGTAAATACCATACACACTTCTCGTATGGAATCAACCCAACCATTGAACACAAATGCGACGCGTGTGGTGGGGTCACGCATGGTCTTGTTCCCTTTCAAGCAACCGATGTTCTGTACCCCGTCGTATCGGACGATTTTGCACACGAGCTATTTGGCGACTAAGGTTCTCAAGCTCCAGCCGTCTGAGATACGTAGCATGTCTGTGTCGAAGTTTAACTTCTACCTTGAGATGCTTGTCGAGGACATACGGAAGAAAGACCCTTTCATACTGCCCCCACAACTTCTGAAGATTTCATAATCTTCAGAAGTTTTTGTCGTTATAAATAACACTGTAAACCTCAGAATAGGGTAAAAACAATGAATCAAAACGTTAACGAACAAGTAACTCCCGACTTCGGTGCAGGAGACGCACTTCTCGATGCTCTCCTAGAGAGTGGTGTTATTAAAGAATCATCGCACTCGCTGATCCTAAGCCACCAACTTATCAACGAGAGTAAGGAGAATACACCTACATCGTACGTTCACAAAGGACGTCGTATTAGCTGGGAGCTCTTCAAGGCGATCTACACTACATACGATGATTACCAGACTATTCAGTCTATTTGGGATGCGCTTGGGTACAAACCAGAGTGGTTTGAACCGGGTCCAGAGGCTAAAAGTCAGACCCGCGAAGGGAACATGCGTAAGTCACTAGACCGTATTATCACCTACTTCAAGACAAACAACGCTGATGCTCGAAAGATTCTGGTTCCATACGGAAGTCGGATGAAGGCATACTCTCGTCACTCACAAACTCCTCTTGGTAGTGAAATCGACGACGACGGTGATTTTGACTTTGATCCTTATCGCGAGAGACCAACACGGGACGAATCCATCTTCCCCGGTGCACGTGGACGTCGTAACCGTTCGACCCAGATCATTGATCGTATTAACTCTCAGGAGCTTATGCCCGGTCAGTTCTATTCTGATTTTACGCGTATCCCACCATCTAGATGGGGTAGCTGGCTGCGATTCTGGGAACGGGACGTAACGTCAGTGAAGCATGACAAGAGTCTCTTCGGTCGCACATGGAAGAAGTTTTTCGTTCTTGGGTATCAGTTAGAATCCAACTTGATGTACGAAATCTGGTACAACAGTATCGACTCTACGTTCACAATCCACGATTTTCGTGGTAACCAGATGCTGCGAAAGTTTCCTTCACTGAGCGAAGCAATCAAAGGTGTGTTCAACGCTGTTTCGCAGGCGTCTAATCGTGACAGTGAAGTTTTCACTTCAATGAACAACCAGATTGCTCTTTCTGTCGGTCGCGCAATGGCTAATGGTCTTGATCCGTTTATTGATGACGTTCAGCGTCTTGAGAAGAAGGAACATGAGGAAGCAGAAGCTAAGAGACTTGAGGCTGAGAAGAAGCAGAAAGAAGCTGAAGCTGAAAAGATGCGGTTGAAAGCTGAGATCAAGAAACAAGCTGCTGCAAACCGTGCTGCTTGGTCGAAGCAGATGGAAGAAGACCGAGAAGAAGGTATTGAGCAAATCAATCGTGTGAAGGAAAAGGCTGCTGATCTAGCAACTCAGTTTGGTCACCATGCTGCCGATGCTATGTTGAAGGCATATTCAACCGGTCGTGTGAATGCTGAATTCTTTGCCAAGAAGACTTCCGAGATGATGGGTATCTTTGGTACTCAAGAAGAACGTGAGATTCGCGCTCGTTTCGTAAGCGGAGAGATTGGTATTGACGACTATGTCCTTGAGGTTCGTAGTCTTGCTGCAAAGATCAAAGGTCAGAAAGCCCGTGAGGCTGCTGACGAGTTTCGTAAGAAGAGCGAAGACCTTGCGAAACAAACGTCCACTCCGGCTAAGAAAGCTCCAGCTAAGAAAGCAACGACTAAGAAATCTTCAGCCGTTTCTGTTGTTGATAAAGCCGTTGCAAAGCGGAATGGGAAGATTACTGAGGGGTTTGATTTCAAATACCTGATGGAAAACTTTGAAAGCTTTGAAGCACAAGAAGAGGCGGTCGATGATGTCGTAGACAGTAGTGGATATATGGCTGGTATTCGGAAGCTTCGTAAAGAGGCTACCGGTTCGCAGACCCAGAACGCAGTTCGCGGATCAATCAACTCCGAGCTGATCGAAACTTACACAGCAACCCGTGTCAACGAATCGCAGTTTGCTGGTTGGTTTAGCCGTTGGTTGAACGTGGGTCGTAAAGACCCCGTTGTTCTCCCCACTGATAAACGATCATTCTGGAACCGTGCAAAGATGTTTCTCAGTGGGCAACGCTACCAAGCAGACTTCATCGTTGGGTTCAGTCTTCGTGGTGCTGTCAATATTGAGATTTGGTATGTTACAGAACCAAACCCAGAATATGCGTTGACTGACTTCATCTCTGGCGAGTCAAACATCCATCCGGTTGTTTCGACGTTCTATGTTTTTGATGTAACGAGTGGTCGCTTACTTCGCAAGTTCATCCCGTACTACAGAAATGCAGTACAGATCGCTATGGCGAAGATTTCAGCTCTATAAGGAATAAGAAATGGCGTTTGACAATGACGAAAAGGAATATCTCCAAGCACTAGGTATCTTTGGGGCACGACGTGCCCTAGAGATGCAGTCTGGTGATGACCGAATTACCGAGTACCGTCGCATGGAATCGATGCAGAACATGCTCTCGCGTATGGAGTTTCCAGTCGTCGTTGAAGGAATTGACGACCGTACTGCTGAGCGATTTGCGAGTGTGATGACTTCACACGTGCAGCGTGTACGCCTCACTGGGGTATTGGGCGATCTTATCCACCCATTCATGGATCGGCTGCGTGGTCTTCAGGACGAGAGTAGTGAGATGCACATGCGCAACCACTATGAATCGTCTCTGTACGCCAGTAAGATGCTGAGTGCCCTTCAGCGTATGGAAGCGGCTGGACAGGCGCAGGAGCGTGGTATTTATCTGGCTATTCGTGAATTCCAGATGAATCCGCTACTGAAAACGCTCAACGTCTCGATGCGAGCGATTCGTGGCTCACTTAGCTTGGCATTTGGTGTTGCGTTCGGTTTTAAGAAGCGCAAGTCAGATACAGATCGTATCGTTGATGCGATCAAGGAGCAGACCGAATGGATGATGGAAGGACAGATCAGCCAGCAACAGGGAATCTTTACACGTCTCTTTCGTCAGGGTCTCATCGGTTTCAGCGCTAGAACATTCGGAGCATTAGGTGCGGGTGCTCTTGGTATCGGTAGAGATAGGGCTCAGGACGCCGAGAACCGCCGCTCACGAGGTGAAGAGACAAACTTCGGGGACGCGGTGAGTCGTTTCCTTTTCCGCAACACAATCACTCGTAGGGGACGTATGAACCCATTCGGTGGGGGTTCTATTGGTTTTGGAGAAGACGCGCAGTTTGAAGAACTTGGTGGGGTTAACATTTATCAAGTCGGTGACCGGGTAACACATCGTCTACTTGGCGACACGTTCAAACATATCAGTCGATACGACGAGCGTCAGGAGATTCTTGCTATTGAGGATAACAGCAACTTCCAAGCAATCCGAAAGTTCACAAAGGAAACCAAAGAAGAGGTTCGTAAACATCGTCGTCAGGCATTTTGGCAAGGGATGCTCAACATCGGTGCAAACGTCATTCGTGGTATTGGTGGTCTGGCACTGAAGGCTGTCAGTCTCATTGGTGCGCTAGCACCGCTGGCTAAGCTTGGTGGGGTCATTCTCGGTGGTCTCGCCGCACTGGGTACTAGGATCGTGACTGCGATCAGAACATCTCGTCTTGGGTCTCCGGGTGGTGATGGACCAGATGGCGGTAGAAGAAACAGGCGTGGTGGTGGAAGAAACCCGCGCGGTGGTGCTGGTGGTGCTGGTGGAAGACCCCCGAGTGGTTCACCGCGCATTGGTGCTGGTCGTTTCGGACTTGGATTTGGTTCTCTACTTGGTTTTGGACTTGGACTTGGTGCTGACTACGTCGGAAGAGATACTGGTGCCGGTGCTGCTCTGGACGTTGCTGGTAGCACACTAGGATATGCAAGCACTGGAGCTCTCCTTGGTTCATTCATACTACCGGGTATCGGGACGGCGGTTGGTGGTGTCGCTGGTGGGTTGCTTGGTCTTGGTCTTGGTGCATACAATAACAGGGAAACCATTTTTGGCCCATCTCCAACGGAAATTCCGTACTCTGGGTCTCCTATGGCTGTTCCTAACCAGAATGGTCCTGTTCGTTATGGCTCCACCATGCCTAACTATGAAGATGTGCTGAGCTCTGCGCATCAAAAGAACATCGAGACCCTTATCAACGAGACCTCGCTTCAACGCGATGAGAGTATCCCTGAGATGGTTGACCTGATGCGTAATCAACAGAATATTAACAAAGAACAGATGCGCATACTTGAGCGCATCGCTAATAACACTGAAACTTCACCATCTGGTAGTGTTTTTGATGGTGTTACAGATGCAGAGCTCATGAGAGCTATTGGTGGGAGATAACAATGCAGCGTAAGATGTCGGAGTTGTCCAGTAAACACAAGATTGTCTTGTCATCTGGAACAAGAAAGGTGGAAGCTCCACTTCCACCTGACTTTGGTTTTACTGTAGGCTCTGAGTATACAACTCCATTTGATGTGGGGAACATTTCTGGTAATATCCAGAAACTTTATGCCGTGTTAGGTATTTCTAACCCGGTAGGTCTTCGCATGCGTAAATTATATGCGAACCCAGAACCAAGTGAGATTTCTTTTGACATGGAGTTTGCTGCTTATTACTCTGCTAAAGAAGAAGTCGTTCTTCCTATTGTGACTCTTCTTATGATGTCTCTTGGGCACGTAACAACTAATGCGGACATTGAGGCTTATATTAAGAGGTTTGCAGACTTGGCAGCTAAGGGTATTGCGTTAACCGGTGAGGCTGCTGAGACGGTGGAACTTTTGAGTGGCGGTGCGGCAGATGCAATCAATTCTGGTGCTACATATACTGAAGGTGCCGTCGATACAGCTACCGACGTCGCTACCGAGACCCTGAATAATGGAACGGTGTCTGCTGTTACTGGGTCGATACTAGACTTGATCAACCTCATCTCAGCGCCTGAACCATGCATCCTTCGGTTTGGCGACTTCATTACACTGCCAAAGGTGTTTGTGACGAGTACGGCTGTTCAGTTCTCTAATGTTCTGGACAAAGATGGGTATCCTATGAGCGGAACGGTTTCCGTGACATGTGTACCGCAACTGGCGATTCTTGCTGATGATATTGGACCGATGTTCGGTTCCATTGTGGGGGTATGACAATGTCGATGACAATCAGGAAATACTTCTTTGATGAAGTTGAAGTGAATGGAAACAAAGAGATTGACTACCTATCAACTCGACTTACTGGTATGTCTCTCAGTACAGTAGATACCCATAGGGTAAGTGCTGTAACGGCTGGTAGGCTTGATTTGATCTCAGTGATCTTCTACGGGACGTATGACCTTGGGTGGCTCATATGCGAACACAATCAACTCAAAGACCCTGTCGGAGATGTGTTCGTTGGGAGAGTTTTAAAAATTCCTTCAATCACAGAATACTATCAATACTATAACAGAAACACAAGGAAGGTTTGATGAAAACATTCGAGATTTTCTCTCAGCTTATATGGGTCGGCTCTTCGACTGAGTCTATCTTTGTTCGCCTCTCCTGTAATCAGGATATTGGTCTGAAGAGCATTACTGCTGAGTCGATGGAAATCGTTGAGTCTTTTTCAATTGCCTCTCCTGCTGTTTCTTTTGAGTTCACAGATGGGAACGGTGATTTTGTCAACCATATAAAACCCAACCCATCAACAACGTTTTATCTTGATATTGGTCGAAGCATAATTGACACGACCCGAATCAGTTTGAAGTGCGTAAAACTTGTGATGCTGAACAAGAAAGCCGGGTCAGCAGAACAGATTGCGTTTAAGATGTTCTTTGCTCATGAGAGCTGGGACACCATGACGAGTATTCGTAGAAACCGTGGCTGGGCAAACACAAAACACACTGACATTGTTCGTGAGATTGTTGCGGATGCCGGGTATGACTTAACTGATATTGCTGATGGGTCATCAAAAGAAGAATACACCATCCAGCCGTACTGGGATAACATTAAGATGATCCGTTACCTTCAGATGTCAAATAGAAGCCCAAATGGTGGACATACTGAGTTCGGTATGCGGCTGAATGGGGAGTTTGTCTTCAAGACAACTGGGGATATGATTGTTGAGCAACGCACATCAGCAATCAACCGAGAACTTCCTATCATCCGGCTGGAAGGACAGATTTCGGATGAGAGCACTCGTAAGACTGCGTATGATAACAACTACGGGGTTCCTACATACTTTGCTCACTTCTCTGCGTCCGAAAGATACATGGACGCGGTTCGTAACGGTGGTGGTGGTTACAAAGCCATGCAGTATGATTCGATAAGCGACGTTCTGAACGTCAGGGACGTAAAGTATTCAACCAGCCAAACCATTCAACTGTCGGACTGGGCTGCTGTTCAGACTGTTCATGAAACCTCCAATATCATGTGGTATGGTGGTAGGGATGCGAGTGTCTTTGATGATGCTTTGAACGATGTAGTTGATATCGTAGACTCGATGAATACCTTTGAAATCTCGATGGATGGTGCGGTTGATCTGCATATTGGGAGATTAGTCGAACTGATTATCCCAGTACCAATTAACATCGGCTCTCTCATCCCCAGCAACCTTCTGTACTCTGGGTTCTATCTTGTTTCCGGTGTCCAACACAAAATCCGTTTCTCAAGCGGTAGAGTTGGTACTCAAGTATTCCTTATGCGCGAAGGGTTCGACACCAAGAACCTAGACGGATATATAAAGAGTCTAAAAGGGAAATTCGTATGAAAGGTGGTTTTGATTCTGACGCTGACAAGTTTTCATTCACTGGGATTCGACGTGGGGTAGTCGTTGACAACAATGACCCATATGGTTTCGGTCGCTGCAAGATTCGTGTGTTTGGTGTTTACGATGAGTTAAGTGCAGACGTCATCCCATGGGCTGAATACGCAGACCCGTTCATGATTGGTGGAACCGTGAACGCGGGTGGGTGCTTCGTCCCAGCAGTAGGGGCGAAGGTGTGGTGTTTCTTCGAAGCCGACGACCACAGACAGCCGGTTTATTTCGCTGGAGCACCATCAGCCAAGGACATGCCATCGAATCGCAATTCCAACCCAGAGGGGACGGTTGCGTACCCTAATAACAGGGTCTTCAAATCACTCTCTGGTCATGTCATCGAGTTTGACGATACCCCCGGTGCCGAACGTGTCCGTATCCTCCATAAAAGTGGGACCGAGACGGTCATGTACGCCAATGGCGATATGATTGAACGCGTCGTTGGGGATTTTACCCGTATCGTGAATGGTAATCTTACTGAACAGATCGTTGGTGATGTTGTCCGTCAATATGGCGGAAACAACAAAGAACTAATTGGTGGTGATTCGCTTCGCACTGCAAATGGCCAACTTAGCGAAATGAGTGGTGGTGGGTCATCCTACCTCACTGGTGGGAACATGTCACTGGATGGTTCCAAGATCGACCTGAACAAAGGTGGTATGGCTATCATCTCTGCTGGGGCAGTTGCCGGTTTTGAGGTGCCAGACGATATTCAAATGACACCACGTAACGCAACGCTGGTGATTCAAGAGCTCGGCTCTCGCGCAGCGTTCGATGAGGATGGTCAGGAAATCCCAGAGGACTGGCCTGCTGAAGAGTCGGAGACATCTGTTCTTGAACCGACACAAATCCTAACACCACCAACACCAGCGTCGGAGATCACTGCTGAATGCGAGATCATCACTAAAGTAGATTACTCGTATAAATTGTCACCAAACTTCACCATTGGATCACTTTCGATCAATACAATCTTTCCGCACACGGTGAAAGCGCAGGGATCGTTTGATCTCAGTGGGATAATCTGCAATATGAAACATTTGTGCTTGAATATTCTTGAGCCTCTTCTCGCCCAATACCCGAACATTCGGATCAACAGTGGTTTTCGCACTGGCTCTGGTTCATCTCAACATGAGCGCGGTCAGGCAGTTGATATTCAGGTTCCCGGTTTCAGTGCTGCTGATTATAGTGACATGGCATCGTGGATCATGAGTAATTTGAATTTCGACCAATTCCTGCTCGAATTTGGTAGAGCACCATGGGTACACCTATCATTCGACCCAACCAGAACCGGTGGACAGCGAGGGATGATTGGGACGTTCTACCCACGGAATTCCCCGCAGTGGGAATTTGGCGTATTGAAGAACTACTACGACAACGGTAGAATCATTACTTGAAAAAGTGGGAGAACAATCTATGCCATCACAAACAATCTTTGTTGGTGATACACTACCAAGTAACCAGTATGGCGACTTTGTCGTCATTGCGTACAAGAACGCGCATGAGATATATGTTCGCTTTCTAAACACCGGATCAGTTGTAAAAACGAAGTCGTCCCACATCAAGAGTGGCTTGGTCAAGGATAGATACGCCCCGACACTATACGGAATAGGTGTCATCGGTGACAAACACCCGACTATGCTAGATGGTAAACCTCATCCCGTTTATGTCAAATGGGCAGGCATGTTTGAGCGGTGTTATGGTGGCAACGACTCGACAGAGTCTTATAGAAGAAATTGTGTCACCGTCGCAGAAGATTTTCATTCCTATGAGAAATTTTACGAGTTCTTTACTAACCTACCAAACAGCGACAAAACACACTGGAATTTAGATAAAGACCTAAAGGGTGGGAGTGAATACTCACCAGAAACAGTATGCCTTCTACCGCCAGAGATCAACATGGCTTTGGTTTGTATCACAAAAAGGAATTCAAGCGGTCTTCCGGGGGTTCGTCGAAGTGGTGAGAAATTTACTGCTCGTATTATGTTGGCTAACGACGAACGGCATATAGGAACCTTCGCAACACAAGAAGAAGCATATCATGCATACCGTGTGGCGAAGAACAAATGGGTGATTGAACTGACTGAGAAGTATTCTGAACACCTAGAAAGCGATATTGTTAATCTTCTGCAAAATTGGTTTCCTCCAACCATAGACGAAATCATTACCTAATCCGATCACAGAAAACTCCGTCGATAAATACTCATAAGATCGACGGAGTAGTCTAATGACCGATTATGTATATTCAGATATGAATCCGCACCTAACACTTAGTGCGGATTCAGCAGTAAACCTTGTATATGATGAAGATGTGATTATTCAGTCACTAAAAACCATCATAGCAACAGTTCAAAACGAACGAGTGAGAAACCCAATCGGGACTCGCCTGCTTCGCCTATTGTTTCAACCAATCGACAGAGACACGACACTTCTGCTTAATACAGAACTCCGTGAGGTCATAAATAAGTATGAACCACGGGTTGAAATTGTTGGGCTCAGTGTCGTACCTAACCCGGATCAAAACTTCTATAAAATCAGGATTGACGTTCGCATTAAGTCTATCCAGCGAACAATATCGTTCAGCTCTCGTATTCGCTCATTCGCAACAACATAAAGGACTACAATGAAAGACTATACAAACTACGACTATCAGGCTAACCTACAGCGTATGACTGATCTTCTTGCAAATGCAGAAGGTTGGGGTGAAGGCTATCAGTCATCCACTGGTCAGACATTGATCCAGATGGTGGTTGATGCAACTGACTACCTTCACTACATGTTGGAACGTCGAAGCGCTGAGAATTATATTCAGTTCGCACAAATTCGCAGCTCTCTTATTGCTCGGGCATCTGATCTTGGGTATCGAATCACTCGTGCGCGAGGCAACACAGGAACTCTGAATCTTGCCCTCCCAGACGATGAAATTGCTGTAGTTGATGTTGTTATCCCCCGTTATACCGAGTTCACTCGCAATGGGGTTAGCTACATCACAGCAGATGATGCGACGATCAAAGTCGGAGAGAACAGCGTAGACGTGAGCGTCATTCAGGGAAGCCTTGAGTCTATCACAGCTTCGGTCGATGGTAATGGTGAGATCATGATCAGTGATTATGAAACCATTGACAACCGTGGTATGATTGTTTCGGAAGGAACAGTAGAATACCTTGACGTATTCACACAGACAGATGCAAATTTGCGTTCTCTGTCTTTTGTTGGCCCGGATGAGGCATTCTACGATATCAAGTATACCGTACTCGGTATGGTTATTGTCTTCGGTGACAACGATTACGGTAAACGTCCGTCAAACCCAGTGACTATCCAGTTCATTCGAGTCAATGGTTCAAATGATGCTGTTCTAGCGTTGAACCAGACGTTCGATGTCGTATCAACGCTTCCTCGTGAAATCGTTGCAACCAACGTGAGCCAGATTCGTGGGCACTTTGACGTTGAGAGTGATGACAGCATCAGAAAGAACGCACCACTGTACCATCGTTCTGGTGGACGAGCTGTAACCAGTGACGACTATGCTTTCTGGGTGAAGAACTCCGGCATCGCAAATATTGTTGATTGTAAGGCTTTCGGTGAGGACGAGCTCGACTCCCTGATCTACAACCTGAACAACGTCTACATCACCTACCTGAAAGAGGATGGTTCTGTACTCACAGTCGAAGAACAGAAAGCGCTACGATCATATCTTGATAACATCAAAACCAGTCAAGCGCATCTAGTGTTTAATGGTGCTCGCAAACTTTTGATTCAGAGCCTACTTGAGTTCCAGAAGAACCCAGAGGCACCTATCGCTGACTCGGAAGCATATGAGATTGTTTATAAGTTCCTCGTGGATTATTTCGACCTCGGGGAGGGATCGATTGGTGGTTCTGTACAGTCATCCGACATCATCAGAGACTTGTACCGCCTGACAACAACCAGAAGTAATGTCACATATCCTGTGATTGACTGGGCTAAGATCGAACTGAATGGTGTGTTTCCGTTCACAACACCGTTGCGAACTGACCGAGTATTGGCACGTCTCTCGACATCTTACACTCCTAGTAACGATGATAAGTTTGTTTTGATCTTCGATAATCTTGTGTCAGAGGTCGACGTATACGAAACAGACACGGCCACCGATATCATGACTCGCATGCGAGATCAGATTTTCTTAACCACACCATTTACAGCTCGTGTTATTCTGAATGGCGTGGCCCTTGATGCGTTCGGTAAGCCTATCCCGGTTGAAATCAACCCTGCGGTTGGTGCGACGATGCTCGTTGGTGTCGACACCCCGTACTTCGGACCTAGTACGCTTATTGATGGAGCTGCTGTTGGTAGTACACTTGCGCGTGTTGTTCTACGCTCTCCAGCGATTACTGTGTATCACTACTACTACTCGTCTCGTGCCGGTCGTAGACCGATGATCCCACTGCGTGATAACACAGAGATCAATTTCACAGCACCGTCTGACACTGATGTTCTCGTGTATACCCGGTTGAATAAAGATCAAGAGAACACAGAAAGCCTGATCGCTACCATTCCGGCTGGTCAATCGTACAGCTTTACCTCTCTCAACGATGAACATATCCTACAATTTGAGTATGTTAATGATTCGTATGAGGATCGCACTGCGGAGATCATCTATGATAACTTTGATGGTACTTCATATGGTCTGGAAATCACAAGTACAGACAGAATTGGTGTCTTCTCGGTAATCAAAACATCTGGTGACCTTGGTAATTTCATTGATCTTGATTACACCGTTACACTTCCAGTGTTTGCGTCTGTTGTTGACCCTAACAAGGACTTGATCTTACCGGGTAGTGTGAAGATTGTTTATCCTGATGGTGTTGTTCTGCTTCGAGATCGCGGTGATGGCTACTTCGAGAATGTGTCTGGTGAGTTGGTGCCATCTGGTCGTATTGACTATAAGAACGGCGATGTGACTATCCCGAATGTCGTCCCAGATGGAGAGTTCCTGTTCACGTACAAACAGAACAAGTATGACAACTTCGTCGTTGATGCGAATACCGCAATGCAGTTGATCGAACCGAAGCCTACCATAAATAGCACCATGGAAAGCCTCTCTACTATTGGAGTTGTGAATGAGTCTTAAAGAACAACTGATCAAGAATATCCCTGAGTTCCAACGAGAATCGCCTTCTATGAAGGCGTTTGTTAGCGCGGTCGGTGACTACCTTGATGATGCCAAAGAGGCAATTGAACAGTTTGACTACACATACGATGGTACACGAGGGACAGTATTCAACGTAGAGCAGACTCTGAAAGATCGCGGGCTTGATATCCCTGCTGGTGTCCCAGAAGAGACACGCAGACGCGTCCTGAGAGACGCTGCGAGTATCTTTGCGAAGATTGGTACGTTTGATTCTTTACGATTCGCCTTGAGGCTCACGGGGCTCAAGGCGAAAGTTCTTAGTGGGTGGATGCCAGCACCGAGAACATTCCGTACCGGTTTTATCCGCAATATCGACACAGATGTTGTAAGTCGCTATGACGTAAACCGTTATCTTTACACTGAGTTGCTCTATGGCGTAGAGGAAGTTCGCGAGGATGGTGTGTTCTTTCGTGGATACCGCTATGACGACTACGATGGTGACACTGAATACACTGACATCCCTATCCTCGGTGAGACATACGAAAACATCCCAGAAAAGAACTACACTGTGGCAAAAACGCCATATGTGATCGTTCGCATCGAAGAGGGTGAACTGAATGCGTCTATTGTTTCGTACACTGACCCGGTAACCGGTGAAACGTATGAATATTCTGCCGATGAAGAGTTTCGACTCGTTAACGAAATCATTCGATACTTTTTGGCTACCACGTTCCGCCCAACAACCGTTCGCGTTATTATCATCATCAATATTCAACCATTCTCAGATGAGATTGAGATTGTTGACGACTTGGTTGACGACACGACTTATACCCCGGATGGCGGGGATGACCTGTTTGATGGTCTGGCGGTTTCCGATGGGGATTTTGGGATTCTCTCTGAGTCGATCATTGATACAACTGCGATTGGTAGCGCCAAGATGACTATTGGTGGGGTAACTCCTTTCCATGCACCGACGGAAATCGTTTCGACCGATCCTATGAAGATTGGCGTACTGAGTCTTACTGGTGTCGACGACGAGGACGTGTATGAGGTTCAGAAGCCCAGTGGGACACAAAGCATCGATGTTGCGCTAGACGGTGCAACATTCTACGCATGCAGCGGCGACTCATTCGATATCACATCCCCTCCCGGTACTGTGATGGAGTTCAGGGTTCAGTCATACAACTTGACAACCGGTGCATACGAATGGACTCCATGGTTTGATCTACAACCAAACGAGAATCTGAGCGGGGAATTTACTGTTCTCACATATCTGATCGAATTCCGTTACGTCTCTCTGCCGTCGCTACCGGTCAGAGCCGTTCTAAATATAACCACGCCATAAGGGTATGAAACATGATAAAATTTACTGAACAAGCATCAATGACTGACGAGGTTACAATCCGCGAACAGGTTATTGGTCAGCAAGAAGTACACACTGAAAGATTTGGTATTCGTGGTGATGTAACCATTGTCGAGCGATGCATCAAAACTGGAAAAGTGCTTGACACTGTAGAATACAAGAACGTCGTACTGACGCAGGGTAAGGGTGAAATTCTCCGTGCTTTCTCCGTGCCTCTTTTGGACACCAACAAGGTGAAAACAATTGTTGTTGGTAATGATGTTGGGTCTGGTGATCTTATGAACCCGGAAGACCCGGATGCGTCGTATACAGAAGCTAACATGGAGACAGTTTATACTGTACCGGAAGAGGAGTTCTTCATTGACTTTCCGACTGATAACTCTGTTCGTTATCGGGCAACACTGAATGGACCCGCTGTTATGATTCTGTATCCTAACCTACCAAACGTTGTGTATACCAGTGCGTCTATTTTCACAAACGCAAACAAGGCTGTTACGTACAAGAGATTCCCTGCTCGTACTATCTCTGCTCTGATCAGCGTAGAGATTACTTGGACACTGACAATCACCTAAAAGGACAATAAGCCTCATGACAACTATCGATAAATCGAAGATTCACTTCATTCAGAACGGTGAAGGGCACTTCCCGAAAGTCTATAACAGACCAACAGACAATCTCGCTGATGAGATTCAGCGTGGGTTCAATAGCATCGATAGTGATCTTGATCTTATTAGAACAAAAATCGCCGATGCTATTCGTGACACTGCTACCCTGAAACTGGACTTCGCTGCTAATGATTATGGTGTTGGTGGTGTTGGTTCGTATAGGGACGATAGTCTTGAGTTTGGTGATATCGTAACTTTCGGTCGATCTACTGGTGGTGGTCGTTTCAATGAACAGGGTTTGTATGAGTGGGTTGGTGTCAACGTGCCTCGAATTGATCATGACCCTTCCACGGTTCGTACTAACCTTGTAATTCAGAGTGGAAGCTTCGGTGGTTCGGAATGGGTTCGTGAACGGATAACAGTCAGTGATGGGACAGTAGTTGGATTGGACGGGGAACTGTCTGCGAGTAAGCTAATTGAAGACACTACGACAAATAGTCACCGTCTCCGACAGAACATAGTTGTGATGGCTGGCACAACGTACACACTTTACGCGTTCGTCAAGGCTTCAGAACGAACTAAGGTAAGACTGTTTGCTGGTGGCACCTCTGCGTCTGCTGATTTCGATTTGGTTTCCCTTCAAATAAGCAACCAAGTAAACACAATTGGTGCTACAATTACCAATCTACCCGATGGGTGGGTTCGCGTGAGTATTAGTTACAGACAGACATTCACCGGAAGCGCACTGCACCTAGTTGCGTTGCTCAATGAGAACGGGAGCTTTTCGTATCTTGGTGATGGTGTTAGTGGTGTTTCCATATACGGTGTTCAACTTTTACCCGGTGTCGATGTGTATGATTACATCCCAACAGAGGCAACCGCTATTAGTACACCAGCAGAACCACTTGGCTTGTTGGTTGAAGAACCCCGAACTAACCTTTTCCCGTCATCAAATGGAGACGGTACTTTTGGTAACGTTCCGACATTCACTGCAAACGCTGTTATATCTCCCGATGGGACATCGAACGCCACGCTTATTAACAGCGGTGCGTCACCTAACAGATATGAACTAGCTTTGACTTCCGGGTCTTCCGGCCTTGCGACCGGACAGGTATTCACAATCAGTTGGTGGGAGCTTCCCATCAATTACACGTTTAGTACGTGTCTGTCTCCGCAGTCTTTTGTGAACGCGAATATTATTAGCGGGACATTCGCGTTAGTACAGACTCTTCCTTCTGGGTGGAAAAGATATTCAGTCCAAGCAAGTATTATCGATGGAAGCCAGCTAGCGAGATTCAGGCTTTATTTTAGTGGCGGAATGTCCGGTGTAGTAGACCCTTGTGCAATTTGGGGCATTCAGGTTGAGATTGGATCGCTTTTAACCAGTTTGATCCCAACCTCGGGGACTGCTGTTACGCGGGCTGACGACAGAGCGTTTGTCAGTCAAACTGGTTGGTTAAACGCACTGGAAAGTACGTTATACGCAGAGTCCTCATCGATGTCTCAGAACAACGGGTATCGTGCAACCGTAACAGTCAGTGACGGAACACGATACCATCGTGCCGGACTTTATCGGAAACATTCTACAGATACAATTGGTTTCACTGCATATCTTTTTGAGAGTATTGAAGGTTCTGCTCAGCTAAACAATAGTTCCAACTTCAACAGTGTTGGATTTGCAAAACAGGCTATGGGGTGGGATCGCTCAACGTTTGCAATGGTGGGTAATGGCGGGGATGTTGTTTCAAATCTTAACTCCCCTGAGCTCACTTCATTGAATCGACTTTTGATTGGTGCTGGTAGTTCGGTTACTACTGAAAAGCTAGCAGGACACATCAAGTCAATCCGCTACATCCCTCGTAGGCTAACAGACGACGAGCTGAAGAAAATTACGTCACACTAACTATTGTGATAATATAGGAAACAAATTATGCCAGTAATCGACAAAGGTAATATCGAGTTCATCGTTAACAACGAGAACCATGACGCATCTGTCTACAACCGTCCTGTGGACACGCTAGCAGATGAGGTTCAGCTTGGTTTTAATGAGATAGACACTGATATCGCGAGCCTTAGTACCGGTATCGAATCTCTCCTAGATGAGATCAATGGCGAGGTAATCTGATGTCGTTCGTTGAAAAGTTTCAATATCTACGAAACACAAAATGGCTTCTTCGTGAAGCCATCAGTGCTATTGGCGGGCGTGTATCTACAAGCGATACATTCAGATCGTTCAGAAAAGAGATTCTCAAGGATGAGGCTACCCTGATCCTTGATTTTGATCGTGACTTGTACGGTATCGGGGCAACGTCACAAACAAGAAATGACACCGCTGGTTTCTCCGATATCGTAACGTTCACTCGATCTACTGGTGGTGGACGTTTCAACCAGTTCGGTATGTATGAGTGGGTAGGTAATGATGTCCCTCGATTTGATCATGATCCAGCAACTCTGACAACATCGGCATCGAGTGTCACTATTGGCTATGGTGAGAAGCGTTTCCACACCACCGGTCAATATGCACTTGGTGAATCTATTGTCGTGAGCTATGACGCCAACAATTACATGATTGGTACGGTAATCCTGTCTTCTGCTAGCACAGTGACCCTGAATGTTGTAACTGTTGTTGGTAGTGGGACTTATAGCGCTTGGACACTGATCGTTCGGCTTGGGCTGTTGGTTGAAGAAAGTCGGACTAATCGGCTGACATACAGCGAGTTTCAAAACGGGCTGGCTGACGCTCCAGTTAGATTCAATGTTACTGCTTCTGTAACGCCAGACTTCAATCCCCTCGGGACTACGTCTTGTATAGTTTACCCTTACACACCAACGAGTAACACTTACGCATATAAGCAGTTCTCCGCTACAAGCGGAACACCTTATACGTTCTCGTGTCTTGTGGTGATGGAAGACGGAGGTGTTCCCGTTATCGCGGAATCATCGACAGATGCGTCTGGCGACTTTCGTGTCGTAGTAGACAGCTCAAACGTGCTTATTTACTCCAAAGTGGAGCACGTTTGCGGTAACGTATACAAGGTAATCGGCCATAAGATCGGTGAAGCTACAGGGACAAGAAACTATGGTCTGTATAAAGCGATGGGTAACTCGACTCGCGGATTCAAAGTAACCGGATACCAGCTTGAAGTAGGAACCTTCCCTACCTCCTACATCCAAACCACAGGGACTGCTATCACGAGGGCCAGTGAGTTATCTTACACAAAGACAATGGAGTGGTTCAACGCCGATGGTGGAACCGTCTACCAACACGTCGACTTCACCGACGGGCAAACCCAAACGACAGGCAGAGTATACCCTGCGATACTGAAAAGCTCTGTCGACGCTACCAGCTCTGCCTATACGCTGGGCCTGTACAACTTTGCGCGGATGATTAAAGGAAATCCAGCCCCGACCGCCATTGATCCTTTGGGTACGTTCGACGGGGCAATGGGCAACGACGTAACTGACCCAATCAAGGTGGTGTACACCTACGACGACGACGGACTCGTTACGGGGACAGCCAACGTTGGGGCCCCGAGGCCCCCAATCGACATGGGGTGCGACTTGTCACTGACTACCCGGTTAGGTATCGTGCAGGCTAACAACTACTCAGGTCACATCAAATCCATCCGCTATATCCCTCGTCGTCTCGGATCATTGGAAATTGATGACGCCATTGCAACTATGAGCACTGAGTTTACCGAGGAAAAATATTCTCTGAATGGGATCGGGGGAAGCTCCGTGTCCGATGTTATGACATTCACACGTTCTACCGGTGGCGGGCGTTTCAATGAGCTTGGATACTATGAGTGGGTAGGCACTACCGACACACCGCGTATTGATCACGACCCGTCTACAGTAGGAACCAGTACAGACAGTATCACCATGAGTATTGGTGCTAAGACTATCAACACAACCAGACAGTATACTGCTGGGGATGTGATTTCAATTGCTTATGACGCATCAAACTATATGATTGCTCGTGTTCGTCATGCGACAGCGACTGTTGTTAATGTGGATGTCCTGAAGGTTGTTGGTAGTGGGACATATAGCGATTGGAGGATGGTTGTTCGTAAAGGTGTTATGGTTGAGGAGGGTCGGACTAACTTGCTGCCTAATTCAAAACCAATCACATACGGTTTTGGTGTGGCGACGAAAGAAGACGAAGTTGGGATTTCTGGTTCGATTGGGAGTGCTGTAAAAGTAACGCAAGTCGGAACCGGAGCAGAATATTCAAACTTAACAATTAGCGTAAGCACAACAACAACGTACACAACCTCTGTGTATGTAGCAAAACAAGCTAATGCCTATTCGGCGCGAATCTCAATTGGGCTATTACGCGCCCCGGCTGCGTCTGTGTATCGTGCAGACTTGCGCTTGAATCCGACCGATGGGTCTCTCTTTCGGGCTAGTGGTCTAGCGCCGGCAACAGTGAGCGACGCTGGCGACTGGTGGAGAGTTACGGCAACAATTGTGCCAGATGGCGTGATATCAACAATGCAGCTCTATGTAGAGGCGTCTAGTGCTAGGACTCCGGGGCAGTACAACACGTTCGACGCATTCCAGATAGAAGCAGGTACATCCGCGACCTCCTATATCCCAACAGCAGGGACTGCTGTTACTCGTTCATACGATTCTCTATACCGCACAATCGGTTCGGAGATCGACTGGAATGAAGGTACTGTCACTATGGACATGTCTATCGATAGTATTCCTCCTCAGTTGTATCGGCTGCTGAGTTTCAGCTCTGGTTCTGCTGACGACAGAATCACCATGTTCAATTCCAACGGAAACTTTGGATTTGATTGTGCTGTTGGTGGAGTTACCTCGGTTTCGTATGACAGTGGCGTCTCTATGACCACTGGTAAGCATAAGATTGGTCTGTCGTGGTGTCGTACTCTGGGGATTCTGAAAATCGCGATAAACGGGGTTGTAACTACTGTTGATGGTGCTGTTTTAGACCCGTCAATCTTTGGACAGGTTTGGTTCGGACAACGAGGATATTCAGCCCTTGGTGCCATTGTCAACAGCTCGTTCGAGAATATCCGTTTCTCAAAGAGCATCATGATCGATGATGAGCTCTCGGTGATTACCAGCTAAGGAAAAATATGAGTATTGAAAATAAAGCAAAGTACCTTCTTGAAACGAAGGTACTTCTACGCAATGCGATCAATCGGGTCGGTGGTAATCTCTCCGCTACCGACCCTTTTCGCGCCTATCCTGAGCAACTAACAGCGGTCGACGAGCCCAATGTTCTTCTTGACTTCACAACCGGATATTTCTCCGTTGGGGCTGGGCTCAAACGTAATCGTGGTGGAAAGTTCTCTGATGTTCTAACATTCACTCGATCTACTGGTGCTGGTAGATATAACGAACTTGGTATGTATGAGTGGGTAGCTGCTGACACTCCAAGGATAAATCACAAACCAGCAACCAAAAGCACGAGCACAACAACGAATGTGATCGGTATTGGATCAAAGACGTTCCAGACTACCGTTCAGTATGCGGTTGGGACGCCTCTGTGCATTTCTTATGACCTCACAAACTTCATGAGGGGGGTTGTCACAGCCTCAACAGCCTCAACCGCTACCGTTGACGTACAGTCGGTGGTGGGTAGTGGAACCTATTCATCGTGGACGCTAATCGAGACCGAAGGACTTCTGATTGAAACTCAGGAGACAAACGAAATCGAAAGTAGTGAGTTTTCTGCTGGAATATCTGATGCTACTGGTGAGAATGCAAGTATTGCAGCATATACAGGAGACTTTGGTCCTCTTGGAACAACAACTGGTATCGAGCTCACAACAGGTGCAGCAGAGTCATATGTTACCGTGATCCAATGGCTCACAAAAGGAACCAGAACAGCCTTTTCATTCTTTGTGAAAATGAGTAATGGCGCTCAACCGAATATCGGTGAAGACGTTAGTGATGATTTCTCTCTGATTGTGAACTCACTGGCAGTTAGTCAGAACGCGGGTGCCACTGTAGAGGTCGAGCCACTAGGGGATGGGGTATACCGTGTCTCTGTCGTCTTCGTGTACACCACACCACCGTTTGGTGATGGTCGCTTCGGCATTCGACGTGAGAGCGGACAGGAACTGAAGAGTATCTATGTAACTGGCTTTCAGGTCGAAGCTAGCACATCTGTCAGAAAACAAACTTCCTATATCAGGACGAGTGGAACAACCACCACAAGAGCATCGGAGTATACTTCTCTTGCGAATGGTATATGGTTTAACAAGACCGAAGGAACTGTGTTCGCAGAAGGCTACGACAATAACGCTCAGAAAATCGTCAGCATCGGGACATCCATCTCTGATTATTATGCGAACGTGGGTAATGATATTATTACTAACACAGCAGAAGCACTAACACGAACTGGTGGAACTGTTCAGGCGGATATCACTATCCCATTCACAAGCCAGATACCCAAATACGCGTATGCTTACAAAACCAACGACGTCGCATTTTGCGTTGATGGTTCTGCGGTGGGAACTGATACCAGCGTTACGCTACCCACAACAGATGCTGCCATGTATATTGGTACAGGTCTCGGAGTTAGCGTTATGGCGGGTGTTGTGAAGAGAATCAAGTACATCCCAAGACGACTAACTAATATGGAACTACAGGAACTTACATCATGACAACTTTTTTTGATTACTTTTTACGTTTTACCGATGAACAAGAAGCCCATGCGATCTTGGAGCAAGCTGGTTTCGAGGTCGTTCATGAGGTCGAAGACGAAGTAATTCGATCTTCCTCTGAAACGGCTACTGTATACCACGTTGGGATCCTCTCTGAAGGTGGTGAATGGGATGAAGACGGTACTGTGATCACTGAACCAACCGTGATCGAAGGTTGGCACGTGAACATTCGTCTTCGCGAGGATATGACCGAGGAACAAGCTGCACTGTTCGTTGGGAAGATTGAAAACCCAGAAACACCAAAGGTGATTTTTGGATGAAGATTCCATACTATCGTTTGAAGGTAGACGACTCTGCATTTGACGACGAGAGAGACGTCACAAAGCGCATCGACGCCTATCAGATGTTCTTTAACATCGTCATCAAAAGCGCATACGTGGATGATGTAGCACTGATGGAGCATGAGAAGGCTCATGTTCGTTGGTGGTACTATACCATGTTCTTCTTCGCTGCAATCGGGCTTGTTTCTGGGTACTTCTTTTGCGAGTACGCATATCTTCTTGTTGCGATCTCTCCTTTCATGCAGGGAATCTTCAATCGAATCCCTCTCACCAATGGTTGGATGGAACTACCCGGATATATCGTTCAGGTGAAATACGCACCATCGTACTATGAGACTGCTGTGACACGGCTGGTTAATAAGTACGGAATGAACGAGAAGCTTATGAGAAAGATTCTCAAGCCTTAAATATGGTACAACTGGAGTTTAAATAATGCCGCAAATTGATAGAACGCAGATTCGCTTCATCCAGCGAGGGGAGCCTCATGTTGGTGAGGTTTACAACCGCCCTACGGATGACCTTATTAAGCAAATCGATATCGTACTCGGTGAATTAGAAGGTAGTATCACAAACATCGCAACCGGTGGTATCTCTCCGTGGGATGAAAACGTTGCATACCTAGCAGACGTTACCTATGCTATCGGTCCTATTTCTGGGGATATCTTCAGGGCAAAGGTAGACAACATCGGTGAGAACCCAGACGAGGATACGAACGAAGACTTCTGGGCGGTTGCATTTATCACTACCGAGTCCGGTTACACTCGGGTGCAGAGCGATGCTCGATTTTTACGGACAGAGCTTAACGGAGCTGACGTACCAAACCCAGAAGAGTTCCGCAATAACCTTGGTATCATTTCTAACACCGACGTGATCGCCTTGGCACCGAAAGGATTCATCTCTTTCAATGGTGCAACTGGTATTGTTTATTCGTCTCGAAATCTGACGCTGACGAAGCTTGGGACTGGTCAGTATCGCCTGAACATCGCTTCTGGTGCTCGCTCTGGAAACTCGAACTATTGTGTTGTAGTCAGTGCGATTGATACTGGTGTCACGTCGCAGGCGTCGACACTGTCTGCTGGTGCCCACAACACAACAACCGCGTCTCTCAGTACTCGCTCTACAACATACTTTGATGTAAACTGTGTACTGCGTTCATCCCAATTGGCATATGCCGGTGGTAACGACGCTAACAATGCTCAGGCTCTGGCAATCAATCTCGCCGACCACGCATACATAAGTCTATCATTCTTCTGGTAAAATGGTGTAAAATGGAAAAAGGAAAGCTGTATTACATATTCTTTCAGAGTCCAGCGCGGAAGGGTCGGGTAGCGTTCACCGTTTCCGATCAATCTGTCGATGAACTAAAAAAGGAGTATATCATCCCAAACAATTCTAAGACTCTCCTCATTGAATACAAAGATGAGCGAGAGATGGACATGGAATTGTTTCTCCTGATCTACAACTTGGATTGTGCGTTATTTGATAACGACGAGAACCCAACCACCCTTGTCATGAACAAGGATATTGCGTTCGTTCGACACCTCCAAGAGATTCGAACCAAGCGAAACAAACTACTGTCAACCCTCGACGGTATTCAAATGCGTTACATGATGGCTGGGCGACATGATATTGTCAGCGAGATTGAAGAAGACAAAGCAGCGCTTCGTGATGTCCCAGATGATATTGACCTTAGTGACGTCGAGACGATGGTTCAGCTTCACAACAAAATCCCAACTGCGCTACTGATCGACTACAACGAAAAGTACAAGGATCGCTAACATGTTCATTGGTAAGAATCAAGTGGATATCGATCCACGCGTCTTTGCTCGCCTTGAGGAATTTATTGGGGACTTCCCTACGAATATCCCATGTAAGAACCTCGCTCACGCTCGGGAGCGTACTCTTTTCGGAGTTCATATCGATACCACTGTTGATATCCCTACCGCAGAGGGAGATATGGATATGAACGATTTGGGTCGTTCCATCGGGCTTGCTGTTGTGCAGCAGGTGGCAAAAAGCTTCCCCGGTAAGTGCGTCAACCCTTCTGGACATTGGCATTACCCGGCTGGTGGGTATATGGGGTGGCACACTAATTCCGACGCACCATTTGAGCGGGTGTATCTGGTGTATTCTGAGAATGGGGACTCAATGTTTGCATACATCGACCCGGAAACAAACACCCCGGTGGTACACTATGACGATCCGGGTTGGAATGTCTACCAGTTCACCACACCGAAAGACCCATTGTTTTGGCATGCTGTAATGTCCCAATGCAATCGTTTCAGCTTCGGATTCAAGATTGTATGAGCATCCATCTATTTGACGATGGTACTGAGCTTGATGTACTGGGTGATCTCATCCCGTATATCAAGATGAAGAAGTACAAGCCGTCTAATCTACCGATTTTGGACATCAAAAATAACGGATTGGACATAGCATTGGACAGCCCTCGGTATTTGGCTGCTGATACCTCGTTCCCGGTCGTGGTGATGGAGAAGGATGGCGAATACCATCTCATTGATGGGCGTCATCGAACATTGAAGCTCCTAAATAAAGGCGAACACCAGATATCTGCGTACATCCTAAGCGAGTACGAGATTGATTTGTTTCGAAGATAACATAAAGGAAAACAACCATGCATATCATCCTAGCACTACTCACATGGGCAATCGCTTGCCTGTATCGCGTAACATTCATCGTTCTGGGGCTGTTCCTTCAGCCGCTGGCGATCAAGTTCGCAAAGAAAGACCTGAACAGTCACGTTCTGTTCACCCAGTACGCCGAACACGGTTACTGGTATCATGTCACTGCGCCCAAGTTGCTGTACCCATGGGGTAACGCACGAGATGGCTTCCTTGGTGATAAACGTGGCTGGTGGGCGAACGAGCGCAAAGGCAAACACGAGAGCTTCTGGAGCAAGTATCTCTGGTCTGCCATCCGAAACCCATGCAACAACCTTCGCTTCATGAAGTTCTCTTCTGTCAACGTCTCTAAAACTACCGTTGAGCTCCTCGGTGGATTCAAGGAGGTTACAGATGAAGTCGGTAAGGACGGCTGGCAATTCGTTCGTGCTGTTCAGGATGGGATTCCATACTACGGCTTCAAACTGATGCATCAGTGGGGTAATTCTGGTCGAGGGCTTTATGTTTGGGTTGGTTATAAGATCGAACCAAAGCACAATGAACAATACCCAGACCCGATTGATGACCCCTTTGGGAAGCAGATGAAAGGTCTAACTTTCCGGGTGAATCCTTACAAGGACATCTCCTGATAACAAACCCCTCCTTGTGAGGGGTTTTTATTTGTCCTAAATAGTTCTGATATGGAGAAAGAAAATGTTCCTTCCAGTTAAAAAAGACATTACGATTTTCAAAGGAATTCAATTCCGAATGGTGTTTCGAGCTTCCACAAAGAACTGTGCTGCCAGAGATAACACCAAGGTTCCGGTGGACCTAACAAATTATGATGCATACATGCAGATCAGAAAGAAAACTTGTGGTTGTGATAAGGAACTGCTTTTTGATCTGAACACCCCTGTTTCATATATCTCTGTTACCGACCCAGCCAACGGAGAGGTCACGATCAATATCCCTCCGTCCGTAACTGGTGATCTATCATTCACATGCGGCGAATACTGGATAGTCATGCATAGTAAGAAAGCTGATGAGAACTTCCTTCTTATGTATGGGGAAGTATCAACTACTTGCCCAGTGACCATCGTGCCCGACTTCGTAGTCCCTGATCCTGATCCTGATCCAGAGCCCGAACCAATTGACGTGTTTCTGCTCTCAATCGTTGATAATGATGGGTATTATAATCGCGAGTTGTTTCAGCAAGACAACCAGACGAGTCTTGGATTCCTATGTGACAGAAGTGTCTACATTGGTGGTGGTGCCATTATCGGCACACAGGTAGAAACAACCAGTGGTATGGCATATCACAGTATCTCCATGATTGATAGCACCACCGCTATACCTTCTATGATTATCGACCCACTCGGAAAGTATGGCTTTGCTGGGTATGGTCGGTATGTCGAATCTACCGATGGGGTAACTCCGTCTTTCTGGTCCATCGTTCTTATCGACGAGCGGGTCTATAGCATTGACTGTCGCCACGTTGTAGTTGCCCTGATCGACGGTGCGTTTCAAGTTCTACAAACACAGGACTTCACTATCGGAGATGAATCCGCAGCATCGACTTACCTCTACTTCACAGGAACCATGGACATCTCTCCAGATGGACAATATCTCGCTATCATGTATGAGGTTGAAGAGGTGTCTACTGGAAATCTGGCGGTTAGTTCACATGTTTATGACCTTACGACATATACTGGAATGGAGATCGGACCGTATCAATTGGAAATGTTCACACCGGGACGAATTCTAGCCGCAGAACTGTTTTGGCTTTCTAAGCTAAGCACAACCGGTGAACACATTCTTGTTGTCTTCTCTATGGACCCAACCTCATATTGGGCGAACTCCGACTCTTTCGTTTTTAGTGCGATTGGAGTGAGTGATAGCGGGCTTGGTTACTTAGATACAACCGAATATTACCAGTCTCTGCGTTATGTTGGGCCATTTGCTGATATTCGTCGCGTGACATGGCAGGATGGTGGGATGAATAAGGTTGCTGTTTATACGCAGCTTGAAAGTTATACGTCCAATCCACTGTTTGTTCTTGACTTTGAGAATGTCGAGTTCGATGGGGATACTCGGACTATTAGTCAAAACCCAAGGTCCACTCCGACTTCGTTGAGTACTGACGGTAACCCACGTGTGGTTCCTTGTTGGAGTGTCGATAAGAACTCGGTAATCATCGCTGATATCAATAAAGGCATCCGAGTTGCTGATTTGGTTGGGGAAACTGAGACTCTATATGATCAGTATCCAATAGTGCAGAATGATAGTTTCTGTGGAATTCAAGCACTATCGATAACTAACCTACAGCCAGTCACGTGTTTAATACCGGTTGTATCATGAGAGCGAACGTATACGTAGAAACAGAGACAACCGAGCTCATCATCGAAGAAGAGGCACATACTAACCCGTATGTGTCTTTTGATAGCGGCGAGGTTATCACAGGAACCAATGAGCGAGGTGGTTCCCATAATACATACACGGTGGATATCGTAGATGAGTAAAAGATTAGTAGAGACTGATTACATAAACGCAGCAACGCGTCTCGGTGTTGATGTCGCTGCTGTCAAAGCAGTTGCAGAGGTTGAGAGTCGTAATGGTGGTTTTCTTCTCTCCGGTGAACCAGTGATCTTGTTCGAGCGTCACTGGATGCACAGGTTGCTCCGTAAGAAAGGCATCACACCGCCTCAGAATAGCCCTGTGGCGATGATTAAGGCTGGTGGGTATCTCGGTGGGACTCGTGAGCATAAACGCCTACAGGAAGCCGCTCTGATCGACCGTGAGTGTGCTCTGATGTCGTGTTCGTGGGGTTTGTTCCAGATCATGGGCTTCCATTGGGAATTCCTTGGCTATCCATCCCTACAGGCGTTCATCAATGCTATGTATAAGGATGAGGCATCTCAGATGGATGCATTCATTCGGTTCATTGAAAACTACACTGGTGGAAAACTTCACAAGGCGTTGAAAGAGCATGACTGGGCGAAGTTTTCATTCATTTACAACGGACCGGCATACAAGAAATACTCGTATGACAGTAAGATTGCTGCTGCATACAACAAATTTAATCGTTAATAGGAGAACGACGTGAACTATATCAATGTAACACTAACCGCTGGCGTTTGGACTAACATGAATACTGCCAGTGGTATTGCTGCTGGTGCTGCTGTATTCGTGAAGAACCTCGGTAACACGCTGGTTCGGTTTCAACAAGCAGCGTCTGAGCCCACTGGCGAAGTTGGGGATATCCTAACTCCGATGAGCCGTGCTTATGCACACAAGGATGTTCCTGCTGGTGGAGCTGCTATTTGGGTTAAGGCAGATTACGCTTGTGAGGTTGTTATTGGGGAGGTCGTGTGACGTAATTCCACGATACTAAGTTGATCAAATGGGCGAAAAGTGTAATGAAAAGGATACTACACAAGGTTTTCAATGAGCAGAAGTTCTTTCGTCGCCTGATTCTTATCTGGGTCTTAGTGATTCTGACTCATTGGTCGCTATTCATGATGAATGAAGAATTGCTGAAGACAATCAGTCCTGCCGGTGCTACAGTTGTTACAGGCATCTTTGGGATGCTAACAACAGTTATTGGTTTCTACCAGTGGCACAGAAAGGCAGATGACGACAAAGAGCGAGAGCTAAGTAAGAGAAAGGAGACAGAAAATGATTCTGAGTAAAGTGAAAGCATGGTTCATGGATAAGGCAGTTGTGATACTTCTCACGCTGGTTGTTAGCCTTGCTGGTGCGCTTGGTACTGTCTCGTATCTGTACAACGAGAAACTGACTGAGAATGCTCAACTGCTCACTGAGAAGAAGAATCTGGCTGTGGCTGTAGAAGGGTGTGAGGCACGAGTTCGTACCCTACTGCTGATCAATGGCGATATTGTTGAAGCAGATACAGTAACAGATACAGCCATTGATGATTCACATGAACAGTTCTCTGATCTGCTGAACACGATCAAAGACCTACAACGAAAGAAAGACTGTGCTTCTCAGGTAATCCACGAGGAAACCACAAATGAACAAACTGAAAATAGTGACAATGATGCTGCTGATATCGATACTCTGTACAGGGTGCTTTTTCACGCGCACTGTCTATCAGCAGGTTCCGGTTCCTGTGACGATACCTGAGAAGTATTTCGCAGAGTGTGTCATGGTAGCACCAGATCCCGGTGCGAAGTCGAAGGATGAGCTTCTAACCAAGCTCTCCTTTGCGTATGTAAAATCAGCAGAGAATGTTGCGGAGTGTAATATCAAGAGAAGCACTGGGTTAGCTCTCCAACGTAAGATTGCTGCACGGATTAGTTTGGAGACTGATGATGGTAACACTGCTGATACTGGTGTGATCAGTTCGTGGTCTAAGCCGCAAATTATTCCATAAGCACTAAATAGTAATGTAACTTTTTCAACTAGGAGAAAAACAAATGGCTGTAACAATCGTACAACGTACAATCGGTGGCGTCGAGAAAGATGCTGTTGTGGTAGCTGGTGCCGCTGAGACTGAAGAAATTCTGCTCGACGAACAACTCATGGCTGCTGACTATAAGTTTCTGGATGAAGTAGATTCCACTACCATTGAAGGTAATGAGAGTGCAACATTTATTGAGAAGTTTGCTGTAGCTGTACTTTCAATCGGTATCAGCGCTGTAGGCTTCTTTGCTGCTCGCACTCATCTAACTACCGAACTTCAGGCTGCTGCAAACAAGCGTATTGTTGCTGGTGATCTGGTAGCTGCCATCCAATCACTGGAAGATCGTGTTGCTGCACTTGAAACAGCGCCGTAAAACCAACAATAAATAACAATAATAAGTAATTTGCGGGGCGAATAGCCCCGTCTTTTTGTTTTAAGGAAGTTAGATATGGTTGATAGTAACGACGTTCATGAAAGACTGACAAGACTTGAGGACACCGACCGTCAACTTACGCAGGAAGTCAATAAGCTTCAGAATAAGTTGGATAACGCATTACTGACGCTTACGAATAACGTCAACAATCTTACGAATGCAATTCATGTTTTACAGGAGTCGCAATCTCAACAAACTGCTCTACAACACTCGATGATCGTTCTTCAGGAGCGTGCATCTGTTCTACCAACGATGCAAACCGAACTAAATCGCCTTGTAGTTGACTCTGCCACAAACAATCTGATACTGAAAGGAATTCGGTTCTTAGCTGGTGCTGTGGTGGTTGCTGTTTTTGGTGGGTTAGCCACGCTTCTCGTCGGAGGGTAAGCAAATGTGGGTTGACATGATCGGTGGTATAAATGCGACAGTGTTCGCATTGGTCCTCTACAAGAGTATCATCGTTCTGGTGCGTCTTGTAAAAACAGACGGCGCATATAAAACGGCATCGGTCTTCGCCACCGTTTTCACAATGATCTCATGCATCTTGTTTGGTGCAACACAATTTTACCTCATGGATATTGCAAGCCAGTTTGACGAAGCAGTCATCTGGTTATGGTCCGCTATGAACTTCTTTGTAAGCTCGTCCTTCCTGATCTACACCGTATGGATAGATATCTGGACATCTATTACTTGTAAGTATCGGAGAAAATCTGAAATCAGATTTTAGAGGGAATCAGAAACTGATCCCCCACACCTCATCATCCATATTGACCTCGTCAATATTGTTTACCCTGTCATAGACATCATCATCAAAGTTCGCAAGCTGTGGAAGCATATTCATCAGCAAGACAAGCGCCATCACCAAGTCATCCTTCGCACCTTTCTCAGCAGCAAACCCAGCTCCCTGCTTGATGAAGAACTTTAGCTCCGTCAAAACTTTGATGGAGTGTAGCGTCATGCGGTTGGTCTCAACCAAGTCCTTCAGCGACATACAGCCTGTCATCTTCTTCGGGTTGGTAGTATACGTGCCCAGTCGGGTGATAGTGCCATCTTTATTGATGTCCGAGATCATGATAGCATTCTGAAGAGCGTCATTGGTGCTGTTCTCGATCAGACGGATGATGCCCTGACCGATACTGTTCGCTTCTACAGTGTAGTAGACATCAACCGCCCCTTCATCGAATAGGTGCTCAATGAACGCAACGATCTCCTTGAAGTACATGGTCTGGTTCAGCGTATTGTTTGAGAACTCTGCAACCTGCTCAAACGTCTCCACGTCTACAGCCTGAATAGCATGGTTATCCTTCGAGATACCTTCAGCCACGTCACATGCAAACGCGATACGTCTTCCTTTGAAGCTCTCGACATAGATATCAAAGAACGTCCTGAACGTCCTTACTGGCTCCTTCGATGGGAGTGCTTCAAGAATCGAAGAGTTGATCAACAGGGGACTGTCAGACACGAACGCGCCTTCGTATTCCTGATGATACTTTTCCTTCGACATCTTACCAAGCATCTTCTTCTTGAACTCTTCAGTACGACCGGGGATCAGCTTGTAATCCACTTTCATGTACGCGAAGCCGTTACGCTTAGCCATGGCACCGAATGCCAGCTCAGCATATTTCCCTACAGTACCACGAGGGGTAGAGATGAAGATTGCCTTGGTTGTACTCTCTTCACCATCCGCAGTCAGCGATGGTAGCAGAGCAGTATAGAATTCTTCAGCCACCAGTGGGCTCACGAACGCAAATTCGTCGACGATAGCCAATTGGTTAGTACGACCACGAAGAGCGTTCTCACTGGTTACCTGTACATAGATTTGTGAACCATGAGCGAATGCAACCTCAGTACGGTTGTACAAAGTAACAGCAGGCTTCAGGAAGTCAGGCAGTTCTTCATACGCAGTCTTCACACGCGCAAGGAAGTCCTTACAGTTCGCTGTTTTGAACGATGTGAAACCTACGGTGAAGTCGTCGGTGAAAATCGCCTGATGTAGAGCGTACAATCCAAGCGTAATAGTCTTTCCCGATTGACGCGGTGCGTTGACACACGTCATTTGCTCATCACAAATTAACCGAATCAAATCTTCTTGATAGATTCGAGGCTCGTAAAGTTTACGACCCTTTGGTGTTACTACCTTACAGTAGGTCGTCATGAAGTAGAACGGATCAGCAGCACACTTGATCCACTCTTCATCTTCTTCTTTGGTTCGAGGTTTCTCAGCACCGGGTTTCTTGACAAGCGCCTCGACGACATTGTACTGTCCCATGAAATCATCTCCTTTTTAATTTATTTATAGGATTTTTCAATGGAAAAAGAGATTCTGAGTAAATACCTCAATTACAACAGACGGACTGGGATTTTCACATGGAAGAAACGTGGTGATAAACGTTTCGATTCGCGATATGCTGGAACCCCTGCTGGAACCATCCATGTCTCCACTACCGGGCGCAAGTCGGTGAAGATTAAGATCGAAGGAAAGAGCTACTACGCTCATCGGTTAGCATGGATTATGGTGACTGGTGCCCACCCAGAAGGTGTCATCGATCACATCGATCACAATCCCCTGAACAACAAGTGGAAGAACCTTCGTGACGTCTCACAGGCTGACAACATGAAGAACCGGAAGATGCCAGTGACCAACAAGACTGGGATACCAAACTGTTTCTTCTGCAACAAAAAGAAGAAGTACGTGGTGAAGATCGCCCCATTTGGTGAGGTGGGATATGCCACCAACAAGGTAGACGCTGCGAAGCTATCGAAATCTGCGAGAATTCGTGCTGGATATCACCATTCTCACGGAAAAAATGCACTTTTTGATAAATATAAGTGTGAGAGGTTTTTCCTTCCTTTTTCCCTCTCATATAGGAAACCCGCCGATTGGCGGGTTTTTTGTTACCTCATTCTGCGACCTAGTATCCCTTCTCGGTTCATCCGTTTGATCAGTGTTTGTTTGAACTGAACTGCCTTATCAGTCCTGTCTCTCCTATCAGACTGTTGGAACCCTCGATATGTAATACCAAGAACGTAAGATTTGTCCATGAGGTCGTCAAATGTGAAGCGATCCCAAATCTTCTGGTATTTCCGATATGCCTGATATACGTTGTGCGTCATAGCTTCCATCTCGTAGTCGGTGAGATATATCTCGCTCTTACCACGCTTACGAATTTTGTCTAGGTTCTTTCCACCAGTAGTATCGACATCATCAACTGACTTTCTGATCATTCTCGTTAAGTGCTTGTTATTCCTGATGTCATCAACGTAGTGAGCCAGCTCGTGGTAGATAGATTCTTTCACGCGGTTAGGGGACAGGTCGCGTTGTAGTTGGTTCAGGAATCCGGGCATCTTTTCTTTGATGCCGTTGATAGTTCCATCACCATATTGTTTCATGAATTTCAGTGCCTCTTGGCTGATACTCAATGATAGAATACCAGTGTGGGAGTTGTAGTGATTTCCTTCTCGGTTAACGAGGATGCTGATAGGTGCCTCGGCAAATACCAGTTTCAATTCATTTGACGCGAACAGATTGCGGCGAATGATCGTTGGTGGTGTGAGAAGACGAACCGAAACGTCATCAGCGTGTCCGCCGTTGAACAGTTTCTGTACATCATCTCTGAATAACTGCGTATAAATCCTATCCACGTCTTTCGCCAGTTCAGTACGAAGAGCTTCGGTCAATAGCTCGTCTTTGTTTTCAAACAATTCTTCAATATTCATTCTAGGTATCCTAATCTTTCTACTTCGGCATGAATCGCTTCAGCCAGATCGATGACGTTTCCTACACGGAATTTCACCATCAGTGTTCGGAGCTTCTGCATAGACTCCCGCTTTGTTTCGTTGAACATATCGTTCTTCAATTTACCGATCATTTCTTTCCTGTAGTACGGGTTATTGTACCCATACGGGCCAGTGAAGAAGAACATCATTTCCTTGGTCGGTCGCTTTCCCTTCAGTAGCATCTCGCCAATGAGGATAAGGTTACGCAGAGCGTCAGTCTCGTATGGCTTGTAACGTCGACTTGGTGCGTCGCCGAACATCGGAGAGCCTTCGCTGCGATTGACAACAGCACCAAGACCAGCCGGGTTTCTACCGGTTAGCATCGTACTCTGGGTGTCAAATACTCTAACAGGGACTCCAGCTCGTTTGGCAGCGAAAATCAGCTTATTGAGACCGCGATGAGTGTCTTTCATTGGCTCATCGCTGAACGTGCTTCTACGAGGCTCTTTCATCATGATATCGACACTCATGATGTACTTCAGCGCCGGGATCGTTCTGGTTGGTGAGAAGATGCGATCTTCCATCTCATCATTCAACGGAACACCGTGCTCGTTTCTGAACGAATCGCCCCAATAATCGACTGGCTTGCCAGCATAGGTCTGAGCAAGCTTTCGCCCATCCAAGACAAAGATGACAGTTCCATTAAACATACTGTTCTCACTATTATGGTAGCTACCAGCACGACTACGTGTGGTACTTAGATAGAACATAGGCTTACCAGACTTCATTTCTGCATCTTTCGCAAAATCGGCACTAAGGATAAAGCGATTGTCCTCAATGATACTGGCTGCTTGCATTATGCCAGTTGAGTGATAGAGAACATTGCTGATCCCCTCAAATAGTTCTTCTACTTTCATCCGAATTTAAACCCCATGTTTGTAAGCATTGATTTGAACTCCTTCACAGAGTCATTATATGTTCTTTGTATATTCCGCAACAGGTAGTTGGTAGTTGGGATTCCTCGTTCTGATGTAACAGTGATAAAAGGAATACCTTTCAGCTCTTTCACCACATCGATAATGTGTCGAAGCTGTTCGTTGTAGTCACCATCGAGGTTATCCCCACCACCAGAACGGTACACCTCTCGTGGCATATAGATGATTGCTCTGGTGATATACCGACGAATGCCTTTGATCTCGTTCGTATAGATACGATCTTCCATCTGTGATCCCTTGCCTCTTAGGTGTACGATCTGCCAGTCATCTTCATCCATTTCTTCACGCCCAACAGGTGAACCGCTGTAGCGTTGACCCAGAGCTTCACCATCGAGCTCGAAGAGTACACCAATCATTCGGTGGTCGCGTGGGTTTGACCCCATGACCGACCGGCTGAATGAGATTTCACCGATTCGTGAACGCATGGTATTCGAGCGAAGGATACCGCTCGCATGATCGAACGTGGTGAAATGATAGAGAGTCTTGGAAACTCCCTCGAAAAGGTCTTCAACTCTCATTTCTTAACCAGTCTGACCTTCTCTGCAAGCTCAGCACGACTCAAAGGCTTGTACTCAGCGGTGCTTTCTTCATCTTCACCAGCGCCGTCTTTGGCAACCTCTGACCCCGTCTTACCGGCATTCGCCTTAACGATGCGTTTAGCCATCTCTTCGAGGTACTTCTTCTTGTAGATAGCGTCTTTGGCTTGGTTCAGGTATCGCTCGCATACCTCAAGGTACTTCACCCGGTTCTTTGGTTCGATCAAGGCGATATCATCCATCTGCTCCTTGTACGCCTTTAGCGCAAGGTCAGCAATCAAGTCAAGGTTTTTCAGCTCGCGCTCGTCTGGGATGTGTACGGCTACGTAGTCATCATCGATCATGTTGTCTGTTGCGATATTGAATTCGTCATCTAGTGGGTTCTTTGACATGGTCTTCTCCTGTCGTTCCTAGTATTTAGTCGCTTGGGATATGTCTATGAAATGGAAGGATTTTTCATTCTTTGAATACAGTAATAAGTATTGAGTCGCTAGGCTCGCTGTCGCTCGCTACGCTCCTCACCCGTTCACTGGATTTTCGTTGAAGTTTCATTGGAATATATTAGGGAAATAAATTTGATCAATCGGTTTTGATTTATGAATAGAAAAAGTCAATGAACAATTTTTTTTAGGTGGGTTATAAATATTCCTAAGCGGTGTGCGTCGATAGGAGCATCCTGAACTATGAGTAAAACACGTAAGCAGCATCTGAATACTGAAAACGAGAGTGAGAGTAATGTCCGTATACTGGGAGCCAACAAGAGGCTCCATTCGCATGACGTGAAACCATTCAAAGCAAAAAGTGAGAACCAAGCAGAGTTTCTGCGACTCTACTACCAAGACATCCCCATCATCTCACTACACGGTTGGGCAGGTACAGGTAAGACATACTTAGCTCTGGCTGCTGCAATGGAAGAGGCGTTTGACAGTTCGAGCCCATATGAGAAAATCACCATCATCCGTTCTGCTGTAGAGGTTCGGAAGAAAGGGTTTCTACCGGGTACGGAAGAAGAGAAGATGGCAGTTTATGAACGCCCATACGAGAGTATCTTCCGAGAGCTTCTTAGTTTCAAAGATGGCTACCGACATGCCAAGGCACTGGGTCAGGTAGACTTCATTTCATCTTCATTCCTACGTGGCGACACGTTCAATGATCAGATCGTCATCGTCGACGAAGCTGAGAACATGGACTACGCCGAGTTATCAACCATTATGACCCGTGTCGGTGTCAATTGCCGAATGATCTTCATCGGTGACGACCGACAAACCGATCTCACACGCCATCGTGAGGTGTCCGGTTTTAACCAACTTCGCAAGGTTCTGAACGAAATGAGCCAAGACCTAGTTGGTATGGTAGATTTCACCCAAGACGATATTGTCCGCAGTGAGATCGTAAAACAATTCCTGATCGCAGAATCTCGAATCTAAGCAGTACCGTCCACCGCTAACATTAAACGCCCAAGTATTGACTTGGGCGTTTTTGTTTGTAAATATATCGTCTTATTTGGAGAAACAGATGAGCTTTGAAAACCTGATTTACGAAGAGATGGAGTTGTTAGAAGCAGCCCGTTTCGATCAAACTGCTAGAAAAGTAGTGCTTCGCAATATTAACCGGTTTCGTTTCGGTATAGAATTTGAGTTTAACGTAACCGAAGGTGCCAACGCGCTCAACGAGTTCCTTCCTCCAGATGAGCAAGAGAACCCTATCACCAAGAAGATTGTTGCCCCTGTGAAACTTCTCTCTCGTGGCATCAAGAATATCCAGTCATACAGTCGCACCACCATTCAAGAGTACGCTGACGATATCGAAGGTTTTATTTTCGACACGACGACCATCGACGAAGTGGAAAAAGAATATATCCAAGAGACAGTTCTCCCAGAAGCGGCTAAGATTGCATACGAGTTCGGTGTGAGCATCTTGAAACCGAGTCAGGAGATCGTCAGTTCGTATAAGGGCGATATCACCCGAGGTATGGGCATAGCATACAGTCTCATGGGACCAAAGGGTTCAGCCAAGGCACGATCCATTGTTGCTGCTGCTGGGTTACGCCAGAGCCCGTCAATCGACAAGAGGAGCGCATTGGTTGTCTTTGAGGCGATGAGTGCCATCGTTGATTATCTGGATCAAGACTGTGAGTTCGTTTCGCCGAATATCAGTGAGAAAGCTCTGAATGATGGCATCGTCAGCGTTATTGATGCAGATCGCGATGGCGACGTGATGAAGACTAAGGTCGAAATCGTTGCAGCCGGTATTCCTGTTGATTCTCGATATATTGACAGAGTAACCCCTGACATTACTGTCCCCGATGGGGTGGAAGTGATCACAAAACCACTTCGATATGAAGAAATCCTAGACGTCATGGATGAGATGTTTCAGTTTATTCGAAAGGTCGGTGGCACAGACAACAGCACTGGCATGCACCTGAACGTCTCTATCGACAATGGTTTGAGTCTGGACAAGATTGATATCGTGAAGATGATGATGCTGATGGACGTTGACTTCTATCAAGGGCGGTCTCGTGGGTCGAAGAAGTTCATGAAGTTCCCACTACGCAACCAGTTCGTCATGCCAATAACCGATTTCCTTACCAGCAGCTCGAATCGTAGCGGTGAGACACCAGTCGAAGAACTGGCACGACTCTATAAGTTTAACGGTTCCCGAAATTTCTTGGATGAGTTCTCCAAGATGGTTCTCCGTGACAACGCCAAGGAACGTGCCATCAACTTGAGACACATGCTGCATGCTGACGTTTCTCAACGTCGTATCGAGTTCCGATTCTTCGGTGGTGCAGATTACGAAAGACGCTTTGATGAGATACAAAATGACATTCTGTTTATCTCTTATGTTATGCTAGTCGCTATGGACCCCACGTTCATGCGAGAAGAATACTATCGCAGCGTCATCCGACACCTTGATCGGGCAGCAAGAGATGTAACAAACGACCCTAATGTCAAAAGTTTCGCAGATTTGATAAAAAGGGTTGACGGTTAAATGAAACCGTCCTAAGATTCAAGCTGAAAAAGGAGAAGTAACATGAATTTTGAAGAAGCACTGAGCGCCGTCAAGAACGGCGAACGCGTATGTCGCGAAGGCTGGAATGGGAAGGGAATGTTCATTTTCCTTGTACCCGGTTCCCAGTTTCAGGTCAACCGCGCTCCTCTGATGGGTATCTTCCCAGAAGGAACTACCATCAACTACCAAGCACACATCGATATCTTTACTGCTCAGAAGACAGTTTCAGTGTGGCAACCGTCCAACGGTGATATGCTGGCAACCGACTGGCAAATCTTCACTGGTGAACCAGTAGCACTGCTTCAGGAGTCTGTGTAATGGTTGATCTGACTAAGATTCGCAAGGCTCTCACTAAACGAGACATCATGACGGAGATGAATGACCCTGACGCATGGATCAGCACGGGTAACGCGCTGTTGAACTATCGCATGACGGGTCGCATCGATGTCGGTATCCCAAACCGTCGTTCTGTTCTGTTGTGGGGCGAGAGCGGCACAGGCAAAACGTTTCTAACGTCGAACGCAGCACTGGACGCTCAACGCAAAGGCTATACTATCATCTACATGGACTCTGAAGATTCAATCTCTGAAGACTACATGACCAAGATTGGTATTTCGCTGGATGAAAACAAGTTCCTTCCGATCAATGTGGCAACCATTGAGGAAGCCACAGTCGCATTGTCTGAGATTTTCGGTATTCTGGAACCAGACTCTAAGTTCATCCTGATCATCGATTCTCTGGCTGGTCTGCTTTCTGAGAAGGAAGAAACCGAGTTTGAGAAGGGTATCACCAAGGGTGATATGGGTCAGTTCAGCAAGAAACTGAAGCTGTTCGTGAAAAACATCAACAAGAAGATCAGCAAGTATGATGCCTTCTGTGTAATGGTCACCCACGCGTACCAGAACCAAGACATGTTGAACGGCGAAGGTCGCTGGATTTGTACCGGTGGTAAGGGCTTCCAGTTTTTCCCTAGTATGGCTGTCAAGTTGGAAAAGGCTAAGCTGAAGGAAGGTGGTGAGGTTACTGCTGGTGTGCGCATCAAGTTCGAGGTCAGTAAGACTCGCTTCACCGCACCATTCCAGAAAGGTGAGCTACATGTTCCGTATACCAAGGGTCTGGACTTCAATGACGGTCTTCTTGAGGTACTGGAAGAAACTGGAATCGTCGGGAAGAACGGCGGCTGGTATAGCTACGAAGATGATGGTGAGACTGTGAAGTTTCAGGCCAGTAAACTTGACGATCACGTAGAGGCGCTAATGGTATTGTTCAACGAGAAGTTCGGTAAGGATGAGCTCGTTGAGAGTGATGAACACTTCGACGACGATATGTCAGAATGAACAAGGGGAGCTAAGCTCCCCTTTTCTTTTACTTAATTTGGGTATTAAAAATTCGCTACTTCATAAATAGAGACATAGGAGAATGTATGTATGTATCACTATGTCTATCGAATAACGTCCATTAGGGAACAAAAACACTACTACGGTAGTAGATCATCACGACAACACCCACGAGATGACCTTGGCGTGTCATATTTTTCATCTTCAAGTGATCAGTCTTTTTTGCTCGATCAAAAGGAAAACCCTCAATCCTACCGGTATAAGATCATTGTCGTAACCAAATGCAGGGAACGGGCGACGATGATCGAACAGAGGTTGCATAACATTTTCTCTGTGGACACGAATAAGAACTTCTTCAACCGAGCAAAGCAGACGAGCGAGAAGTTCTACCATGACGTAGCACACAACCGAGACAACCGCATTTTCACATTCACGCATAAGGATGGTAGGCAACAAACATGTAGTGTGTATGAAATGGGGGTTCTTTACAGTTCCAAGCACTTCGGTGGGCTTGTTAGAGGCATCCATCGATCTGTCAAAGGCTGGTCAGTTAGTAACCACAGCAGAACGAAACCACTTGACTTTGTGTGTATTCAAGATGTTATGTGTCATTTCGTAAACAAGATGAGTGGTGAAGAGTTTGTCGGGACGTATGGTGAGTTTGTTCTGAAAACTGGTATAGATTTCTCCCGAAATCGACCATTTTTCGACGGGAGAAAAGTAAGCAAAAATGACTGGATGTACAAAGACGCATACGACAAACACATTGAGCTGATTGAACGAAAGAGACCGTGTCCTGCTATCATAGACACCAAATTTCTGTTTGTTGTCAACAACATTGAAACAGAAACAACACCACGTATATTATCTGAGGAATCTGGTGTTGCTCTGAGCGAGTTACTGACACTGATCAGGGGTGACATTAAAACGTGTCGTGGGATTCATATGGCATGGAACCGTGAGAATTTCGCCCCGATTGGTAGGACAGACCAGAAGACATATCATTTGTGTTCTCCTAGTGGAGATACTGTTTCGCTTACTCGCGCTGATATGAAAGAGGTATTTGGTGTATCAGAAGGTGCAATTTCTATGTTTTTATCTGGAAAAACAAAGACATGTCGTGGTTATCGGAAATTAGACTGAAATGGGGTTGCTATATATTTAGCCATATGCTACTCTTCGGGCAATAGGAGTTCTTAATGAAGATTCAAGATATTCAAACCAAATTCGCAGCTCTACAAGCAAGATTCGATCAGCTATACGAAGACACAGTCGACGACATCAGTGTTTCTGATAAGGTACTAAAAGAGGCACTGTCCACACAGGTCGATCTTCAGCTTCAGTGGGGTATGTTCGGTAAGAACCTTTCACACCTGCACGACATATGTGAGATGGAAGTCGAGGCCGCATACGCCACAGCAGTTGGTAGAGAGATGAAAGACGGCTACAAGAGCGTGAATATCTCCGAGGCGAAAGAATATGCCAAAGCCGATGCCGACTACAAGGCTGCAAAGCGTCTTCTCATCGACATCCGACAGCTCCGTGACAACACACGCGAGATCAACGAGGCGATCATCAGCCGCAAGTACGTGCTGAACAACATCACTGGTGCTGTCATCGCCAGTGCAGAAAATCACATGATCTGAGGTGACATATGAGCCTAATGAACCGCATGCGCATTATCGACGACTTCTTCCATATTGAAGCAGACCCAGACACCCTTGAGTGGCTTTCTGGTAAGACGGATGAAGAACTTTCTGATATGATTGAGCGTCTTCAGAAAGAAAAAGAGGTCGCCATCCGACTCCAAAAAGACCTCACGATGTATCATAACAACATCAAGACCGCCATGCTGCTGATCGAGTACCGCGCTCTGAAGAAGCTGTCTAACAAGGTGATGGCGTCTGTCATTGGTGATGAAGAAGTCGAGGAAGAGATCGGGGGCATCTCGCTCACATGAAAGAACTCCAGCTTACAATCCATGACCATGTAAACTTTGAACTGGCTGGCCTGCGTCGTAAGGATATTGATTTTATTCGCGACAACACCGGTATCTTCGTCAAAGGCTGCTTCACTACGGCTGCATATAAAGCAAAGATTTGGGATGGCAGGGAGAGTCTGTTCGATGAGTCTGGCCTTGGATTCATCTATGAGCTGGATAAGGTTCTTGACAATGTTGAGCGCCTTGGGTACGACCTCGACGAAGACATCGACCTGATCGTAGAGCAAGAACCATTCAATCCCGATATCAAGGAGATCGATTCATCGTTCCTGCTTGAAGAGTCTGGACACCACCTACGCGACTATCAGGTCGACTGTATCAACGCAGCGATAAACAATCGCATGGGTCTGTTCGATGTTGGCACAAACGGTGGTAAGTCGTGGATTTGTGTCGGTATCTCAAAGGTTTACGACCCATTCATCAAAAGTGTTGTGATCGTTCCTACTGAGAAGCTCGCTAAGCAGACATATGCTGACTACGCTAAGACGAACCTGAACGCTGCTGTCCTCACGGCTAAAACCAAGCCTGCTGATCGGAAGAAGTTCATTCAGAACGCCCGCCACATCATCATCACCAACAAGCTGTTCATGAACTGTGTCAAAGAGTTTGCAAACTGCCAATGGGTAATTATGGTTGATGAAATTCACACGTTTGGCGACGTTTTCGCCGATATGCTTCGCTTCGACATGGGACACTGCCCTGTTCGCCTTGGTATGTCTGGCTCCATTCCGAAGGTGAAGGCTGATCCGTTCAAACGCAACAAGATTATGGCTCACTTGGGTGGTGGCATCCTGCGTACTGTCAAACAGAAAGAGCTTATGGAACGCGGTATCTCCAGTGCTATGAAGATTGAGATGGTTGTAACAAAGCATGCTGAGATCGAAGGTGTGATCGACGCGCTTGGTAAAGACTTTGACTGGTCAATAGAAGAAGACTATAACCTTTCTAATTCCGAGCGAATTCAGGCTATCGCGGACTTCATTGAAACCCGTCATAAGCAAGACCCAAAAAACACGCTGATTCTATGTCACGCTGGTCTTGGTAAGTTGATGTCTGATTACCTTGGCGTTGGGCTGATCGTGGACGAGACGAAGTCCGAAGTTCGAGACGATCTGTTCGCCAAGTTCGATGATATGGACGATCACATGTTCTGTGCTACGTTCGGAACTTCTGGTACTGGTATCTCATCCAACCGAATCTTCCGCCTGTACCTGATCGACGTGGGTAAGAACTACACGTACATCATGCAGGGCATCGGTCGTGGACTTCGTCGCGATGGTGTGGTTGATGAGGTTGAGGTGGTTGATGTTTCATCAAACAATCCTTTTGCTAAAAAGCACAGAAGAGAGCGATTGGCTATTTACAGGGAAGAGCATTACGAGTATACTGAAGGAACAAGCAACATCATTGTTTGAAAATTTGAGGATTTTTAATGAACTTTATTGATGAGGATATGAACCCAGTATCGTCGAAGACGGCTGGCTGCGTCGATACACAAATATTTGAGTTTTCCATCGAAGACGAAGACTATATGCTACGATACCAGTATACTTGGGATGTTATCGAGGGCGACTTCTTCAATGTTCGCATCGGTGAACTATCATTCGATATTCCGGCTGGGACATACATCCTATGTTCCTGTCCTGATGGAAACATTGACTGGATTATGATTGATGAACTAATCGGTCGCGATATTCAAGTCTTGACCATATCGAAGAACCTTCGTACATGGACACTGAACGATATCGCACTGAGAGATTACCGAAAAGACGGTAAGTGCTACTTCCCCATGTCCAAGGACAAAGCACCCATCCCGGTAACTTCCAATGACTGTGGCGGTATCATTCTGGTTAGTAGCATCGACCAGCACAACAAAATGAAAGACAAGACTTTTGAAATATTCTTCGTATGAGAGAGTATCTAGACGAGGCAAGACGCCGTATCCTTCTTGAAAATGGGTACAGTTTAGTAACAGCAGATACCATGGCTGAGAATATCATCCGTGGTAGAAGCATTGATTGGATGATCATCGACGACGATGTGGAGGGGTATGATGGGGAAGTCTACCAAACTTTGTACCACAAGGACATTCTCACGTCTCCTGAGCCTGAGTATGAAGATGTGCACATCAACGAAGACGAAGCGTTTGAACTGCTTGTTTCTCGGATAGAGGCTTCCCCGCGTTTCAGTGACAACCCAGCGTACATTGAAAGGCTTGAACAAGAGCTTACATATTTTCAAAAGAAACAGAACACAATTTTTCTATTACGAACTTCCGACGTTATACAGAAATTTAAGGAAAATGGTGTGGTGTGGGGTGTTGGGCGTGGAAGTTCCTGTGCGTCTCTGGTATGCTACCTCCTAGAGATCAATGACATCGACCCTGTCAAATATGACATTCCTTTCATTGAGCTTACTAAAATCGACGACAATGATTATTGACACATAGTCCTCGTTCCTGTACGATAAAATTTTTGGAGACAACTGAATGAACCCTGAAACATTTCGACCAATGAACGCCGATGTACTTCTGAAGCTGAAACCCCACCACGAAGCGAGTGGTTCTACTATCTTCTACAAGGAAGACATCAGTCAGAACGACATGCAGAACTTCACAGTGATCGCGGTTGGCCCCGATGTGAAGTACGTAAAGGTCGGTAACACCGTACTGGCATCATGGAAACGTATCACACCGCCGTTCGCACTGGAAAGCTCCAAGAAGGAGTACGGTGTTACCGCTGAGAAAGAAATCATGGCTATCATCGAGGAGTGACAAATGAGTCGCAGACTTTACACACGGTTGTCTTGTGTAGACACAGGAAACGAATCCCTTGGGGTAGTCGACATATTCAACACCGATGAAGGCGTCAGTACCAAGGAAGCATTTAAAACAGCGAAGCTTGCCACACCACTCAAGTCTGGTGTATACAAGATTGTTGGTCCTGTAGCAGGTTGTCAGGCTGACGGCGAGGATGGGTACTTTACTCGAAACGAGCTTAATATCGAGAATCAATACCTTGTTTACGATTCCAAGTCTCACTACTTGGATGTTATTCCTGCTGCTGATCTAGAAAGGCTTCGAGGTCTGTAATGGCTGAATATCATAAGATTGACATCGCAAGAGCGAAGAACCTGTTTCGTCGCATTGCCAAACACCAGCTAGCAAACCCAGACCGTGGTTGGAAGAATGTGTTCATCCATGGTGCTCCTGCTTTGGGTAAAAGCCAGATCGTTCGAGAGGTAGCAGAAGAGATCGGCGCTGATTTTATCGATGTACGCCTCGCTGGTGTTGATGCCTCTGCTGTACTTGGTCTTCCGTATGTATGGGAGGGTTCTCAGTTCTTTTCCACTCATACATGGTTCCCTACCGGTGAACGTCCTACTATCATTTTCTTCGACGAGCTGAAAAATGCGCTACCGGATACGCTGGTTGCATCTTTCGCGTTGATTCTCGACCGAAAGCTTCAGAACGGTAAAAAGCTGCCGGACAATGTGATAATCGTCGCCGCTGGCAATATGAGAACCGATAAGACTGGTGCTCGGGAACTGTCAGTCGCAATGGCTACTCGTTTCGCTGTTCACATGGTTATCGATCCTGAGTCGGCGAAAAACACGTTCATCCCATACGCCATCGACCGAAAGCTAAACCCGCACATCATCGGTTATTGCTCGTGGAAGAGGGACCACATCTACTTCGTTGGATCGAATGATGACTCTATCACCAGCGCTGTTCCTCGAACATGGGAGTTGCTGAGTGGTATCATGGAGATGTTCTCCGAGAGTGAGTATGACAGTGATGAGTTCTACGACGCAACACTTGGATGTGTTGGTAGCGTAGTCGGTGCAAACTTCTGCGCCTATATGAAGTTCGCATCGAAACTACCTGACTGGTCTCGTGTGCGAAGCAATGACCCAACGTATGAGTACAAAATCCCGCGTGAAGAACCGGCTATCGAATTTGGGGTCGCCACTGGTCTTGCCGTAGAACTGATCGATGTCGTCGAGAACGACTCGTGTACCGATCTAACAGGATACGCTGAGATTGCAAATCAGCTCCAAGACGAGATGTTCATTGTGTTCTTTCGAGCGGTAAGAAGCTCAATTCGGGTAGGCGTGAGTATTATTTCCAACCCGCTATTCTCTGGGCATTGGGAACGTCTCAAAACGAGAATCAAGTGATGAGTATTTTCAGCGACCTTGGCATCGAGACTGTAGATGTACCAGAGTCATATACCCGTGCGTTAGCTGACACACGGGTTCAGATGATTCTGGCTTCTCCTCTTTTCTCATACCTCATTGCAAAAGTAGACGAGATAGGGTTTAGTCGTTTTGAACAAACAGCATTCGCCGTTGTGCACGAAGAGAGAACCGGGATATACTTCAATGATCAATTCTTCGGTAGTCTGACTCTGGAGGAACGAGCATTTGTCTTGTATCATGAGCTCTCTCATATATACAAGACGCATATCGAGCGGATGATTGATTTGGGGTATCGAAAGGAACGCTGGAACCGAGCCACTGACTATCAGATTAACCTCGATGCTGCTGGTGTGTACCTAAATGATAACGGTGATGTTGTTTATAATAAACGTTATCGAAAGTATATGTCTCTTCCTGCTGGTGGTTTATACGATCAGAAGTATCTTGGTATGTCGTCTGACGAGATATATGATCTCCTTGATGATGATCCAGAGAATGACACTAACCATTTCGTCGGTAATGGGGGATCGAAAAAACTCATTGAGCAACAGATTCGAGACGTCCAAGCAGCAACTACTTACGCAGAGATGACAGATCACGGTGTTGGTGTTGGTGATTGTGTTGGTGAAACGTACGTGATCAGGAGATTTCGCGAGTTGTATAAGCCGGTGGCTGACTGGGGTGCAATGTTCTTTGCTGCGATTGACAGTACGGTCCCGTCTCGACGCAGTTACATGAAATACTCGTCATTGAACCAACCAAACGGTGGGGTTATTTTCCCTGCAAACCATGGAAAGAAAATAAAAATCGCATTCGCCGTTGACACATCCGGCTCAATGGGAGACGATGACTACCTGAGAGCAGTCTCCGAGTTAGACGGTATCATGAATAGTTATGAGAGCTGGGAGATCACACTCTTCAACTGTGACACTCAAGCGCATAAAATCGGTACTTTCACCTCGGAGGATGGTATCACAGTGCGAGAAATCGCAGAAAAGACGATTGGGGGTGGTGGTACATACATGAGCCCAATCATCGAAGAAGTTGAAAGAAGTATCGAAGCCGATGATGAAAAAATCAACGCGGTTGTTATAATAACAGACGGTTATATTTCTGATGGCGATATTGACAACGCAATCAGATCAGATATAATGCTCATCGTTGTGGTAACAAAAGCAAAAACCCTAAAATTGAAAAAGGCAGTCACAATCCATGTTGAGTAAAACCACTAACGTAACAGCAAAATCGAAGAGCGATGAAGATATGGACGATATGGGTCCATCGTCCATCATGGTCGGCGTTGATCAAGAAGTAGGACGGGTAGTCTTGCAGATACGGGGTGCTATTCAACAACCAGCCGTCTACTCAGACGCTCTGAATTCTCTCCGTGAGATGGCTCGTCAGTACGACACGTGCATGGTCTACCTCAACTCCCCCGGTGGGGATGTATCAACCCTCTGTGAGCTCATGGATATTCTCAAGACATATCGAAACCTGATCACCATCGTGAACGGTATTGCCATGTCTGCTGCTTTCATGATCTGGTGTATGGGGAACGTCCGCGTCACCTCAAGAACTTCCCTTATTATGGCGCATCGGGAAGGGTATCAGTATACTGGTAAAACACCACAACATGTTGTATTCTCTGAAGTGAACCAACGTCTTTTCCAGCCGATCTTTGCTACATACGTAGTACGCGGGATTATGACAGAGGAAGAAGTGAATGACGCTGGTAAGACAGACGTCTTCTTCACCGGAAATGAAATGATTGAACGAGGGGTGGCTATCAGCTACGAATCTTTCATCGAAGCGGACACCACTCTACCAGTCCCGTATCATCGCTCGTATATCAACATTGGTGGTATCGAGTACGAGCTGTTGGACTCCTGTTGTGGCGTCCGTGTTAATGCGTTAGAAACCGATGACGACTTCAATGTCGCAGTAAACCTTATCGAACTTCATTACAATACTGAGATCACCAGTGGTGGTTCTGGTATTGTTGGCGAAGACGAAGTAAACATCACTAATATGCAGTAAAAGGAAAATACCATGAAACACGAAACAAAAAGCAATGTACGTCAACTGAGCAGTGCGGAACGTCGATTCCGCAGTGTTATGCATCAATTGCGCACCAAAAACCGCCCTTCCGATAAGGAAACTCAGGTAGAGATTTCTCATCATGTGAAGAAAATCCACGACTATGGTTTTGGTTTCTTCCCGAATCATTACGTCATGGATAGTATCATTGCGTTGGAAGGTATTTCCAACCGAATCCAAGGAAAATAAGGGGACAACATGTCAGATATCATTTTTTCAGCAGAAGTATTGACCAAACTCGACAACGCCGTACAGGAAGCAGCAGACAGCCTTGTCCGCCAGCAAGGCGAGAAAGACCTTCGCGCAGAGATCGCATCGATGGTTAAAGAAGAAGTCGGGCTAACCACCGCCGAATTTAACGCACTGGTCAAGGAGCGTTACGATGACAGCATCAGCGAGAAGATCGCGAAGCTGGAGCTCACCGTTGAGCTGAACGAGAAGCTCACTGACCACCGTCGAAAAACCCGAACAGCTACTGCCATTCCGGCACCGGTTGACGGCGACTCGGACAGCGAGTAAAATAGAAAGGGGCTCTGAGCCCCTTTCTTGTTTTGGAGAGTTTCATGAACTACAACTATATTGACGCAGTAGCCACCTCAGACGAGTTGACTGTGTGGTGCCGCGACAAAGATGGGGAGTTGATTGTCGAGACTCACCCCATCTCCAAATACCTGTACTGCTACCAGCTAGACAACAGCGGTAACCCGGATGCGAAAGACCTCTTCGGTCGTCCCCTCAAACGCATGAACTTTGAAGATCGCTGGACTTTCAATAAATTCGTTGACAGCAGGCAGTCACTCTATGAAAGCGACGTATCACCGACGTACAAATGCCTCATCGACACATACGCTGCTGCCCCTTTGGATGCTCCCTATAACGTCTTCCTGTATGATATCGAGGTCTTCTTTGACCTGAACGACGGAAACGGATACCCATCACCACAAAACCCATACGGGTACATTAACTCGTTCCAAGCTTTTGACACCAAGCGTCAAGAGTATCTCATCTTGAAGCTCGATGAAGCTAAGGTGAAGGTAACCGACAAGTACGGTGAGTATCCTGTCGTGACCATCTCGTGTCGTGATGAACGTGAGCTACTCGAAACACTTGCAGACATGCTGGAAGAGCGTGATGTTGACATCATGGCGGGTTGGTATACCAACGGCTTCGACTTACCGTATATCATGGAACGGGCGATCATGGAGTTCGGAGAGAAAGACGCGCTCCGCATGTTCTGTCGCGATGGCTTCAAAGCCAAGAAGCGTGAGTTTATCAATGATAATGCCGAAGAGCGTGTCGAATGGACACTTGTTGGTAGACAGCATCTTGATATGCTTGAGCTCTACAAGAAGTTCATCCCGTCTGAGAAGACTTCGTTCAGCCTCAGTGCCGTCTGTACTGAAGACTTGGGTATTGACAAGGTTGACTACGAGGGTGACCTTGGTGAGCTCTACCGCGAGAACCCTGACCTCTTCTTTGAATACGGTATCCACGACGCTCGTCTGTTACTGTACCTTGACCGTAAGCACCAGATCATTCGTCTGGCAGTAACCCTGTCTCGCATGAACAGTGTGTTCGCCCGAGACGTAGTTGGTTCTGTAAAGCCGATTGAAATGGGCTTCCTGAAGTTCTGCCATAGCCGTGGGGTTGTGTTGGCTGACAAGACTGGTAGTGAGAAGGAGAAGTTTGAGGGTGCTATCGTTTATGACACCATTTCAGGGCTTCACAAATGGGGCTTTACGGTCGACTTGACTGCTCTGTACCCCAGTGCCATGATGATGCTCGGACTCTCCACAGAGACGATGGTTGGGCAGCTCAACGGCGGATACAAAGATTATATCGCTGTAATGACCAAGAAAGACACAATGGTTATTCTTGATCAGATCATTGATGGGGAAGTCACCGATCACATCGAATGCAATGCTAGCGCACTCTATGATATTATCATTGAGAACGGCTGGTGTATCTCTGCGAATGGCACTCTCTTCAGTGGTGAATTCGGCTTGTTGTCTGTATACGTCAAAGACAGATTCGACACCCGTAAGATGTACCAGCGGATGAAGAAGGAGGCAGAAGAGCGGGGTGACGAAGATGAAGCAAACATCAATAACCTCTATCAGAGCGTGATGAAGATTATTTGTAACTCGCTGTATGGATGTATCAGTAACGCGCACTTCCGCCTCTACGACATCCGTCTGGCGAAGAGTATTACTCTGACCGGTCAGGTGATTAGTAAATTCCAAGCATACAAAGCAAACTCGTATGTGGAGGCACTGGCAAATGACTGATATGATCGATTTTGAAGAGACAAACGTGGTATGGGGTTGGAGAGACGACCCCAAAGAAGGGTATGTGTGGGATCAGTTACCGCTGAAGCATGCGATTGCTGGTGATACTGACTCGATCATGCTGACCTTGAACAGTGTCGTCGGAGAAGACGACTCACTTGACGATATCGTGGCTGTGGCAGACGAGATCGGTAATCTGACCAATGAAGCATTCCCAGACTTCTGTGTTCGAGCATTCAACACGCCTGAGTCTCGTAAGGGGACGGTAAAGACGGATCGCGAGGTAGTATTCGACAAGGCTCTGTTCCTGACGAAGAAGCGTTACATCATGCATGTTGTCGACTCTGAAGGAAAGCGCGTCGACAAGATGAAGATCATGGGTGTTGAGCTCAAGAAGTCCGACACATCCAAGGCGATTAAACAGATTCTCCGTAAGCTGGTGGATATGATTCTTGACGGTTATGATATGGATTATGTGTTGGATGAGGTTCAGAAGATGCGTCGTTCGTTTGAAGAGTTCAGCGCTATCGAGATTGCCAAGCCAATCAACGTCAAGACGCTGAAGCGCTGTCAGGATGCCTATGCCATGACGGGGTCGATGAAAGGTTTCCCGTATCAGGTACGAGCTACTATGTTCTGGAACGAGAACTGTGGTAAACTGGACAAGCAGATCATGCCGGGTGAAAAGGTTGGTCTGGTGTACATCAAACATCCGAAGAGCAAGTACATTGCGTTCCCGATTGATATGACAGTCTTTCCAGACTGGTTCGACGAGTTCAAGATTGACTATGCGACGGAATGGCTAAAAGCCAAGAAGAAAATTGAAAACTATCTTGCGTCCCTTGAGTGGGATGCCAAAGGAAGACGAGATGCAATCAAAAGAGACCTCTTCGGGTTCGACTGAACGTCGAAGCCAGTCAGGGCGCTTTGTCGCTCTGCGAAAAATCATCGATGGGCTCATTCGAGAGGGCTGGACTATCCAGTCCCGCTCGGAAGATGAGCCGGTGGTGTTGACACGCGGTCGTGGTACTGCTACCGTGAAGCCTTCTGGAATCGTAGTGTACGGTTCTATCAAAAAAGACGAAACGGAGTAATTCCATGACCGACGAAGTCATCTTCCAAGAAACACCCGGTAGCATTCGCTATATGCATGCCGATCTCATTGAGTACGCACTCAAAAGCGGCGAAATCGACATCATCGCACATCAGACCAATTGTCAGGGTGTTTTTGGCTCTGGCTTTGCTCGCGCTGTCGCAGTCAATTTTCCGCGTGTCGAGGCGTTTGACCAGAATATCGTCAAGGCGCTCAGGGAGGTAGAAAAGACACCTGCCGGTGAGACATATGTTACTCATGCTGCGAAGAATCCACAAACAGGGCATATTCTGTACGTCGCTAATATGTATGGTCAGGTATCTCCGGGGCCAAACACCGACTACGTGCTTCTTCGATCTGCCATCAAGCAACTTCGGGAATACTTGGTTCGATCCAAATACCCACTGCATCGTGTCAAGATTGGGCTCCCGATGGTTGGATGTGGTGTTGGTGGAGGAGACTGGGATGTTGTTTCTCGGATGCTCAGTGAAGAGTGGTATGACCTCAACTTTACCGTCTTCATCAAAGACAAAGAAATTTTTGACAAGGTAACAAACTCATGAAAGTATCAATTTTTTCTGATCTTCATACAGAAACTCGTCAGCGTATGACACCCGGTATGTTCAAGTATGTTGGAGCAAACTCCGACATCGTTCTGCTCTGTGGGGACATCGTCAACGCCAAGAACTACTATGATCTGGCTGCTATCCGTGCATTCATTCCGGCTCATGTGCCTGTACTGTTCATTCCGGGGAACCACGAGTTCTATGGTGCTGCGAGTGTCAAGAAACAGCGTCAGGATATGCGTGAACTGTGCCGTCGTACTGGCATCACCTATATGGATCGAAACACCTTCGAGTTTCATGGTCATCTGTTCATTGGTGCTACTGGCTGGTCTGATCTGAAGGCGTATTCAGATAAAGAACCACTTGAAGATCGAGTCAAGAACGTTCATTTTAATATCTCTGACTTCCATTTCCATAATGATTGGTCAGTGGAGCGAATGATCGAGAACGCGAAGCAGGACAAGAAGTTCATCAGTAAGGCGATCACAACTGCCGAGCAGAACAAGCTGATTCCGTTTGTTATGACTCACTTTCCACCGCTGGAATACCTGAACAACGAGGACTTCGAGTACAATGGAGTTTCTGCGTACTTCGTAAACCAGTGGCTTGAAGTTGCTCTTCGTGCGAAGTATTGGGCGTTTGGTCATGTTCACGGTCGTTGCAGGCAGGAGTTGATTGGTGATACAATGTTCATCTCAAATATGCAGGGTTACCCACGTGAGAGCGAAACAACATTCGATCCATATATGGTTATTGAAATTTAAAAAGGAAATATCATGAAAACGAAACAAAACGGTTTTACCATCATTGAGCTGCTGATCATCGTTGCGTTCATTCTGATTTGTGTGGTCGCGTTTTTCGGTTCAAGAGAGTCTCATGCTCAGGGCTTTCAAGGAAGCATGACGTACACTTGCGTCGACACCCGCGACGGATACGAGTTCACTTTTCAGACGAAGAACCAGCGACAGGTTTCAACCGGTTCTGTCACCGGTCACGTATACCTGATCGCACTGGACAATGAGCCGAAGATGATTCTTGTGAGTGAACTTCAGCTACAAGACTACTACCGCTGCCTGATCTCATCGGAGGGAATCTGATGTCATCCCTTCAGGCATCACAGATCACGGCACTCGTCGACTTGCTGGCAATGACCAGCAAGAAGACAGAGAAACTAGCCATCATCAACGGATTCGTTGGTAGTGGAAACAGTGTAGCATTGGTAGATTTTGATCGTTTCCTGATGTTCGTGTACGACGAGGTGCGGTATACCTACGGACGCACCAACATTGATCCTATTGTCGAAGAGTACAAAGGAACGACTGGAATCGGGGTTGGTCTCGAAAAGGTGTTCTCGCTATTTGAGAACATCAGTAGTGATGGGATTCGTGGTCATCGTAGTGATCATCTAATTCGTATGGTCTACTCTGCTGCGAACAATGATGAGCGTCGTGTCATCAAGATGATTTTTGAGCGTGATCTTCGTTGTGGTTGCGGTATCAGCACGTTTAACTCGTCTGACAGGGGTGTTGTTGTTGCTGAACATCCGTACCAACGCATGTCTAGCTTCTCTGAGAAGAAGCTGAAGAAGCTGAAAGATCGTAAGATCGCACAGTTGAAGGCTGATGGGAAATACGTCGATATCATTGTGTATCACAACACAGTACAGGTCTTCTCCAGAAACGGTAAGCCATGTGATGGACTGCTCACCGCTGATGAGGTCGAGCAACTGCTGGAGAAGCACAAGAACACGGTTATTCAAGGTGAAGCACTGGTTCTGAGCGACGATGGCACTGGTGTTATGGACAGGCAGACAGGTAACGGTTACCTGAATCAGAAACCAGAAGACATCGATTCCACAAGGGTTGTTTTCAGTGTCTGGAATCAAATACCGCTCGATTCGTTCTTTGCTGGGTCTGACGACACCCCGTACTCACAGATTTGGGATGACCTCGTCCATCAGATGACTGCTGGTCAATATCCGAGCAGCTTCTCGCTGATAAAGTATGTTGACTGTGTAAATTTCACACAGCTTGCAGACTTTTTCAATGAAGTTCGCTTGGCAGGCGAGGAAGGTCTGATCGTAAAAGACCCGAACGAGGTATGGAAGAACGGAACCAGCGGCAAGCACATGAAAATGAAGGTTGCTGTTGATGGTGAAGTCAAGGTTATCGGGATCAAGGAAGGCAAGGGGAAATATGCCGGTATGGTTGGGTCGCTCGAATGTGTGACTACCTGTGGAACTGTTCACTTCTTCTGTGCTGGCATCACCGACAAACAGCGAAAGGAATGGTTCAAAAACCCTGAGCTAATCGTAGACAAAATCATCACTGTTCGATACAATGATGTGGTATATGACGAGCGCACTGGTATGTACGCTCTCTATCTTCCTCGTTTTGTCGAGATTCGGACTGATCGAGATTTTGCCGACAGCCGAGAACGGCTGGTTGAACAGGTGACGGCATTCGTCGATCTGATCCAGCTTATGGACTAAAGAGGGGGCTTCAGCCCCCCTTTCTTTTGGAGAAAACTATGCTGGCAACAACATTCTTTGTCATCGCAATCACCCTTCCTGTCTATGTGGTGTTCATGTTCGCAGCACGTTACGTGTATGCGAAATATTTTCTTCATCGTCGAAAAGTACGCTACCGTTTCGGTGCTGATGATGGAATTTCCTACAAGGAAATCGCCATGGGTGGTGTCTTCTACTCGCTGGTGATTGGTGCGACTCTTCTTGTCGCTTTCAATAGTGCTGGTGATGACACACTGGTCATCAACGGTGAGGTCACCGGAAAGTATCGCGACCGCGTGTCATGTGAGCATTCATATCGTTGCAATTGCCGTCAGAGCTGCTCAGGATCGGGGTCAAACCGTTCCTGTACCGAAGTTTGCTCTACTTGCTATGAGCACTCATATGACTATGACTGGGTTGTCAAATCCAACGTCGGTAACATCCTGATTGATCGTGTGAACCGCCAAGGAACGCGTGAACCACCTCGTTGGACTGCTGTTCGCATCGGCGAGCCCTTCGCCAAGCGTTTCAGCTACTTCAACTACATCAAGGCATCACCGACGACGCTGTTCAACAACGTTGATGCTGAAAGTCTGCCTGCTATTGGCTACCCGACACGCATCACAGATTACTACCGTGCAGAGCGCGTCATCACGTATCAGACCAAGTACACTCCGTCTGGCAAGTTCAATGAACTGCTGAACGAGGGGCTGAAGACTCTACGCAGCCGCGCAGTGAACGTGAACGTCATCATCCATGGACACACCTCGGAAATCGATGATGACATCATGACGAAGCTCATTGGCGGTAAGATCAACGATGTAACAGTCTTGATTGGTGTTGAGCCGGATGGTACAATCAAGTCTGCTGGTGCATACTCTTGGAGTAAAAATCAGATGTTGACGATTGCGATCAGAGACGGTATCCTTGACGTCGCAACATTCGACAACAAACTGGTGAGTGATGTGATTCTGACAAGCATTACGAAACACTATGTCCCTCGTGACATCGAAGATTTTGCATACTTGGAAGACAGCATCGAAATCCCAAAGGGCGTCATCATCTTCGTGATCCTGTTCAGCATTTTCGCTCCGTTCGGGATCGCAATCATCGCAGCAAAACTTGATAGCTGAAAAAGGAAAGAAATCATGAAAGCAGTAGCAATTGTACTGGCAGTAATCCTGTCTCTGGGCATGATGGTTGGTGTTAGTGCCGTCGGTATGTACGTCACCTACGCGAACAAGGGTGTGCAGTTTGAGACACGCCTTAACGCCACATACGACGAGAACAAGGTTGTCCTGAACAACTACACCACGAAGGTGCAGGAAATCGCCCAAGTGCCTGACATGTTCAAGAATGACCTCGAAGACGTCATTGAGGCTACCTTCCAAGGTCGCTACGGTGAGAATGGCTCTCAGGCTGTGTTCCAGTGGATTCAGGAACAGAACATGAGCCTCGACCCCATGTTGTATCGTCAGATTCAGCAGGTTATGGAAGCCGGTCGTAACGAGTTTGCAGCGTCACAGAAGCAGCTCATTGATGTGAAGCGCAACTACGAAGCCGCGTTGAGCTACGTCTGGTCTGGATTCTGGCTTGACATCGCTGGCTACCCGAAGGTCGATCTGGACGACTTCAAGATCGTCACCCTCGGTGATGTCGATCAGAAGTTCGAGTCCGGCACTGACAGTGTCAACCAACTGCGCTGATCACCATGACAAACGTCAGCCGATATGAGTCCCTGTATGGGAACATCGAGGTCGATACCCGGAAGGCATTGAAATTCATCGATGCCTTTCAGGAGTACAAGGGTATCAATACCAAGACCATTGACAGCTTCTGTAGAGAGACTGGTGTTCATACTGAGATGATCAGTCCACTGTTTCTGGAGAACAAGGAGATCATCAAGAACTGTGATGCCCCTGTGAAATCAGCATGTGTTCTCTACAGCTACGGTGTCATCCACCATACAGATATGGTCGAAACACCGATCAACCTTGTGATCTTCAACACTGATGGGGCTACATTCAAATTCGTTGGGGATGACGACCGTGAGTATGAAGTGGTTACAGAACGCGGAAAAGGTCACTTGTTCAAACCACGGAAGTTGCATTCTCTTGCCCCACATGGTAAAATTCTCAAACCAATCGTGATGCTGGTAATCGAATTCGGTACACAACGAAAAAGGAAATTGAAATGAACGCAAACGATGTAAGAATGCTCGTTGAGCGTAGTGAACCTATTGACGGGTTTGGGGACTTCATCCGAGATGTAGTAGCAGAACGTTTTATCCGGTCTTCTGGGTCGATGATTCGTGTTTATCGCAGTGACATCATTCGGCATCTCAACAATGACATCGACGCAGGCAGAATTACTCGTGCATTTTACGGTGCAGGTTTCGTTGCAACATACAGGTGTGATGACCGCCCGTGTGCCGAACCATACTTCGAGGTCGTCCTTCCACCGGGGAATTCGTGAAGATTAACACGAAAAAGAATTTGACTTGGACACCGCTCGTGATGTATTATCCCAGCATGGTTTTGATGTGTTCTTTGAACCATTAAGCCCACTTAAAAAAAGCATGTTTAACTGTGGAAGTTCCACGGAGGAAAAAAGATGAGAAAACTGGCTAAACTGGTCGTTATTGACGAGATCAAAGAACACCCAAATGCAGATTCACTGGAACTCGCCATTATTGGTGGATGGCAGGTCTGTGTTCGTAAAGGTGAATTCTCACCACAATGTATCGCCATCTACATGGAAATCGACAGCATGTTGCCGCTGGACGATCCTCAGTTTGCGTTCCTTGCTGGTCGCAATGAGCGTGAGGTTGATGGTAAACGTTACGCTCGCATCAAAACCATGAAGCTGCGTGGTGAGCTGAGTCAGGGTCTTCTGATTCCTATCACCGACCCTGAGATTCGTGAGCTCACCGAATCTCTTCTGACTTACGTCGACCGAGACGGTGCTGTCGAAATGCTGAACATGGCTCTCTCACTGGATTACCGTCTCGGTATCATCAAGTACGAACCGAAACAGTCTGGTGCTGTGTTGTCTGGTGAGGCGAAGGGTAACTTTCCGTCGTTCATCCGTAAGACAGATCAGGAACGTTACCAAAACTGCAAGCGCAAGTACGAAGATGCTCGTGCTGCTGGTGAGGTGTTCGAGGTTTCTGTGAAGCTGGATGGTAGCTCTTTCACTGCATACATCAACGACGGTGAGACTGGTTTCTGTTCTCGAAACCTTGAGCTGAAGAAAGACAAACCGGGGAACGTCTTCTACGACATGTTCGTGAAATACGACCTCGACGCAAAGCTTCGTGAGTTTTCTCAGAAGATGGGCGAATCTGGTAATTTCGCAATTCAAGGCGAGGTTGTTGGACCGGGCATTCAATGTAACTTCGAGAATCTTGAGGAACACCGCCTGTTCGTTTACTCCGTATACGATATCGATGCACAAGAGTATCTGAAGCCGTCGGCAGCATCTCATCTGGTAAAACTGATGGGTCTGGACTATGTACCGGTTCTGAAGACTTTCTCCGAACTGCCGCTGTACGAAGAGCTCCAAGAATGGGCTACTGGTCCGTCTGCTTTCAACGGAAAGTATCGAGAAGGCATCGTCTTCAAGTCAGAAGAAGGTGACTTCACATTTAAAGCAGTCTCAACAAAATATCTTCTCAAAGAAAAGTGAGGACTGGGGGGCTTTCGCCCCCATTTTATTTTATGACTATCGAACTTTTAGAACACGACACATTCGGTTACCGGGCTCGGACAATCGAGAACGCGAAACAAGCTGATCATACAATCCTGTTCTGTGTGAACAAGAACAGTTCTGGGAGTGAGCTAACGAAGCGTTCCGCTGCTCGTTACACCATGGTCGGCGTCGACCGTGATGGGATCGACAACCACAACCGGATGAACCACATACGGCTGGAAGCTGGGATGCAGATCATCCGAGAGATCAGGGATATTGAATCACCAAAACTCAATATCGCCGGTAACACCATGTTTACATTCTACATGCACCATATTCGTCAGGAAGACGTCAACCAGTTCGTATATGACGTGCTTCGGATCGTCATGACCTATGTACCGATCAAAGAGATTCGCAGTGGTGGACAGACTGGTGCCGATGTAGCCGGTCTCGTCGCAGCACACAAGCTTGGTATCCCGGCTATCGGTCTTTACCCAGCAGAGTACATGATTCGGACGTTTGAGGGAGAAGATGTACACACGTCTGCCGATGAACAGATGTGGTATATCGAAAACTGGTCAGAAGCACTTGAAAACAACGTCATCCTCTGGTAAGCTACACCCTTTCAACGCACTTCAAAAGGTTACCCATGAAGATCACTACTCAACGTTCTGACCTGTACACTCAGCTTGAAGGTACAAAGTCGAAGAAAGTATCCATCCAAGCAAACGCGAAGATGTTTGAAATCCTGTTCTCTGGTATCTACCAGTACAAGATCGCTGCTATCGTTCGCGAACTCTGCACCAATGCATATGATTCCCATGCAGACGCCGGATGCCCTGAGAAGCCGTTCCGTGTCGTTCTTCCCAACGCTATTCACCCGTACTTTGAGGTCGAAGACTTCGGTATCGGTATGAATGAGGAAGACGCGTTCAACGTCTACTGTGTCATGGGTGAATCTACCAAATCAGAGCGCGATGACGTTGCCGGTGCATTTGGTCTGGGCTCCAAGACCCCATTCGCATACAAGAACAAGCAGTTCACCGTTCGTATGCGCAAAGATGGGGTTGAGATCACGGCTATGATGTATCTTGATGAACTCGGTGGCCCGATGATGACAATCGTCTCTCAAGTACCAACCATTGCTCCGAACGGTGTACTGGTGAAGATTCCTGTTGCGGAAGAGGACATCGATGAGTTCTACGCGGAAGCAGCGTTCTACCTGAGTTTCTTCCCGACTACCCCGGATGTTATCCACCCTGATTTCCGTCTGGCTTATCCTGACGCGCCTGCTGCTATGCGTGAGACTAGCACATGGTTCAGTGCCACACGTGACCGTGTTGGTATGAAAGCAGCAGTCGATGGAACCGAGATCATGGTTACCTCTGGACCTGTTGCCTACCCAGTATCTGCTCGCAACATCGGTGCAGAATACGATGAAATCGATTTGTCAACACGCCTGTTTGGTGTTAACACCCCGATGTTCATCAAGACTGACGTGAGTGAGGTTCGTCCTGCTACATCTCGTGAAGCGCTTCAGATCACCGATGAGTCAAAGGAAATCCTGCTGAAACGGTTCAGGGACGCTCTTCGCGACCGCCTTCAGGGCTTCTACGATATCGCAAACGATGACAGTATCCATCCGTTGCATCGCAATGCGATTCTAAATCAGAAATTTGGTACGCGGGTAAAGAATTACGTCGAGACGCGTGAAATGAACGCATTCGACTATATTGACTATGGTAAACACGTCTTTCGTGCAAACGGATTCAAGAGACGCAAGACAGTGAGAACACGGTCACTGGAGTTCACCCGCGCAAGGAACACGAGCGTGTTGGCTTCCTGCCAGCCAGCATACATTCGTGCAACGGAAAACGATGATGAGAACAGCAATATCTTCGAGTTTGATGCTGCTGGCAACCGTGTTCTAAGCGAACCACTTCGAATCATGCGAAACAACAGTGGGATCGTTTACAAGAAGACGATATTTGACGAGTTTGTTCCGCACCACTTCGATTACATCATCGATTACATCACGGATGCTACCGTTGCTCGTCTTGAGCGGGTCTTTGGTTGTAAGATCGAAGTAACCGACTACGCGGTTTATCATCAGATGTGGCTGGATGAGCGGAAGAAGAATCGTAAGAAGGGTGTTCACATCCGCCATGACAATAATACGTTCCGTGCTGGGTTCTTCAAACTCTCTCGTTTTAAGATGAAGAACTCGCTGCGGGTCGATCTGGCTTCTCAGATGCTGCTCACTGTGCCCGACGACTTCAAAGGACGTTACTACTTCGTCGACTCCCATGACAAGTGCGTTGTTGTTGGGAAACGTAGAATGGATACATATGAATTCGAACGGGTACTCGGTAACAGAATCGACCCCAAGAAGGTTGGCGATGACGAGCTGGTGTATATCTTACGCCGAACAAAAATCAATGAGAAAAAGATCGACGCTCTCGGTATACCGCATGTCGATGAGTTTATTGAAGAACGAGGATATGACTTCGAAGAGCGTTCATTGCGTCGTGTGATGCAAGATGAACGTTTCAACTACACCGATAACTTCCGTCAGCTCAAGACCATCATGGCGCTTGACGATGATATCGATCCATTCGCGAAGAAGGTATCTGCTCGGATCATTGAGCTACATGCCGAGCATGACACTACTGTTAGTGAGTACCAGCTAATCGGTGACGACTACATGATCGCATACACCAACTTCGTTATGTCGTATCTCAGAGAGTATTGGAAGCGTAAAGTAATCGAGTTCACTCACCGATACCCGTTGGTTATGTTGTCTGCGTTTTCCCGTGCGGTTGACACTGTTGCTGACATGACGGTTGCGGATGACGACTATGACGATACTATTGACGCCACTGACGCTGATGTGATCAACGCGAAAAAACTGATTGAACATTCCATGAATTATGTTATCATGGTCAACGAAAATGAAAAGGAGACTACAAATGTCTGATCGCAATTCAAAGATGCCCGAATCCGTCAAACGGGCGATCTACAACACATGGTTGAAGACCAACAACAAAACACGAACAGCAGAGCAACACGCTGTGTCTGCTCGTACCGTTGGTCGAATCGTGGCTGAATTTTCTCAGTCTGAACCGAAGCGCGTTTCTGCCTCCCCAGCGGTAGAGGAATCTTCAGCACCAGAGGCATTGGTTGTTGAGGACGACTTCGAAGAAGAGGACGACGAAGAAGACAGCGATGATGACATCGTTGATCCGAATGACTATCGTTACTTCGTTGTTGGTGACGCAACCCTGCTGAACATCACCCGTGTTCGCATCGATGGTTCCGAAGCACCAGCAAGCCAGATCGTTCGTGTTGGAGCGCCGAAGTTCGATGAAGCTGCTGCACTGGCGAAAGAAGGTAAGCTACACGAGGCGTTCCTGTTCCTTGACGAAGCATACGTGATGAAGAAGCTGACATACGGTCTCTTCACGCTGGATACCGAGCGAGGGCAACTGGTATACGATGATGGCGTCACTCATCACTACATGCCAGCTACCCTCGCGCAACGTGCAGTCGAACTGGTTCGTAGTGGCAAAGAGCCAGATCGTCTTATTCGTTTCTCTGAGCGCCTGTTGAACAACCCATCCCCACGGGCTGTGAAAGAGTTGTATGACTTCTTGGTCGCCAGTGACATCGAGATCGACGAAGATGGTATGGTGCTGTGTTACAAGCGCATCAAGGACAACTACAGGGACTGTTACACCGGGAAGATCGACAACCGCATCGGTAAAACGGTTGAGATGAAGCGCTTCAATGTAGACAGCGACTCGAACGTCACATGCTCAGCAGGTCTTCACGTGTGCTCCAAGGCATACCTCGCATCGTACAGCGGTCAACGCGTTGTCCTCTGTGCTGTCGACCCGGCTGACTTCGTGTCGATCCCGAAAGTCTACTACAGTATCGACGGGCAGGGTCAAGTGAAGGCGAAGGCGCGGGTGTGTAAGTACAAGGTCGTTCGTGAAATCTTCAGAGACGAACCGGGTATCACTGGTGCTGCGTTCGAAGAAGGCCCGAACAGCCGAGTCGATGATGCACCTGACAGTGACTTCAGTAACGAAATCGAATAAGGATTTTGGGGAGCAATGCTCCCCTTTCCTCTAAATAGGATGCACACAATGATGCCATCACCTGAATACCCACGCAAACCGATCCTTGTTCTCAAAGAGAAAGGGCGTGGAATTTTCATCGGAGACCAAAACCTACAGGACTATGACTACGTCATTCGCGTTCTGATGGACGGTACGGTCACCATCGAGGGAGATTACCTCAACACCACTTGCACCAGCCTCATGGAAGCTGATAGAATGTGCAACGAGAATTTGCTTGTACGGCAAACACTGAAACACCTGTAACCATCTGGCCCGCTTGGGTCGCTAAACGGAGGAATAATGGTTAAATTTGTAATAAAACGAGACGGATCAACCGAGGCTTTTGACGCAGACAAGCTCAACAAATGGGCTGAATGGGCAAGCCAGACGTGTGACGTGTCGTGGTCTGATGTGCTGTTTTCGGCTATCCGAGTTCTGGGAGACACCGCGAAATCGTCAGACATCCACAATGCACTGATCAAGACATGCGTTGAACGCAAGGATCGCGGTCATGTGAAGATGGCGGCTCGTCTGCTGCTGGGTCAAATCTACAAAGAAGCATTTGGCGACTTCTCTATCCCTTCCCTGAAGGACTACTACGCCTACATGGTTCGTGCTGGTCACTGGGACTTCATGGGGTACACCGACGAAGAACTGGATGTCCTTGACGCTGTCATCGACCACCCGGCTGACTTCACATATGAATATGCCACCCTGAAGCAGTTCTACGACAAGTACGCCATCAGCACCAATGATGTGTGTCATGAAAGTCCTCAGATGATGAGCATGGGTATGGCGATGTCCAACAACCGTGATGAGCACCCGTCTACCCGCCTGAAGAGCGTGATTGAGGCGTACCAAGAGTTTAAATCTCTCAAAATCAACCTACCAACCCCAACCCTGAATGGTGAGCGTACCACCATGCAAGGCGCACCGTCCTGCTGTGTGATCACTGGTGGCGATACCATGCAGTCGATTGGTGCTGCTACACACGTTGCGTTTGAGATGACTGCAAACCGCTCAGGTATCGGTATCGAATACGACACTCGCTCTATCAATGACCCGGTGAAGGGTGGTCGTGTCAAACATACTGGTAAGTTCCCCCTGTACGGATATCTTGACAAGGCTGTGAAGGCGATGTGTTATGACCCAGAGACAGAGGTGTTGACTTCTCGTGGGTTTAAACTATTCCGCGATCTGACACCGGAAGACTTGGTTGCACAGGTAAACCACGACCGCACCGTAGAGTTCGTTAAACCGACCGAGTATGTAGCGCTTCCTTTCAGCGGGACGATGTACCATTTTCATAAGAAAGGTGTTGACATCATGGTAACTGACAATCACCAGATGGCGAACAGACGCGTTCGATACGGGGACAAGACAGAACAAACTAGCGATGGGTATGAATTCGTTCGAGCGGACGAATTTGTCCCATCCCGGTGCACAGCATGGGACTTTGGTGCTTCGTTGAATGGTGATTATACCGATTTAACACCGTTAGACCGCCTGCGGATTGCGTTTCAGGCAGATGGAACCGTGCGGGCGAATGAAACAGTTAGTGACTCATACCTGTTTGGATTCTCTAAAAAACGCAAGTCCGAACGGTTGGAATGGTTACTTCGTGAGAACCAAATTCCATTCCATTCCGAGAAGACAATGTCGTTTGGGGTGTCTCATGTTGAGCGAATGACGAAGGACGGACTGTATGATTTCTATCGAGTCAAACAACCTCATTTTGTTCTTGAGAAAAACCTGAACTGGGTTTATGAACGATCATGGTCTACAAAAGCAGCGCTTGAGTTCTTTGACGAGTTGCGTAACTGGGATGGTGATTATGAACTAAAGGGGAATGCTATATGTGTTTTCAATACATCCGTGAAAGAGGTCGCTGACGCCGTTCAGTTTGTTGCTGCTGTGACGAATCTTCGTAGTTCTCTAGTAAAGTACGGGTCTTGTTATCGCACCACCGTATACAACCAACACGAGTCTACGGGCGAATCAACCAAGATCACAACTCAGCCATATGATGGAATGGTATATTGTGTCACCGTACCGACTCATATTCTTATTGTTCGTCGTAACGGTAAGACGATGGTGTGTGGTAACACTCAGGTAACCCGTGGCGGCTCTGCTACTGTGACGTTCACCTGTCTCGATCCTGAAGTCGAAATGTTGCTGCGCCTGAAGAGTCAGCGCACTGATCCGAAGGCACGTATCGAGCACCTCGATTACAGTATCGTACTGAAGCACCTGTGCATTGAGAAAGCAGCTCGCAATGAAGATTGGATGCTCGTAAGCAAATACTACGCCCCACGCCTATGGGATTTGATGTACTCTCGTGATACCGATGCGTTCCGTGCTGAATATGATGCTGTGTTCAACAACCCGCTGATCAAGAAAACGATCCTGCCTGCGCGTAAGGTGATCGACCTGTTCCTGTACCAGCGCAATGACGTCTCTCGCATCTACCCGACGTTTATTGACAACGTGAACAAGCACACCCCGTTCAAGGAGGAGATTCGTCTGTCAAATCTTTGTGTTGCACCGGAAACTCAGATTCTTACTGATCGTGGTTATGTCCCCATCGCCGAGCTCGAAGGTTGTAATGTTCCTGTGTGGAATGGGATGGAATGGTCGGATGTGGATGTTGTGAAGACCGGTGAAAACCAACGCCTGCTGAAAGTAGTCACGGACTCTGGTTATGAGCTTGAATGCACCCCATATCACAAGTTCTATGTCTTTGACGGCTATGGTAAGCCCTATAAAGAGGTTCGTGCTGCCGATCTGGTCGCTGGGGACAAGCTCGCGAAATTTGATCTCCCTGTGATCTTTGGGGATGGTGTCGAGTTGGATAAAGCGTATATCAACGGTTTCTACAGTGGTGATGGTTGTCTAACAAAAGAAGGGCAGCGGATTTACCTATACGGCGAAAAACGTCTCCTAGCGGAAGAGTTTAGCGGTGGGTCAAAGTGGTACGCTAATGACAACGTCAAACGTCAGCATAAGCACTATCAAGACCTTCGTGAAAAGTTTTTCGTACCATCGAGTGGATATTCTATCGAATCACGTCTTGAGTGGCTTGCTGGATATCTAGACGCTGATGGTTGCGTGTATCGAAATGGAACAAACGAACAGTTAGCTGCCGTGTCGATTAACCTTCCGTTCCTGCGTGAGGTTCAGATGATGCTCCATACTCTTGGTGTTTCTGCTAAGGTTAAGAAGATGTCTGACGCTGGGCAGCAACTGTTTCCGCTAAACGATGGTTCCGGTGAGCTTGGTTATTTCGACACTAAAGACGCGTATCGCATCCTACTAACCAGCGTCGACACCCAAAAACTGATTTCGATGGGGCTCATGTGCCGTCGACTGAAGATCGAGAAACGGTCAGTACAACGGGACGCGAAGCGTTTTGTTATGGTTGAGTCTGTTGTTGACGAGGGTCGGGTTGATGACACATACTGCTTCAATGAACCAAAACGCCATATGGGTATGTTCAACGGGATTTTGACTGGTCAATGCCAAGAGATCGCTCTGGTCACCAAGGCTATCCCGAGCGTCGAATCGCTTTCAAACATCGATTCTAGTGGTGAGATCGCATTGTGTTTCCTTGCCAGTATCGTTGTTTCTCGCATCGAAGACGCAGAAGACTACATCCAGACCGTTTATGTGGCTGCGAAGACCATTGACAACACGATTGAGCGTACTCAGTACCCATACCCGCGTCTTGAGTTCACCGCAAAGAACCGTCGCAGCATTGGCGTAGGCATGACTGACGTTGCACACTGGATGGCGAAGCAGGGGCTGAAATACGACACGGTTGAAGGTCGTAACGCTATTCACCGTCTGGCTGAGCTGCATTCGTTTGCCCTGCACAAGGCATCTGTCCGTCTGGCGAAAGAGCGTGGTGCATGTGGGTGGTTCCACAAGACTCGTTACTCAGAAGAGAAGCCGTGGCTACCGATTGACACCTATTCCAAAGGCGTCGATGAACACCACACCCAACCGCTTCTGTGTGACTGGGAAGGGCTGCGTGAAGAGATCAAGCGATATGGTATGCGCTTCTCTGTACTGGAAGCTTACATGCCTGTAGAGAGCAGCTCTGTGTACACTGGCAGCATGAATGGCCCGTACCCGTACCGTGAGCACCAGATTTACAAGAAGTCCAAGAAAGGCATTGTGTTCTTCGAGGCACCGGGTTGGGAAACTCTATCTGAGTCTTATCAGTGGGCATATGACATCGATCACTTGGATTTGGTGAAGTTTTATGCCATCATTCAGAAGTTTACTGGTCAAGGAATTTCTGCTGACTTCTACACCGACCTAACAAGTGGGCGTAAGAAGAAACTGTCAGAACTGTATCAGCGTCTGTTCCTTGCTGCTGAGCTGGGGATGAAGACGTGGTACTATGAGAACTTCCTCACCAACACCGACGATGACGAAGAGAAAGACACACCAATCATCCAATTCGATCCGATCTCAGAACATCTGGAAGAGGATGATGACGAGGAAGGTTCGTGCGAATCCTGTAAATTGTAAGGAAGGAAAATGAGAGACGTAGCAAACATTCAAAATAACGGAAACATCAGCGGGAAATACCCGCTGTTTCTGGGGGAGGATCAGGGTTTCGCTGATTCGATCAACGTAACGTACCCGATCCTCGAAGAGCTCTATGAAGAGCAAATGGGTCAGTTCTGGCGGGAGACGGAGTTCAACCTGTCCAATGACAAGCAGGAACTGAAGACCTGTGACGCCGCAACCCGCGATGTGATGGTTATCAACCTGATGTCGCAGTGGCTGCTAGACAGCGTAGCATCCCGCTCGATCATGAGCCTGTTGGAACCGTTCACCACCAACAACGAGCTGACCAAGGTGCTTCAGGCATGGTCGTTGTTTGAAGGCATTCACGCTTCTGCATACTCGCTGATCATCCGCAAGTGCTTTGACGACCCGAACGAGGTTATCGAAAAAGCCAAGGCTGATATGCATGTGGCATACCGCTCTGCTGTCATCCGACGTGTGTTCAATGAAACCGCGACTATGGCTGCTGAGTATCAACTGAACCCGAATATCGATATCGTTCGTGTTAAGAAACAACTGCTGAAGACCATCTTCGCGATTTACACTCTGGAAGCTGTATCGTTCATGGCGAGTTTCGCCTGTACGTTTGCTTTGACTGAGACTGGTAAGTTCCAAGGTATCGGAAACGAGATCACTGCGATCTGTAAAGACGAACTGCTACATGCTCGCTTCGGTCGTGCTATCCAGAGTATCATGATGTCGAATGAAGGCTATGACTGGATTTTCCAAGAGATCAAATACGAGATCAAGGAAATCTTCGACGAGTGTGTGATGCAGGAATTCTCGTTCACCGACTACGTGTTCAGTAACGGACGCCACGTTCTGGGTGTGACCCCTGATATGTTCAAGGACTACACTCGCTTTCTGGCAGCACCGATGTACAGCCGGGTTGGTCTGAAGTTTGACACCGCTCGCTTTGGTGAAGTGCCAGAGAAGAACCCACTGCCGTATATGGATAAATACGTCAAACCTGACCTCATCCAAGCAGCAGCACAAGAAATTGAGATCGTTAACTATCGTGTCGCTCAGATTGAGAACGACGTTGACGACGCCCAAGTATTTGAATTTAAAGGAATTCTATGAAAAAATACATCGTCTACGGTAAGCCAGATTGCTCATACTGCCAACGTGCAAAAGTTCTACTCGACCAGAAGAATAAAGAGGGTCTATGCGAATACGATTACATCGATATTCTGCGCCCAGAGAACAAGGATCACTACGACTTTGTGATCGGTGCTGGACACAAGACAGTACCTCAGATATACTTGGAACATCCAATGGGGATTGGCTACCATCATATCGGAGGTTTCAATGATCTTGTCGAGCATTTCAAAAAGCAAGAAAGCGATGCTAGCGAGTGACATGGTATCGACGTTTCGCCACTACATCTACGGGATGAGTGGTGAAACGGAAGAGTTTCTAACCACGAAGCTCTCAGAGGACGATGCCATCGACTACGCGGTTGGCCATCGCAACCAGTTTTCCCACCGTTACACGCACTATTCTATCCGAAAAGGTGCGTGGGACGAGGTTGCGGTTGTACAATGAAAGCCCTATAATGGGCTTTCTTTTTTGGAGAATGAAAAATGAAGAAACTGCTGGTTGAAAAATACCGCCCAAATACCATCAAGGGTTACGTCTTTCAGGACAAAACGACTGAAGACAAAGTAACCAAATGGCTCAAAGATGGGGAAATCCCCAATCTGCTGTTCACAGGTTCGCCCGGTTGTGGGAAATCAACACTAGCACGAATCCTGATCAACGAACTCGATGTTGACCCATCTGACCTGAAGCGCATCAACGGTTCACTGACGAACGGGATCGGGTTCATCCGTGAAGAACTGGAGCCGTGGATGAAAAAAATCTCCATGGGTGGTTTTAAGATCGTCCTGATGGAAGAGGCTGATCGCCTGACCCGCCAAACACAAGATGCGCTGCGTGACATCATCGAAGAGTATAGCGACGGTGTCAGGTTTATTATGACCGCCAACAACCCGAAACAGATAACCCCTGCACTGCATAGCCGCTTCCAGACGATTATCATGGGTGCTGTGAACCTCGACGGTATCCTCGATCTGATTTGCGACATCGTTGAGAAGGAAGGACTCGAAGTGCTCGATGAACACGATCTGATGTCTCACGTTGAGGCGTATGCACCTGACTTGCGCAAGATCATCAACAGTATTGACGAGCACACCAACGAGTTCAAACAGGTCACAGCTCTCCAGAACGCCGTGAAAGGCTCGTCACTGGACGAATGGGTCGAAGCTTGGTCTTCGTCAGAAGTAGACAAAGAAACGCTCCTACAGCTCACTGCGGGCGTAGACGGGAGCAACTACGATGCCTACTACGAAGCGGTGTACACAAACATCCAGAATGTGAAGAACCTCGACACGGATGCTGCGATTATTTCTCTGTCACAGTACCTTGATCGCGCACAACGCTGTGCCAACCAACGTCTGCATCTGGATGCCTTTGTCTATCAACTCTTCATGGAGCAATAATGGCGATTCGTGATAATACTTTGTTCGCTCTATTTGATGCCATCAACAAAGGCGATTATGCTTTTGTTGATGGGCTCACCGACGACCAGTTGAAGTCTCTGTCACCGTTCGTTCTGTTGATGTGGATGAATGGTGCCGTCGACAACAACGAGATTCATGTGCTTCTGACTGATGCAGTCGTTAATGAGTTTGTCTTTTCGTTCTCTGCACATCCTCGGTTACTTCTGAAGATGCTCATCACGGCAAACGCAGGAATCGACAGGACTAGATACCAGTTCGTGAAGTCTGTTGGTAAGAATGAAGATTCTATCATCAGAAAACTGGCGAAACATTACGAATGTGGGTATGATCAAGCAAAAGACATCCTACCGATGATGTCAGAAGATGATATCAAAGAGCTAAAAGAGCTTTATGGAGAATAAAATGCAAGAAGTGAAAAATGATGTATCAAAAACCGCGTCTGACCTGAAGATCATGAACTCGGTTGACGCGATGTATGACGTCACGTTGGTACCACTGAAGAACGGGATCAACCTATGCCCTGTGTGTGGTAAAACGTTTGCAAAGTTCTGGGCATTGGAGCGCCACTTCGCTCAGAAGAATTGCCACACACTGCGCGACGTTGCAAAGGGCACTTTGACTGAACTGCGAGCGTATCAGCTTTACAAGGATGTCATCAGTGAAGTGAACCCAAAGGCTCGCATCAGCCTGAAGACGTTCATCAAGAGCAAGTTTTACAATCAGTTCGTGCGTCTGTCGATGTTCTGTACCCTACACGAGATCACCGACGTTCTGGCGTATCTTGATTGGCTCAACCAAATCAAAAACCTGACTAACCTTCCTACCCTCCTGAAGGTTGGCATCGAAGAACAGAGCATGCGTGAGTTTCGTCTGTTCTCCCATTCCTGCGACCTCATGGGATCGGCTAAGTTCTTTGAACGCTTTAAAGACGAGCTCGAAAGCGATGACCTGTTCTTCATTCGGTCGATTGAGAAAGCGAAGATCAGCATCTACTGGTTGGCAATGAACCACCCAGACTTCGATGGGCGTATGAACCGGCTTCCTGTTGACTACCAGAACCGGATCATGGAACTGGTTAATACTTTAGAAGAGAAAGGATTGGGGATTAAAGGCTGATGTCTTTAAGTGAGTGCAAAAACACAGAGAAGAAGCCTCTTGATGAATATGAGGCTTCTATCCTGAAAGAATTGTATATCGCCGTCGATGAGTGGCCTGACCATAATTTCTTCTACCATGAGACGGCCTACAGTAACTCCCGATTGCGGGATGCATTCGAGTGTGTTGTCAGGCTGGAAAAAGAAACAGCGCTAGCCGCGTCTCAGATCATGTTCAACACAGTCACCGAATATGCCAAGAACGGTATCTGTTCGAAGGAATCTATGGTAGCTCAAGCGAAGGCTATCCTAGAAAAGACAAATGATAATGATGAGGACAGACAGGAAGCACTACTGGCGCTTTTCTACTTGACAGAATTTCTCAATGGTAGGAGCATGCGAAACGCTGTCAAGTCTGTGATGATCTCAAAGTTTGATGATGTGATCGAAGAAGTGAACTTTTACTTGGTTAAGTGATGAGTCGAATATTTGACGTAGACATCGACGTTCAAAGTGGGGTCGAACGTACAGCTTATGGCACCCGTGCGATGGTGTACAATGCCGAGGCAGGCAAAGTCCTGCCTCACCCATCAGGTGTATACATACAGCGTGTCCCAGTGGATCATATGACTGGTAATGCAGCTATAGACTATAAGGATGGTGATGCTATGGACCTGCTCAAGGTCGACATCCTAACAAACACCAGTTACGACATATTCAAAAACAAGGATGACTTGTTGGCTGCGTTAGAAGAAGAACCAGAATGGAGTCTCCTACGCAGGCGTGATATAGTTTCAAAGCTGCCCCATATTTCAACACATTACGATCTCATACAGGATATCGAGCCTACCTCGATAATCGAGCTAGCTGATTGCTTGGCACTAATCCGACCCGGTAAAGCGCATCTGGTGGACGAATATCGAGCAGATAGGGAAGGGGTTCGAAGAATTCTGTACAAGAGACCACGGAGTGGGGTATACTTCAAAAAATCACACGCAGTCTCTTACGCAGTTATGATAGCAGCTATTCTGTGTCGGTTGCAGCAGCAAGTTGTTTCTTGGTGAGTCGACGCACAGTACGAGATGGCTTGTCGATTTTCTGGAAGCTTGGGTGAACAATCTTCTTCCTGTTTACAAGGTTTGGTTTGCGCATTGAGACATGAGCGAAAAACAGTTCTTTGAAAACAGAGAAACGCATATGTGTATAGAACATTCGCCACATGAGTAGTAGTTTGATTACTTCTGGATCATCATTCATAGAGATGTCGTAAAAAATAATATTTTTGGTCGTGACGTAATCAACCACACCAGTCAATACACGGTCTTTAAGTTGAATCTCGTCAAGCAATTTTATGTGTTGCATGTTATAAATTGTCTCCGTTTCTGTTATTTACGAGACTTTTTTAATAAAGGAAAACGCGATGTTCATTGGTGACGCGATTGTCGTTTTCACCCCAGAAGACAAGAAAATGCTTCTACGAGAGAAGTTTCAGCTCCAGACGGACGGTAGGAAGATACTGACAGCTTTCGCGTATAAGATCGGGAAGGGGATCAAGCCTCACCTTCTGCGTGGGTGTGTGTACGTCTATCAAGGAACCAATGACACCTATCTGGTGTACGGTCGTGATAATGGTGGTACGCAAGAAATCAAGTACACTCCGACCAAGGCGTTGTTCAACGGTCAAGTCCCCCAAGATGTGATGGATGCCCTGTCTGACATCTATGTTCACAACATGAAAGACTTCCTTGCGTTCATGTCACTCTGACGGTATAATCCAACCATGAATAGTTTCGATACGCTTAAATCAAACATCCAACTGCATCTGGATCGACAGGAGAACACCGGGTGGTATAGTTGTTTTTGTCCTGTTTGTGGTGAGAAGCGCACACGCACTGGTGGTTTCTTCTTTACTGAAGACGAGATCAGGTACAACTGTTTCCGTGGGAAATGTGATGCAACATGTGGAATGAAGCTAGGTGAATACACGTCGAAGCGCTTCAAACACCTGATGCAGACCATGAACATAAAAATCCCCATCGATCTTCTGACAGTCAAGAAGAAAAGCGGTCTCATGGCGTTGATGGAAGACCAAGACTCGCACCTATACACTAAGCATGGTTATCACGCCATTAAGGTTCCCGAAGGGTTTATACCGTTCGAGGAAAGCAGAGATGATGATTTAAAACAACGGGTTGTTGAGTGGTCTGAACGACGCTGTGTCGGGACGAATGATATTTTTGTTATAGAGCGTGGGCAGTATGCCGGGTTGTTTGCGATTGCGATGTATTCTGGCAGCAGATTGATCGGGTTTCATGTCGTCGCCAAACGAAAGTATGTGTCCATTTATGACGGAAACACACATGTCCTGTACATGCCCGAGAGACGGGTAAGGGATATTGCTATCGTTGTTGAGGGGACGGTCGATGCACGGAGCCTACCGTTTGCGGTTGGGTGCCTCGGTGACAAAGTTTCGAAGGAGCAAGCATTTTTTCTGAAAGGGAAACGTGTTATAATGCTTCCAGACCGATCTGGTAAATGTAAGTTCGTTGACCAGTTCGCGAGCTATGGATGGGAACTCTGTATCCCACCATGGGACTGTAAAGACCTCAACGAGGCGGTTGTGAAGTATGGCAAAGTTGCTGCCATGCAAATGATCAGTGAAAACACAACGAGCAACCACCTTGAGGGGAGGGTGCGGTATAATCTATGGGCGGAAAAGGAGTAAAATGGCTACCGACGTAATCAATAAAAAACAGAAGCTCTTGTTGGAGACTCTGTTAACACACAGACCATCGTTCATACGGTGTTTTAGGATTCTTAAAGGGTCGTACTTTGAACCTCCGCTCGATGAGGTGGTGGATTTTGTTCTCGATCATTTTGAACAATATCATAGCATCCCAGCGATGGACGTGATTGATGCTGAGTTGGGTGTTAAGCTGAAGAACCGTGAGCTTGAACCGGGGGATGAGCAGTATTTACTTGACGAGATCGAGGCGCTGTGTCAGGACTCTGCGATGGAAGCGGCAATCATTGACTCTGTTGAGCTTCTGAAAGACCGCAACATGCATGGAATCTCCGAACGAGTGCGCGAGGCACTTCTCATCAAACTCGATAGTACCATCGGCACCGATTTGTTTGTCGACCCACAACTGCGCATCGAGAATATGGACGAAGGCGTAGAAGAGATCAGTATCGGTATCGATGCGATTGATGAGCTCGTAAACAAGGTCCGTCGTGCTGAGCTGGGTTTGTTTTTCTCTGCAACTGCCGGTGGCAAGTCTGTTATGCTCGCCAACGTCGCTGAGCGATTTTCTAAGCGTGGGTACGATGGAATCGTCATCAGTCTTGAGCTACGGGAAGAGCTTTACTCCAAGCGCTTTGATGCGATCCTGACAGGGCACGACATCAGTAAGCACAAACTACTCGCATCCGAGATTGCTCAAAGTCTGAGTGTTCTGAGAAGCGAGAAGGGGTATGGTCGAATCCTGACTAAAAAGATGCGCTTTGGTACAACACCGAGTATGATTCGTAGTGTTGTGATGGAGTACATCCTCCTGTATGGTAAAGCACCAGATTACCTGATAGTTGACTACCTCGGACTGATGGGTGCTGATTCTTCTGGTATGCGTCGCGACATGAACAAATTCGATGAGGATGAGCGCAAGGTGTTTGGTCTAAAAGACATTCTTGACGAGTACAACATGTACGGCTTCTCTGCCGGTCAGATTAACCGAGATGGGTATGACGTCGTGAATCTCTCACCACACCACATTGCAGGTGGTATCAGTGTTATCAACGCAGCGGACTGGGGCGTTGGTCTCGTTGCTACGGACGAGGACATCGACAACAACCAAGTTCAGGCTGTTCAGATGAAGATTCGAAACGGTGGAAAGACTACGAAGAATCGTATACTCTATCGTTGTCCGCACACGTTGCGTATCTCTGATAAGCCGAATAACGGGACTACTGCTAAACCGCCTGCTGGTCTGAAACTGGGAGGGAAAAAAGCATCAGAGCCAGAGGGAGAAGACACCATGTCCGCTAAGAAGAAATTGGATATGGCACTACGCACCGGCCAAACACGAGGAAAGAAAAAATGACAACAGCGACTAATCTACTACACGTACTCTGGGGGCGGCTCATGGCGTTGCTTCATGAGCAACCAATTGGGTCTATCCCCAAACCAGCGATTTCCGGTGAAGACATCCTCTTTGGTGAGGTAACCGGGACGTATAAAAAAATTTTCTACATCGATTTGTTCGACGATCAGAACAAAATCAGCGCAATTGCTACTGACGCGCTGGCTGATGAACTGGAAGGTTACTTCTTCCCTATCATCCGCCACGAAAGTGGTGATAACGAATACACCATTGGCAACTACCGTGCTATCCATAAGAAGATTCTTGTGATTCCTTCGAAAGTACTTGAGTTGCTGTACGAAATGCCCTACACTTGGGTCTACATTTCCAAAAAGGAGGAAACATGCTAACTGAACTACAGAAGCTGCTGAATACGCTCGCATCGGTCGGGATCGAAGAAGCAGCAATCGAAACATCGCCAGAGAACGAGGGAATGACCCTCGTTCGTGGTGCAAGTAAGAGTAACGTTGTGGTTTTCCACGAAATCGATGGTGAATTCTTTGACGCACCGGTTGGCATTCAGACTGTCCGTGGTCTCCTTGCTCGTATCGACTTGTTCGACGTGACAAAGGCAACCGTCAGTAGTAGTGGTGCTGATGGGAAGTTCATCACCGACTTGACATTGAAACAAGGCCGTCGTAGTGCATCATTCCGTTGTGCCGACCCTACCCGGCTGACTATCCCTAAGCGTGTACCAAGTAACATTGGTCTGGATGAGAAAATCGTTCTCCCCGGTGAATATGTTGCAAACATCACAACAGCAATCGCTGCGATGGCAATGACTGGCTCAAAAGCAGATCGCACTATCTCTCTCACATTGAAGGATGGTATTCTAACCACCACGATCTTCGACGGCGAAGACGATAGCTTCACTGATGAGCTCGTGATCGATGGGGCTGAAGACCTCGCAAACTTCACATCGTCTTGGGACGTTCCGTCGTTCCAGCTTGTGATGAAGGAATCCAAAGCAGCAAATGGCGGGAATGCTGTATTTGCTGTGACTGAGCACAAAATCGCTGTGTTCAACATTGGCATGGTGAACGTGCTTGTCATTCCTAGTAAATAATGTTTTACTGTGAATGAAACTACCGCGATAATTGATAATTGAAATACTGAGGAAACTACCAAAATGGCACTGAAAAACCTGAAACTGAAACTGAAAACTGATCTGAAAAAGACCATCGAAGAAACCACTCAAGGTCGTAAGGACGATCCCCGTGTCCTGAACTACTTCGACCTGAAAGACAACGAGAAGATGACCATCCTGTTCATGCCAGACATCAACGGTGAACTGTGGGCGAAGTGGAGAACCCACAACGCACCAAAGGGTGCCCGTGGTATCAAAGCCATCCGTTGTCTGCATGAAGCTACTGGTGGCGACTGCCCAGCCTGCCAACAAGGTTTCAAGCTGAACGATAAGTTCAAAGAAACCGGTGACAAATCATACAAGGATGAAGCAAAGAATTGGTGGGGTAAAGACCGCACTGTTATGAGCTGTCTGGTTCTCGATGCACCGTTCGAAATCCCTGTTTGCCCTGACAAAAACGAGATGAAGTTGTTCTTTGTGCCGTACGCGGTAGAAGCACAGATCAAAAACGCGATTGTCGAGGGTGAGATCGACGAGGAAATGCTGTTCCAGACTCCGTTCGTTATCAAGAAAACCAAAAACAAGGGTGGTTATGCCTCGTATGAGGACTCTTACTTCTCTCGTAAGGTTGTCAGTGATGATGATCTTGAGTACTTCGAGGATCGCGTCGTCGAGCAGTATGACTATGAGACTCTTGATCTTATCACGCCGGTTTCTACTGAAGAAGAGCTGGAAGAGTGGGTACTCGCTCTTGCCAAGAAGTTGAACCAAGCTGGTGATGACGATGATGACGATGATGAACCCACGCGTCAACCTCGCAACACCCGTCGCTCTCGCGATGAGGAGGAAGAGGAAGCAGATCGCCCAAGCCGTACTCGTCGCAGCCGTGACGAAGAGGAAGAGGAAGAACAAGAACCTCCACGGCGTTCTCGCAAATCTGATCCTGAGCCTGAACAGGAAGATGAACCGGAAGAGAAGGAGCGTAAAGCTCCGGCCAAAACTGGTGGTTCCCTCCGCGACCGCCTGAGTGGTCTTCGGTAACAGAACAAGCCCGCCTAGTGCGGGCTTTTTTGTGTCTATTGTGTTCTTATAGAAAAATACTATTGGTGTTTCTCTAATGGTTTGATAGAATCACCCCATCAACAAACCCACACAAGGTGAAAAAGATGGATTTCAATGCATTCGCAAAAACAGTGCAAGATCGTTTTGAACTGCTGACTCAGAGCGGCGCACTGTTCCAAACCAAGACAACCAAAGCACAGCTCTGGGAAACCTACATTGGTTCTTTCCCTGCTGGCACCAACCCGATGATGAAAGAACGCACAGAGCATGATTGTAACTGCTGCAAGAGCTTCATCACCAACATCGGTAACGTCGTCGTCATCAAGAATGGCGTACTGAACTCTATCTGGGATGTCAAGCTGGATGATGAGTACCAAGTCGTTGCTGACGCACTGAACGATCTGGTCAAGAACGACAGCATCGCTGGGTTGTTCCGTGCAGAGATGGCTGCATATGGTAGCCTGATGCTGAGCCCACTGAATCAAAGCCATTTCTACACTCGTGTTCCGGCTGGCTTCGTTTCAACCCCACGGACAAGCACCGCGCTGTCGAAGGTTCGCACCGATCACGAAATGTTGAACCGCGCACTGACAGACTACAGCATCGAAGTTCTTCAGACTGTTCTGGAACTGATCGATGGTGGGTTGGAGCGTGGTCAGGAACATCGATGGATGGTTCAAGCGTTCCTTGAGGTTGCCGTTCTGGCTGAGAAGTGGAGTGATCGCCAACGTGAGCTGGCTACATGGAAACTGGTCGCCGATGGTAACTGCGCATACGCCCGTATCCGTGGTACGGTGATCGGCTCGCTACTGAACGATCTGGTAGATGGTAAGGACATCACAGACGCAGTAGGTGCGTATGAAGTCAAGGTCGATCCGAGCAACTACCATCGCTCTTCTTCCAAGGTGAGCCCGACTCAGATCAAACTCGCCAAGAAGAAGGTAGAAGAACTGGGTTGCGAGCGTTCGTTGTTCCGTCGTCATGCGACTGAGCGCGACATCAACATAAATGACCTGCTCTACTACAACGCCGATGGTGCAGTTGGGTCGCTGGGCTCTGACAATGTGTTCGATTCGCTGCTGGATACCAAACACGTCAAGAGCGACACCGACGTTCAGAACAAGAAGATGGAAAAGATGGGTATCGATCAGTTCCTGAAGAACGTCGTACCGTCTGCCAAGAAGATCGAGGTTCTGTTCGATGGTAAATTCACGAACAACCTGATGAGCCTGACAGCGCCGGTCTACAACGATGCACCGAACATCCTGAAATGGAGCAATCCGTTCGGTTGGGCGTACAACGGTGGCGTGACTGACTCGCTGAAAGAACGTGTTAAGAAGGCTGGTGGTAAGGTTGATGGTGAGATTCGCGCTTCCATTAGCTGGGATAACGCTACCGACTTCGACTTACACTTTTACGGTATGAACGAGCATGTGTACTACGGTAACCGCCAGTCACGTGCCCGTGGTATCGCTCTGGATGTTGACGCGAACTGTGGTGGTGGTGGTCGGAACATGGAACACCCGTGCGAGAACATCGCCGTCGACAAGATCGGCAAACTGCGTTCCGGTGAGTACACATTCGTAGTCAAGAACTATCGTTGGATGGAAGAGTGCCCGGACGGTATCGACATCGAAGTTGAGGTACTGGGTGAACTGCGCTCGTATCACATCCCGAACGGTGTTCGCAGTGGTGGTAGCGTCGATATCTGTAAGATCGTAGTAGAGAAACAGACTGCTCGCATCGTCGACATTCTGAAACCGACCTCGTCGCGTTCTGGCACGTCTATCGATGTATGGGGTCTAAAAACCAATCAGTTCGTTGACGTGTCGATGATCATGAATTCCCCGAACCACTGGGGCGAGAACGAGGTTGGTAACAAGCACCTGTTCTTCATCCTGAAAGGCTGCAAGAACCCAGACGAAGTGACTGGCCTGTACAACGAATACCTGAAGGGTGAGCTGAACCCGCATCGAAAAGTGTTTGAGGTTCTTGCATCCCAGTCCAAGGTGCAGTACAATGAAGAACAGTTGAGCGGTATCGGTTTCTCTACCTCGAAGCGCGAGACTCTCGTCTTCAAGGTAACCGGAAGCTACGCACGATTCATCGAAGTTTCGCTGTAACACAACACAATCGAAAGAGGAAAGAAGGATGAGTGAGAATATTTTTGAACTGGCAGCTCGTGAGAAGGTTCGCTTCTCTGTCGGCAACGCCGTAGTCGCCGTGGAGAGTCTGTACGATCTTCCGTTGACCAAGTTGGATACACTGGCGAAGGGTTTGCGTCGTGAGATCAACGAAGGTCAAGAAGAAAGCTTCATCAAGCGTTCGAATCCGAAGCTGAAGATGCTGAACCTGCAATTCGAGCTGGTCAAAGCGGTTATCCAGTACCGTCTGGATAAAGCAGATGCAGAAGCCTCTAAGGCTGCTACTGCTGCTCAAAATGCCGCCATGAAAGAGGCTGCTGCCAAGATTCTGGCTGACCGTCAGGTTGCCGCACTCGGTGAAAAGTCCGACGAAGAGCTGAAAGCACTCGCTAACGGTTGATCCGTCTGGTTAGCGCACCCCGAGCAAAGCCCCTTCATTGGGGCTTTGTTTTCACGGAGAATAGTATGGGGAAGATCACAGAACTGACTGGCGAATACAGTATTTTATCACCATCATATAAGCACACCGTGGTGGGAGTAAAAAATAAAGCCCATCTAGACACAGTTGACGCAGTAGTAGACGAATATTACTCAACACGTGAGGTGGTTAACCCATGCGAACAGATGCGAACAGATGCGTTGTTTTACGCGTATTCTCACATCTTCAGAATCCCACTTAACGTCTACGCGTGTCAACTACGGATTATGGTGCTAATGTCTACTATGGAAAGTGAGTTTCAAACAAACGACCGAGTATTGAATCTCGTTCTGACGGCAGTAAGATTTATCACGTGGTGTGAGCTCAATGAACGTCTGATAATGATGTTAAGTCTCAGGGCAGGTCGCTCCATCGTTCCAGTTGGTAGCCCAGACGAGAACGGTCGCATATCAAAGGCGGAAGCGGCTGATTATTACCGCGACTATGTCGAAAGAAACTGGAGGAATAGATTCAAATGAAGGTAGCAGTTTATGGCACATTGAAGCGTGGCTTCTCAAACAACCACATTCTCGAAAACTCCGTGTTCGTCCGAACAGCAACACTGCGCGGGTACGAAATGATCGACTTGTGCTGGTTTCCGGGTGTGAAACGAACATGCGTCATGGAGTGTACTATCGATGTTGAGATTTATGATGTCGACGAGAAGACGCTTGAGCGGATGGATGCACTGGAGGGGTACAATGTGTTTGACCCAGAGAAGTCGATGTACATTAGAGCGATTGATTACTCTACAGGAGAACCAATCTGGGTTTACCTCTACAATCGGGATACAACTGGTTGTAGAACAGTAGTAGGCGGCAGGTGGACCCGCCGCCTCTCAAGGTGATCAGCCGAGACGAATCTCGTTGAAGTCTGCTGCACCATCGGTGTACATATCGATCTCTTCGATCAGGATACGCTCTTCTTCCTTGCCTTCCTGAATCATTTCAGAGCCGGGAAGTTGAACGGGGCCATCTGGGCCTGATACCTGACCGAGCTTGCGATATGCTGCACCGAGAATCTGTTTGGACAGCGCGATTGTCATGCGGATGATCCAATCGATCTGCATGTACTCGTCATCTGTCAGCGTAGTGTAGCATTCAACGATCCATGTGGTTGTTGTCTCTGGCTTTCGCAGCAACCGAAGTTCTTTCTTGAACACGTCGAAATCGAACTGCGCATCATAGACAGTGTACCGCTGCCACATCTCAACCAGTTGCAACGATAGCTCATACGACAGGAAGTCTGCACGGCTACCAGCCCCACCACGATACGCAGAAGCAAACACTTCGTTATATGTTGCCATGGCGAAGGGGTCTTCTACTGTCCAGCCATATGTCGGTTTGATGATCTTCACGACAGTGTCGACTTCGGTTGGTAGCTGGTACGTTGTAGTCGCTTTGTTCACTTCCAGTGCAAGAAACGCCCGACGATAGTTGTCATGACCCTTTTGTTTAAAAGTTCGCTTGGCTGCGCGGAAAGCAGTCGAGAAGTCGCACTCCGTCATCTCGACGTCAACAATCGACCCGCCGAGACGGAGCATTACCTCTTCATAAAACTGATCTGAAATTTCACTCATATATCACCTTAAAAAGTCTTCGTTGGATCGTCTAGGAAGCTAGCCTGATCCTTGTTTCGGTAGTCAACGTCTTCTGGTGTTACCGGATCGTTGTCAAACCCTACTGTAGCTGCTGGTACGTCTTCGGAGACCTCTGTGTCGATCTCACTCATAAATTCATCCAGAATATCTTCGTTGTTGATCGATTCGATCTCACGGGTCTTACGAGACGCAGTGAACGGTGTTGCGCTGATTACACAATAAAACTTCTCTGCTTCAACCCGACGGTCGACATCTGTGATCTCCCACAGGGCTTTTGCATCACAAGTCGAGTAGAATGGAACCTCGAACACATCACCAACGATTGGTGCTCTTCCGATGAACTGAAAGTCGTCGACATGCATGCGAAATGTTGCTTCGTCCTGAGTAGGATCGATAAGCCCGAAGCGGGAGAAGTCCATCTTACTTTCTTGGATTGGTTCCATCCCGACAGGAACTTCAATCGGGTTACACGCATATGCACGATCTGGAACCTCAAAGAAAATTGGGCTTTGAAGGTCATCGTCGGATGGGATATCATTTTCTCTACTACCGAGATATTTGAAGAGCTGGATGGTTTTAAACGTCAGACCAAATTGCTCAAATGATATTCTTCGTTGTAGAGCGCGGGTCTTTGAACCATAAACGGAAACGACACCGACTTTTCGCCCTGTGCTTAGACGTTTACCACTTGAACATGTCATTACTTTCCCCTTATAACATCGTCAGAAAGTTAAAGAGTGACTTTCCGTTGCTGTCTCTTTCTGTGCGATCACTGAACTTTCGTTTAGCAATGCGGTTTCGCTTCGTAGCCATCTTTCTGACTTTTCTATTTACCTGATCCACGATCCTGCGTCGTGGGTCTACTCTGTATTTTTGAATAGGGACGATATCCAGTTCTGTAATCTCTCTGGGGTTCAGAATCAGTGTGCATGGTACTCGCTCTGGAATCAGAATACCCTTACCAGATGGATCAGAGAAACCAGCATAACCAAGGTCATCGAGGATTTGAGCCCATACGCGGTCAGAAATCGATCCTGACGCCTCTGCTGCTGTTTTGGTCAATACCCATAGGCGTTCAAAGTAAGAACGCAGTAGCGACGATTCTGCTGCCTTCTCGGCTGCTTCCTTAACACCCGGCTTGATGTATCGGAGTGTTCTGAACAACTCCAAGTCGTCCTGATACTTCTCATAGTTGTGAGTTCTGATGTCTTCTACGAAAACCTGTGTCTTCCTCCACCGGAACACGTTGGCGTAGAAGTATGATGAGCTAACCTTGCGACCAACAATCGCATCAATGGTGTGACCGAGAACACCTTCTGGACGCACGAGAGAACCACCAGACATGCCGGATGTTTCGATTTCACCATCGTCGGTGAATGACGCATACAAGTCTAGACGCCCATAATACAATGCTCGTAAACCACGAACATCCATATAACTGGCATTATTGAATGCTTCTGCTAGCTTTTCTTCGAATACGTTTCTCATGTAAGTATTTACACCCTAAATATAGTCAGTTTGGAGATAAAAATGTCATCACTATACCCATACCGTAACGGGGAACAGTTTAAAAAATACATCGGTCAGTTTATGCGCGTTTTCAGTGGCTTTCAAGTGAAAGATGGTGTTGCGCGAGGCGGTGAAGTCCGCACCAAACGCGTACCAGTCGTTTACGGTAGCATGTCTCGTGTGGTCGCCAATGTTCTCACGAAGAAAAGCCGCTTCGTTGCTGCGAGTGTTCCAGTTCTCGCCGTGAATATGACTGGTATTCAGGTGGACCAAGAGAACAAACCGAATCCGTATCATACCGACAAGGTTTCAAAGCACATGATTGGTTCCAACGATACGCTAGAGCGGAAACTTGGACCTGCGTTCATTCTCCCTATGGACGTTTCTATCTACGCGTCATCGACGACTGAATTGTTCGAGATTCTGGAACAGATTCTCCTCATCTTCAACCCGAGGGTAACCATCCAAGTAGACACGGATGCACACAACGCAGACTATATCACCGATATCACCCTCGTCGGGATTCAACCTGAGATTCAGACTCCTCTCTCAACACAGAAAGAGGTGATTATGCTTACGTTGAACTTCGAAGTCCCAGTACGCCTTCGTTATCCGCATGGTATTGACACCGACAGTGTTATTCTTGAGATCACGAATAATATCATCGACGAGTCCGAAGAAATCGTACTAACAACCATCATCGATGAGAATGGTCCTCAGTAAGGAGTTTATATGGCTTTAACATTAGAAGAGAAGTTGGTTAACTTCAACAACAAGAATCGTCGTAATGATGCGTTCTATGCGAAGTTTTATGGGATACCAGAGAACTTCAGCAACGTCCTTGGTAAACAGACGAAGAACTTCATCCGCCCGAACATCGACGTAGTGACAACACAGCTTAGTCGACGTAGTGCGACGTATAAGGATGCACAGAAGATTACACTAGCTCCAGTGACAATCACATTTCGGGACGACGAAGAATCAATCGTCAGTACATTCGTCTATGTTCAGATGTTTCGTCAGATGAACCGCTACCCCGACAAGTTCGGTGTGATGGATATGGGACGCGATTATAAGTTTGATGTCGAACTGATCCTGTATAACTCTAAACAGGAAGAGACAGAGAAGTTTATGCTGAAAGGGTGTTTCATTCAAAACGTCAACCATAGTGACCCAAATATCTCAGACTCAGCAGAAACGGAGATTTCGATCACTCTGGAGTATGACAACGTCGACTATTGGCTGTTCGATCAGTACGTGTCAATTCGACCTTCCTAGCCCTTGAAGATGGAGTTCTCGGTAACCACCCTGAACTCCCATCCCCTCTCTTTCGCGTACTTTTCCGCTGCTTCCCACTTTGCTTGGTTGGTCGCATACGTCAGTTGCTCTTCGATGATTGTCTTCTGGCTCTTTTTTCCTTTCGTAGGTTTCTTGCACTGCGCCATTGGTTTAATCTCGATGAGAGCGGTCTTCTCTTCACCGGTCTTTGTTCTATAAACCATAAAGACATCAACGATGTACCTAGCCATACGTTGTTTTACAGGGTTGTAATATTTGACAACGACGACTTCTGCACCCCACTTGAGGACACCGGGAGAGCGATCTGCCCATGAAAAAAAAAAACTCGCTCATACGACGATAAATATCTTGGGTTCTTAGTACCAACGTACTTTTCGGGATTTTTTACTTCATAAATCCCCTGCTGATAATTTCTAGCCAATGATGAGTGTCTCCTATGTCTTACACAAAACTGACAACTGAATTATTTATAGAGAAAGCACGTACCGTCCACGGTGACAAATATGATTACTCTAAGGTTGTTTACACTGGGTCAAAAGATAATGTGAAAATCATTTGCCCAACGCACGGTGAGTTTGAACAAAAAGCAAGCAGCCATCTTCACCGAAATGGTTGCCCAGCATGTGCGGTATCCAAACGAAAGACAACAAAAGACGAATTTATAGAGAAGTCGACCAAAGCACATAATGGCAAGTACGATTACAGCAAGGTCGTATACACCCGATCACGCGACAAAGTCACTATTATATGCCCACGTCATGGTGAGTTTGAACAGTTACCGAAAGATCATATGCGCGGGATTGGATGCACTAGGTGCGCTAAACGTGGGACGGGAATTGCTATGCAGGACATGGTAGAAGAAAAGATCAAGAATAAACATGGTGATCATTTCTCGTTTGAGCGGTTCGAATATACAGGAACCACTAACAAAGCGACGTTCATATGCACGAAAACTAATAGAAGTTTCGAAATGAAACCAGTATTACTTGCAGGGGAGAAGGGTAGAACACGATGCCCAATATGCTACCCAAATAGGGGTGGAGGAGTTTACAGTGAGATTGGGTTTTCGAGACATCCCGAGATTGCCGATGCTGCTGGTGTGCTGTACTTACTAGCATTTGAAGATCATACAACAGACGAACGATTTTTGAAAGTCGGGATAACAAGAAACTGGAGAACAGGGAGAAAGTACCAGTACGAATTAGACAACATCACTGTAAAAGTTCTAGAGTTAAAAGAAATGCGAATGATAGATGCGTTTAGATTAGAGCAACAGATAATAGACGTACTGCGAAATAAGAGATTCGAACCAACAAACAAGTTCAGGGGTCACACCGAGTGCCTCATGTATGAAACACTGGAAGACATCCAGAGAATGATACAGTAGGCACAAAAAAGCCGTGGAGATGGACACCAACGGCTTTTAGTTTAACAGGGTCGTCTATTAAAACGACCACTGTTCCAGTCGACGACGGATCGTCGGGAGAGTCTCTTCGTTTTGAATCTGACCGTTCATGAACACGGTTCGCAATTCACCTTGATCAGACTGTTCTTCAGTTTGCTGATCATAGAGAACATACTTGCCGTCTTCCAGTTCAACACGCAGTAAACCTCGTGCCGATTTCTTCATCTTGTCGCCTGTAGCCGGGTCTTTGTAGACCTCGATATCCTCACCAGCGATGGTGCAATGTGTAGCCTTCATGGCAGTGCCGAAGGTATCACGGGTCATGTACTGGTAAGAATACGAACCGACCCCGAAGACGACGTTGATTGAGGCGTAACCATCTTCCATCATCTGCTTCAGGATGCTGTTCTGTGTCTGAACTGTGATCGAGTCTCCGTAGATCACACCGATACTCGGGTTGAGCAGGATATGACCAGTTTCGGTCTTGGTGCCACCGAAAGTCTTGTACAGGCTATCGAAGGTTCCTTGCTCTTCCCAAGACGGTTCAACCACTTCGGCGGTTGCGTTGTGACTAACGCTCGACGGGATTGCATCACCACTGAACAGACCACGATCAACACGGACAGTAAACTTCGCTTCGTAGCAGACACCGTCAACAAAGAAACGTCGTGTGACAGTGTGAATGCCTTGAGGGGTATCCTCATCGATCAGCATCCAGCCCTTCGAGGCGATATCAGACATGATCTCCGAGATCGGTGTACCGTAGAAGCGAGGCAGATTCCCACACAGGATTTCCTGTGGCTTACCACTGTCCGGGCGGATCACAACCTTGGCAAAACCAAGTTCATCTGGCTGGCGGTTTTCGATCTCATCCTTCAGCAACGGCAGGATACGGTTCACCACGAAGAAGTAGTCGTAGGTATCAGCCACGTAACTGACGATACCAGAAGGGTACTTCTCGGTGATCAGTTCCTTCAGGAAGCAGTATTCAGCCAGTTGGCGGTTGTCGAAATCGAACGAACCAACCTTCGTGCCTTTGTACTCACCTTCTTCTTCCAGTTTGCGCATGATGAACATGATGTTCGTCGAGCTGACACTGTGCTCAGTCGCAGGAACGGACACACCAATTGGTTCTTCACCCATTACCTGCTCATCAGCACCGTAGTAGTCTTCCAGATAGTCGATAGCCGGTGGCGTATCAGTACCAATGAACGACAGCAGGTGACCAGAGTTACTACGAGCACCGTCTTCAGGGCCACCGACGCCACGGTACGAGAAATCGTGACCTTGGATTGCGATTGCCATGCGCAGATCACCCGTACAACCGGTCATGGTTGCGTAGTGCTCGAAGGTGCGACGGTATTCGGCTGCGATGGTAGCCACTGTCATCATCTTCCAGAGCATATTGGAGATGGCGGTTTCCAGATAGTTCACCAACCAACCGAATCCCGGCAGGGTGTTACGAATGGTCAGTACAGGCACTTTCATGCCAACGCGAGAGCCTTCCGGCAGCGCCTTGATCTCGATGGGCATGAAGCCCAGTTCCCACAGGTTTTCCATGTGAGCGACCGCGAGGTCGAAGCCCAGAATGCCTTTCATACGACGGGCATACCGCATGATGACCTTGTCTTTCGGTTGATCGAAGAATGTTTCGTTCCACAGCTCAATGAGCAGTTCTTTCACCAGACCTTGGATGCCCCAGACAACCATCGTGTCGTCGTAGTGTTCCGAACGAGCACCGAAATACTTGTCGGTACGAGGGGTCATGTTAGAGCACAGGAACTCCAACTGCTCTTGGTACATGTTGACGTGTCCTACTTTGTACACGTCGGCGACATTTGGTGCGAAGAGTTTCAACATGATGTCAGTTCCTTACTTGATGTGTTTCAGAAGTTCGCGGTAATCCGCATAAAAACACCGGTATTGGTTCGTAAACCCAGTTTCGCCCGTGTTGTAAGTGTTGAATGTTACGATACGGTCGATGCCACTGTCAAGCAGGATGTCCACTCCTTTGGTGAATAGTCCGTGAGTTGCATACAGAAATACATTCGTTGCACCCTTTTTCCGCAGTTCCTGAGCCAGACCAATAAACGTACCACCGGCATCAATCAGGTCGTCGACGATCAGTACCTTCTTACCGAAGACATTATCAGGTGCGACGATGTTGCTCAGTTTACCGGTATTCGTGTCACGCGTCTTTGATGCGAACAGGATGCCCTTACCGAGTGATGTTGCGACTTCGTTTGCTTTCTTGACCGCTCCGGCATCTGGGGCGATGACCACATCAACGGTATCGAAACTAGCAGCAACCTCTGGGTACAGCGTTGTGACGCCATCGAACAACGAGCGCTGATTGATCACCAACGGATGATCGAAGAGAGCCGCAGATACATCGCTGTGTGGGTCAAACAGAACCACATGGTGGAAGTTGAAACTGTTAACCAATCGTGCGAACGCTTTGAGGCTGAACGCCTCAGTTTCGTGGGTTGTACGATCCTGTCGGGCGAACGGTAGATATGGGATCACCAATTTTGTGTATTTGTTATATCGAGCGCGTGTCAACACTTCTGCGACCAACATCAGCTCAACGATATCATCGCTGTTCTTGAAACAGAAATGCAATTCAAGTGGTGCAACCATTTCTTCGGGGAGACTCACTCCAAGCTCACCACTTGGGTACTTTACCCGCTGTGGGTAGTGCTTCTCACCGTTTGCGTCGATGATAAGGATCATGCTCTTACTCCATTCTTCTGGTAGGTTTTGACAAACTTGTAGTACGAAGCCATATTGGCTAATCCAACTGGGTTCTGTGTGTGGAACGTAACGTCCGTGGGGATCATGATATCACGTTGTACGCATACCATCAACAGGTATTGCAGGCAATCGTACCCAGTGCGTTCTACCACCCGACCACCGTATGTATTGATGCATTGGATATCGTGATCGAACGAGAACGCAACATCCGAGAGATCACCACGGTCAGCGAGACGATCAACCTCTTCGAGAAATTCTTGGTAGGTGCGAACAATTCTCGCTACCGGGCGATCTGGTATTTTCATCCATGTGACGTGTTGGCGTTCTCGCTCATCATCGAGAAAGACGAGAAGGTCTTTTCCCTTGGTTGCTTCTAGCTCTTCATTTGATATCATGTTGGTTTCAGTCTTTACTTGAGGATTAGGCTAGAATCGTACAGGTAACTCTGGGGTCTGTCAAGCAGCAGATACAAAAAAGGCTTCCTTTCGGAAGCCTTTGTCACGGCGATCATACTTTGTTCTGTCTCGATGCGTCTTAGGACGATTGAGCTCTTCGAGGTGTTTAGCCACCGGATTGGTGGCTATCTGGCGTTTTTGTGGTTTCTTTCGAATGTTCATCTTCCTCACCTATGGGATAATCATATCCGAGTATTTAGTTGTTTTCCGTTCTATCGGTCCTCGGATACCGAGCGCACTGTTGATCTCTTCTTGGAGACGAACTTCCATCGATGGTGTGTAAGAGTCATTCTGACGCATACGCATCACCTTGCGAATGTGGTTCAGATCGACCGGGCGCATATCGGTGTTGTCGACAGACACGTTCACATACCGAGCATCCTCCAGTGTCTGGTAGTGAACATGTCCATGGATGTTTGTTTTACCACGCAGTTCAGTAGGATGGATGGGTGCATGTGACAACCAGAACTCTTTGTACTTCTTCAGAGCGTAAATACCATTAAACACTCCAGAGTCAATGATTTGTGCCATAGTGGTATGGTCAGTGCAGTGGTTACCAGCGATCAGGATTTTGCTACCGTTCCATGTCTTCAGCTCCATGAGCATTTCCCATGAAAACGCGATGTCGCCGAGGAAATAAACGGTGTCCCGCTTACTGACCATCGTATTGAAATTGTTCTTCAGCTTCTCGGTGTTCTCTTCCACGTTGCTAACACCGTGACGATATTTACCGATTGCTTTGTGACCCAGATGGAGGTCTGCCATAAAAAATACGTTTGCCATAATGTTCACCATTTGTGGAAGTCATGAAATTGTGTGGAGAGAACGTATTCGTATACCTCTGCGAAACGTGGCTTCCGACGAACTGTACGCGGGTTATAGTAATGGTTTGCGTCAGTAACTCGTTGCATTATACCATTCGTGAGATCAAATGCAACGACTCGTGCAGTGTCCCAGTCGGCTTGTGTGGGCTTCTTCTGTATGTGCATGTTCTTCAGATATTCGAACTGTGATCCATTCCCCTGATGAACCACACCACGGATGGTGTTGGGCCAACGACGGTCGTCGACACGGTTCAGGATGACACTGGCTACCGCGTACTGTCCGAACAGCGTATCGTTGCGAGCCTCATACACTACTGCCTCAGCTAGCTTGTTGCACTCTGGGTCTGCCTTGCATCGTTGGCGGCGGGTTTCAAGGTCAAATTGGATCAATGGTTTATCCCATCCAGTAGTGAAATACACCAGTGGAATGATATCGTGGAAGCTTGATGAGTTGCGAAGGGCTCCATGACTTTTACCATCGAAGTAGAGAAAACCAAACCCAACGATGAGAGCGAAGAGGGTTGAGAGTGTTTTTTGCTTGTAGGTCATAATGTCAATTCCTCATGTTGGAAACCAGAGGAATTTTATCATGTTGGATTATGCGTGTCAACGAGAAAAGCCCGCACATGGCGGGCTTTTCAATAGTGTTGAACCGGGTAGCAGCCTTGAGGTCGCGTAACGCCTTGCAAATCGTTATTCACCTTTACATCAAGGATTTTATGATCTTTTGTCTTGTTAGCCATATGCTTTGAAGACTTAAACCATCAACATTAAACTTCTAAACGTTAAGCTTTCAACTTTGCGTTCTAGTCATATTTTCGCAATATAAGGACTCAACATGGTCATTGGCGAATATATGATATATGATAGTTTGCAAGATTCCGCTGTTCGCTATCGATTCAAACTCTTTTATTTATCAGAGCCGGTTAGACTCTGATAAAGGTTGTTGCGTTGACCTCGGAGAGGACGTAGTCGACCTCTTCCTCGAAGTTCTGTTTCTCTTCAGCGAGCTTCTCAATCAGCGCTTCGATGTTCGGTGCGGAGACAACCGTCGCAGTGCGAGACTTACGCATGCTTGTTTCCAGAGCCTCGAACTCGGTGGTCTTCGTCATGTCACCATCGGAGAAGAACTCGTTGCGCATGTGGTCGATGTTCTTCTCCATCTCATCGTTTGTACGTTGGGCAACGCGGGCACTGTCAGCCAGTTGACGGCGCAAAGCATCAAGGCGCATCGCAGTGTAGCCAACGGAATGCTTCCGCTCAATCGCCATAGCAACAGTCATCTGCTCTCCGCCGATTGTCACCAGCGTCTCGTGGTTCGACTTGTTGATGGCAGTCTTGATGTTGGCTCGCTCGGTGATCAGATCATCGATTGACTTCAGTGTAGAGACCACACCAGATGCGAAATCTTCACTGGACTTACCGTTGGTGTTGTTCACCTTACCATTCACGGCGACACCGCAGAAGGTTGCACCAGTGATCTTGCTTTGTATCAGGCTGTCCAGCGTCTTCAGTCGAGTCAGTGCTCTTGTTACTGTGATCTTGTTGCTCATCGCTTTTTCCTTTTCAGTTCAGATTTAAGTGTGAATCTTATCAGTCAGTGCTTTCACTGTCAAGCACATAATGCTCTACAAATTTTATACAAGCTTCCGTGTATGCCCTTCTTGCATCTGTCATATACGCATGATCAAGTGCTTTCCCGTCCGCTGGAGCACAGAGGTACGAGTCGCATGTTTTGCGGTAATAGTCTCTAGCTTGTCTAAGCTTCTCTAGTTCATTTTCTTTGGTGGTCATTTTCACGTACCTCTCAGGTATGCACTGACTCTAGCATAAGAAAGTTCAAAAGAGAAGCACCGTTTGTAAAAAAGTGTGATCGAGTTAAAAAATTATGAAACCCAGTATAGCCAGAACAATGATTGCCATGGCTAGTGATACCGCATCATTTTCTGTTACTTCGATATCGTCATCGTCTTTTTTCATTTCAACACCATTGGGAATGGGTTCTTCACTTTCAGTTCACTGTTTCCATCTGAAAGTGAATACTGAGTCGAACCGAGTTCGTTCAGGAGCTGTTCGATCTCATCACGTGTGAGCACAGGCGGAACAAAAACTCGTTGAGATTTGTTTGCTCTGTCGAGACGCAAACGAACATCCGCTCTACCCTCACCGAAGTCCTTCACCATCATATCAACGATGAACTGACGTTCCTCCTTCTTTTCGATAGTCTGACGTTCTTCGATCATGCGACGGAATTCTTTAGCCGCGTTATCGTTGTCTGGCAGGAAATCGTATGCTGGTGTGTCTCCCAAGCTCATAGGTAACTCTCCGAGTAAAGAACTTCGCCCCAGTCATCCTCATGATACTTGAGTTGACCGGCTGCTTTGGCAACAATATACGCCTCTTCGCGAGTCATGTAAATCCCGAATTGATCAACGAAGCCTTGCTCACTTGGCTTGGAACCACCACGAACGCCCAGTCGGTCGAGCTGGAGGCTCATCACGGGGCAGAAGTGGCGATTCCCTACGACGAGGTTACCATCGACGATACACGCCGCCATGGACACCACACGCTGTTTCCCGCCACGCTCCCATGCAGGCATACCACACTCACCATCAAGTACCCAGCGCAGGTGTCGAATGAAGTGCTCAGTAACCAGATGTGGTGGGTTCTTTATGTACTCTTCAAAGTTAGTCATCGTAGTCACTCAGCTCCATTTTCTTTGTACAGACAAAATCGACTCTAGCGTCAGTGTTGATGAGCTCCATAAGGTCAACATAGTAATGTGCAACAATGGTGCGCTTGACTGTACCAACCTCCAACTGTTTCTCGATGGTGCAACGCTTGTAGAATGTCCCACGCATGAAGTCATGCGGTGCGCCCCAGACCAACCATGGGTCTCGCTCCATCAACATCAGCTCGACATCATCGGTGCTCTTGTTCTGCAACTCACGATGGCTCCACTGGCTCTGACCGAGCATCTGGATTGCATTGCGCTTGGCATCTTGCTGCCGCCAGAGAAACGCGTTCATCGCTTCGTACCGATCTGGTAGCTCATACACGCGAGCATCGAATGTGGGTAGCGAATCTTTTGGAAGAACACCTTTCTCAGCCAGCACGGAATAGAACTTCACGGACGCCATAGCAGCCAGAGTACTCACCATCTTCTGTACCTTACCGGCAAAGAAGTGCTCCGATTTTGGGTCGTCGGTGTTATCCCACATGAGACTGATCTCATCTGACTGGGTGTACCCACAAACGGCGTTGGTGACACGAACCAGATGTTCGGTAGTAGCTTGCATGGCACCAATGATGTTGGTGTCATACGGCTTCTTGAAACTCTTGGTGAACTTGGAAAAGCCGCGACCATCGATACGAGCATAGATGATACCGTCCAGTTTTCGGTCGGTTTCAACCCGCTCATATGCCTTCATCCGAGACCCCATTGGGTCTTTCGTATCTAGCTTACTCATCTGATTTTCTCTCATCGTTCATGGAGTACAAAAAGGCGTCTTTGATAACCGTGTATGCTTTCATGATCAACGCATCAGCCGCCTCATATACATATGGTTTCAGGTCTGTCAGACCATCCTTGATGGTGAAGCCATTTTCCATGAACACATCTCGAATCTGATCCTTGGTAAGGAACGACTGCGAGACGAGTGGAGTGTCCTCACACACCAGACCACCGACCCCAAGTTTCATGAGTTCCTTGCTCAGGGTGTCAATCTTTCGCACCAGAATCATCTCGATTGCGGCGACTGTTTCTTCTGCGACGCAGCAGCCACCGAGGTCAACACGGGAGCCGCTACCATCAGAATGTTGGGAAATTGAGAGGTAGTAACCGCCTTTGACAGCGTCTCGTTCGCCAGAAGCGTAGGTGTCCTTCACGCTTTGGAGCAGAGCCAACTGTTTTTCACAACGCTGGATGACATGGTAGATGTCGTTTACCAGACCAAGTTTTTGAATATCCATGATTTTTCCTCTTTGAGAATTTTTTCGAATTCGTTTGGTGTCACAATCAAACTCCAACGGTGATGGTATGGAAGATCACTGCCAGAAAAAACGATGCCGTCAGGCTTGCGTAGAACGTGAACCGAGACGAATCTCCAGTGAGCACGATGTTCCTACAGAACTCGTAGCATGCACCTTTAGGGTACTTCCAGCAGATCAACCCGGCTACGATGTAGAAGCACAGGTTCATCACGACCATACTGACGAAGAAGACTAGGATGGTGTTCATTTGCTTACTCCACGATGAAAGATATCAGCTTAAAGGAGAAGAAATCATGTGTCAATAAGAAAATGGTACGCGAGACGAGATTCGAACTCGTGTCTGAGGGATTTTAAGTCCCCCGCCTCTGCCAACTTGGCCACCCGCGCATGATGTCATTCAAGGGACGTATGTAAACTCGTCACTCTTGATCATGACCGAGGCGCTCATCAAATCAGAACCCCAACCTACCCAGTTTACGACGAAGGTCCGAGAATGCACTTCCTCATCATCCACTGGGAGAGTAATCTGGTAATCCCAGTCTAGTACGTCTATGGTGTCGGAGAACCATGGTCTGGTCTTGGCAAGTTCGGTTGTTTCCGTCCGTGCACCATAACTACGATCTGCCCTGCGGTAGAACTCATGGTGTTCTTTAATCATTTGTAGTGCTTTCTTCGCAGTCTCGATGTTCTTCCACTCGTAGTCAATGAGGTCTTCTACGATCTCAGAAGAAAAGCTGTCATACGACTGTTTGACGATTTTAATTGAAAACATGATGATATCACATTTTTGGGTCGAAGAGACGGAAGACGAGTTTACTGTCTACTTCTCGGATGTACTCGATCTGACTGATGTCGACGAACATGATACGCCCACTACACAGATGCCACTTGAACCCAGTTAATACATTACCAGAGAACCGGGTGCTGATGTCCCACACCCACAACTCGTCGACTGCACCGCTCCTGAACTGAATTCGAATCTTGCTTTTCTTGTAAAAAATCATCTGTTCACCTTTATATCAAGATGGTATCCCCGGTAGGACTCGAACCTACAACCTACGAATTAGAAGTTCGTTGCTCTTTCCAGTTGAGCTACGAGGATATCTGAGTATATATCACACCGTTAGAGACAGTTCTGCAACCCTGTCAGTGTTTTCTCTGATCTTGCGCTGAATCGCGTTCAACTCTTGTGTGAGTTCAAACGACTCCATAAGCAACCGTGTCATCTCTGCCTCACGCTCGCGTTTCGCATCATCGATCAAACGAATACTGGTTACAGCAGGTCGCGGTTCGATGTCAACTTCCAATGTGTGAAGCTCTGTCTTCTCTGGAATTTTTTGCACAGACACAAGAATAGAATGCAACCCCATACCAGTATATGTGTTCCCGATAAAGCGGTCATTATGGTTGAGTCGGTCAACATCAAAACCAATACCCTGAAGATAATTCGCGATCACTGGATACTGATTGCTCTGAGGGTCAACTTCCATATACCAGCGGGTAGTGAGCAGTTTGTATGCATCATCACCATGGCAGATATAAGAGAGTCGCTCAGCATGAGCGTTTGCATCATCAACAGAGATCACGCGACGACCGAGCTCATCTGGTTCGACAGACGAATGTGATCTCACGACAACGTGAAGCCCACCACCGACAACGTACGTCTGGTTGTTACTGATTGTTGTGTGGATGTTGTATTGTGGTAACACCAAAGCCACATCACCTTCGACGTAATTTCTTTTGATGCGTCTCTGTCTATTGGTATACATGGGGTTCACCTGTCCTCGTTGATTTCGATGAGCCCATTATACACACTCCTGACAGAAAACACAACACTCAGATACGAAAAAGGGACTCTTTCGAGTCCCTTTTCCCTTACCAGTACCAGCTCAAATCTTCCTTACCTTCGATGACCATCTCGTCGAACGAGTCAGTCTCAATGGCATTTCTGATCGCCGTCTTGGCATTATGACGTGCCCTACGATTGGCTTGAACACTCCAATACTTCTCGATGCGTCCACGGACCCAAGAACCATCGCGCTGAAGATCACGTATATGACTCGCAACACAATCCTCATAGGTCTCGAATCCGTCGTCTTCCCACCAAAAAGTCTCGTTCAATACTACGCGGTGGATATCAACAACATACTCACGTATCTCGCTAATCGGGAAGGAATTCTCTGTCCATCCAACGATACGGTACATCTTGCGGATGCACTTCTCATTCGTTCTGATATATGAGGTTCTTCTCTCCCGTTCACCGCGAAGGTAATGCCACTCTCGTAGAACTCTCCGACTGGAGCACATCTCTTGATTTCTTTTCGTTCTAGACATTTTACAGGTCTCCTATGCATCTATTTCATAGGTCACCTCCTTAGCGGCATCGCTTTACAGTTTGAACTTCATAGAACCTTATTTAAGGACCACTTCAACCGGAACTACCTTGTTCACAAAAACAGCACCAGTGTCTTCGAGTGGGTAGTATACCGCAACAGCATCGTTGGTGTCCATCACATTGATAATAACCTCATGGTCGAACACGTCCTCATATTTCTCCACAAAGAAAATCGTACATTCGTCGAAATCCTTATATGGGTTGTGAATTTCTTCCAGCACGGATCGACAGTAGCTTTCGTCAGCTCCCCATGCAACAACGACGACCGGGAGAAGCTTTCGCGATTGCTTCTTCGGTGATTCATCAGTCTTCTGATGTTCTTTCTTCATCAGACTTTCTGGTAAGTAGCGACCGCGAGAACCGTCCTTGAACATGACGATCACATAACCGTCTGATGTGGTTCTGGCTACCGAAGCCGTTTCACCAGTTGTTTTCAGACGAGGAGCGATAACAACCACTTCGTCTTGATATTCGAATTGGTTCATTCTTTTTACATCCTTTTTTCCGTATTCATATGGTGTGATGCGATCCACATGGAGATTCATTCGTTTGTTTAGAGCAGGAAGCACAACCCAGACGCGATCACTACGTCCAATCTTGTCGACGATCCCATACTGGTTATTGTACTTCGTGTTGCGCTTGCTGCGATTCTTCCAGCGAGCTCTGTAGGAGATCAGACGATGCCCTTTATTCATGGTCTGGTGTTCATGCAGGCGCTTTTCTTCAGTACGCCCATCACCAGCCCACATCTGCTCACCTTGGATAGCTCGCCAGCACAAATCAATGGCACGGTCGGTGAGGTAATAGTAACGCTGTTCGGAGATGGAGAGGCAAAGCATCCGAAGCCACTCATCCTGAGCCGGTGAGAGACTCAACCAGCCTTCATTGTACGCGGTCGATGCCTGTTTGACGATGCTGATTCGTTCGTCGAGTGTGAGTTCGTCAACAAACCGCTCAACTACCTGCTTGAATATCGGCTGACCCATCTGAAGCCTCCCGACGCCGTTTGATGATCCTACCAGCGTCCTTCATGGTGATTTGAACAGCCCCAGCAGCGATAGCCAATGCTTTCTTCTGCATACAGATGTCGAAGTGGCTCTTTGGTGTGCCGGGGAACTGATGATGATGTAATGGTACACCAATCTTATGTGCCATTGCAAGTAGTTCTTCATCAGAATCTGCAAGCATATGGCACATGGTCATTCTACCCAGCTTGGCTTTCATATCGTCAACGTAGACGGTCATTCGAACCAATCCAATGTGTGCGCTATGATCATCCCGATCAAACCAGCGCAAGGGAAAATCCACATCGCGATCTGAATCCGCTCTTCAGAGTACGGAGGGAGTGACATAATCATCTCAATAGTGCAGTAGAAACCGATAGCAGCAGCTACCAACCAGCAAATGATGTACAGATGCTGCTTCTTGTTCAGCCCAGTCATGGTTTTAGTAATCCCCAAATGTCTTGTCAACGAGCAGGTGTTCCTTGAAGTCGTAGTGGAAATTGTCTCCAGACGAGCGAGAGTCATTCATCATCGATGTCAGGCGTTTCGCGTTGTCGAATGTCGAGGCATGCAGAGTCGGGATTTCTGTATATGTCGCTTTCTTCATGTCAACGTCATCAACGTCATCAACGTCATCTTCTGGTACGAACTTGTAGACGACGTATGTGTAACGAGACCAAAGTTCCTCTTCCTCTGGAAAGCCAACGTTCCACAAGAAGACGAGTGAAACACCAAGCACGATAAGCACGATGGTGTGCTGCACTGGTGTGACGTCGTTGTTCCACACAAACCCAACAGCGATGATCCAACAGACGATAGCAGCGAGAGTTGCAGCGCCAGAGATAAAGCGATGTACCGATGTGGAATCAGTCATCTTCATGCCCCCGTTCAGCCATCAACTCACTAATGGCATATTCACTTTCTAAGAAGTGGACAACAAATGCGCACGTCATGATGGAGCTGATCCAACGGTTGACGATAGAAGTGTCCACACCGAAGAACCATTCTGCTGATAGGGAAACAACCGCGCAGATGAGAGTAACATAGACGACGATTTCTGTGATGTTGCAGAGCTTCAGTCTCGTTGAGAGTTTCATTTTCTTGATTCCTTAAAAAAAGAGCACCCCTTCGGGGTGCTATAGAGGCAACTGTCAGTGTTCCAGTCGACCGATGGTATCCAGTACGCGGCGAATTTCAGCAACCTCAGTACCGAGGTCTTCACCAGCTTCGTATTTGCGAACGATATCACACAGCATTGGCAATCCGATGTTCAGGGAAGCCAGCGTGTCGACATTCGGTGCAGTATACTGGAAGATATCGTTGTTGGCGATGGTAGCAGCGATTGCTTTCTCTTGCTGCTCCTGTTCAGTTGATTGATACATTTCATTACTCATTGTCATTTCCTCCTATAGGTTAGACTTGAGAATGTGTAGAATACCAGATGGTTTTATTGGTGTCTACAGTTTTCTGAGCTTTTCTATCTTCTCTTCGGTTGGTTTCTGTTTCATTTCTTCTTCCGGGTGAGAGATTCCTCGATCACTTCCTGAAGCGAACCACCATTGTAGTGCATGGTGAAGAAGTTGATAGAGCCATCACCGTTGCAAGAGGTCTGTGAGAAGTACGGTTCAGTCTGACGCTCGATCTCGTATTTCACGCGGTAGAGAACGTCGTTGACCATCATCCACTCGTCCCCGTTCTCAAGAAGCTCATCAATCTCTTCTTGTGTCAGTTCAGATTGGGATGGGTGGGGGACAAGAAGTCCTTTATTGATTTCAGTTTCGCTCATAAGAACCTCAACTGTTTTTGTGAATGGAAGAGGGTAGTGGAATTGAACCACTCTACACGGGATCAAAGCCCGTTGCCTAACCAATCGGCCAACCCTCTATTTGAATTGTTGGGTCACTTGGCTGACTCAAACTCCATCGTACTTTCCGTGTGCTGCCTTACCATACAGCACAACCGCGTTGTAGTATTCATCTCGCCCATCATGACGGAAGAGGTCATCCTCGTCAAAGTCAAGGTCTTTTGGCATGAGGTACATCACTGCACCGAGAACCACCGAGACAACGAACATGACGATCATAGTGATAGCGGCACCAGTAATCAAGTCGACAATGGTGGCACCAGTCGCTTCTCGTAACTCGTCGATCACATCATCTGTTTCAAACATCTCAATAACCCGAGAGATGAAGAATACCAGACCTGCGATGATGTTTGCAATCAGAAATGCTCCAGCCATGATCAGTCTCCCATGTCGAACGAACGTTGTGTTTCTTCGTGCGTATCACGTTTCGCAATAGCACGTTCTGTACGATGAGTCATATCCTTTACGACTCGACCGTGTCCATTGCCAGAATGTGGGCGTCGACTCCAGAAGTCGTACCCAGCACCTTTTGAACCACGAATTGTGCGAGACATATCTTTCTCCGTTGACTGGCGGGTAGGGTGGGATTCAAACCCACGGAGCGGCTCATCACCACCCGGCAGTTTTCAAGACTGCTGTCATAAATCACTCGACCACCTACCCAAAATTAGTCCACTGCCGTGGAGTCGAACCACGATATACCTCTACCCCAAGGGCAACTATCCTTGGCTTGCCGGAGCGACCGGAGAGCGTGTAAACAAGCGTCAACAGTACACAACCAGATACAGCGGATGAAATATTTAAACCCTACCCCTTTCGAGGTAGGGTTCCTTATTTAGCGGATCGGGACGCAAATCCCGATTGCGTCTGAACCCAGTTCAGTTACCACCGCTCGAAGCTCTTTAGCAACTTCCTCGCAGCGGGCTTTGGTCTCATATTCACCGAAGACCACCGGGGTATTACCGACTGCCAGAGCAGTCATGAAGAACAGTGCAAACATAAGAACGTTCCTTTAATTGTGGAGTTTCTTGTTTCGTTCGAGGCGTCGATTTCTCTTCGCTTCGGCATCCATTATCGCTTTGTGGTCTGCATCTGTCAACACTTTTTCTTTCTTTTCTGGAAAATATTTATCGACCACGGACATTGCATCGATACCAAGGCTCTGAGCCAGCACAACCAGCTCTTCAGTCTTCAGACCGTCCATTGGATCGGAGATCACGATTGTCTTACCGTTATGATTGCTCATTGAAGTGCTTTTCCTTGTAGGCCAACAAATCTTCGATGGTTTCCAGACGGTGAATCTTCCACTGCTCAACGAACTCGCCGCTCTGGGTTGTGTCGGTGCGTTCATGAAGTGATTCAATCGCCTCGTCGATAGTCTTGTTCTTGTCAAACCCAAACCCAAGGTAGACATAGTACGGGTGTCGGAAAGAACCAAGCGTATCAAGATTGAACTGCTCTTCAGCGAAACACTTTGTACATGCACCGCAAATCTTCACGCAGCTTCCACAATGCGCGTCGTTCTCCAACGCATCAACACAAGAGATCAACCATCCATTAGCCCGACTCTCGATGTAATCAATTCGCTTGTCAAGCCCCTCATCGGTTGAACGACCACTACTCAGGGCGAAGATTTCGCCATACAGCTCTTCGTTGACTGCTCGCTCACGCAAGAATCTCATCTCGTCGTGCGTGAGAAACACTTGGGTGTACAGCGGGTTCTGGTGCCATACAATGCGCATGTCACATCCTCCAGACAGCGATACAAACAGGGGTCGAGATGATCACAGTAATGAGTAAGTATGCACCGATGCTCATTTCTGTTTCTCCTTAAAGCATACACCCAACGAGAACACCAGACGTTCATCGGTTACCGTGGGTACATAGTGTGTTGCGATGTCAGGACGGAATAATACCGCACGACCTAGCTGAAACACAACACTCTCGGAGTAAAAATCTTGTTCACCCTTCAGCTTGATGTTGAGACGATACGTCTTGTAACCCTCGTTCACATCACGATGAGGTGGAATGTATGACGCTTGTGGGTAACGGATCAGGTGACAGTCAAGCTGAGAAAAGCTGAAGAGGGTCATCTTCTGGTAGCCAGTGCCTTGACGACCGTCCTCCCACACGAGTTCTTTGCGTGTGAGGCGAATACCGAACCACCAGAGGTCTACACGAACAAACCACTTACCATCATGCTGACCGAAGCCAGCACGAAGCATGCGGTTGCCTTTCTCAAGCGGAAGCTTTGTGATCTTGATAAGTGATGGCATCGTTCTGATAACTCCATCGCAATCGAAATGTGCAGATGGGTGGTTTCGAACCACCGACCGGGCGTTTATCAGTCGCCTGCTCTACCGCTGAGCTACATCTGCGTTGAAATTGTGGTATGCCCTGACTATCACCGTGTCGTTCACTGCATGGCATACCAGCATACAGTAACACATTGGCAGGGTGAAAGCTACTACAAAATCATCGGGGTGGCTAGATGTTCGCGTGTGGGAATGATCTGTTCCCGCGATTTCACCTATCTGGACGTCTGCTACCTTCCAGCGAGGGCATTTCTTCGCCACTGACAATTCTGCGACCGGTCACATAAAAGTCAGTTTCCCCTCTTTTCTTTAGAAACCTTGGTAATCGTCTTTCATGCTGTGATTCTTACATTTTTCGAACGCTGCGTCAAGCAGAAAATTGATCCGATCAAGGATCGCGTGACCTTCGGCTACCAGAGCCATGAACTCTTTCTCAGACATCTTTCTTACTCCTGTTACCCCAGTTCACCGGGGGATGACTTTCATGCAGGATGTGCTTGTCTCCAAGCTTCTCCTTCGCCTTATTTAGCTGTTCTTCAAGGCGAGCTCTTCGAGCGATAAGATCATCATCCAATGGGATGTGAATGCGCCGCAACTTAAAGGTCATTCTAGTTACTCCGAATTACTCTGTTGTAAGTATACCAGACTCAGCGGAAAAATCTACTCTTTTTTCGAATCATCGTGAGGATATCAAAGCTCGGGTTCTCTCCAGTTGCCTCGAAGTGACGCTTATCACCACAAAACCACCATGTCTCGTCGTATTCAGGGAAGAAGGCGTCGCACTCTGGTGCTGCATCTACTCTGGTGATATACATGCGCTCAACAAGGTGGACAACCTGTTCGTAAAGATTACCACCACCAATAATAAAAATCTCGCTATTGGGATAAAGATCGGTTACGTACTCAATAGCGTCTTCCAAGCTCCCCATGACGATTACACCGTTTGACACTGGTGTCCATCCACTCTTGCTCAGAACGATGTTCAGGCGACCGGGGAGGGGCTTACCGATGCTCTCATACGTCTTTCGACCCATGATCACTGGCTTACCCATTGTGGTGTCTTTAAAGTGCTTCAGATCGGCTGGTAAGTGCCAAGGGAGATTTCCATCGATACCGATTCCTCGGTTCTTACCCATAGCCACGATGAGGGAAATTGTCACGGAGGTTCCTTTTCATTTGGTGCAGATGGTGGGACTCGAACCCACAAGTCCTAGTGCGGACAATTGCCTCTCAAGCAATCGCGTATACCAGTTCCGCCACATCTGCGTTGTTTGGTGGGTTCGAGCCACGCAGTCGAAGACGCAACATTTCAAAGTCACCTCTTCGTGTAAACAAAGTCTCGATAAGGTCGATGGTCTCGAATCATCTTCCTAGCACCAACCACATGAACGGTATGTACACTCTCAGAACACATCGTTGGCCCTCTTACCCTTTCAGTGGGGGCAGTCAGGGAGACTTTAAATTGGAGCGGATAGTCGGATTTGAACCGACGACCAACTGCTTGGAAGGCAGAGACTCTGCCGCTGAGTTATATCCGCTTTAAAACCGGTGCTCTTGGAAGGGAATCGAACCCTACGTTGCCGACGTGAAACGTGAAAGGTCGGTGTATTAACCATTATACGACAAGAGCAAAACTGGCGGCTATCAAGGTTTTAAACCTCATCTTCCACCTTTGGAATGGTGGAGCTTTTTACCATCCCAATGTCGCTACTGGGACTTATTAAGCTATCAAGCCAAAAACCTCATGCTTGTAAGGATTGTACCCCTTTTCAAGCGAAAATCAAGAGAATCCTTCTAATCGTGAGGATTTTCTTTTGTACATCTGGGCTCAAAATCAAAATTTCTATATCCAAATGTTGATGTCTGTGAGTGACAATTTGGACACAACAACCTTAAATTTTCGTACTTATTGTCTTTTCGATTTCCATTGATATGGTCTAATTGTAGTACAATCGTCTCACCATTCCACATCTCGATAACGCCACAATGGTTATCACAATAAACGGTATCGTCTTCCTTTCTTTTTTTCATATACCTAGACTTTACCGTTGTCGAGGATGCTTTAGTGTTCTCGCAAAAGATTTCGTCATCGCTGTACTTATTCGATGATACATTGTAATGGTCATTGTAATACCCACGACCTTTATATACCAAGTGTTCAAAATCTATCCCACTTGATGTTAGACACTTTTTAAGCGCCTCGGTTTGACTTGAAGATAAATGCTTACGATATTCTTTCAAATAACCTATATTAATCGCTAAGTCGTTGAATGATACAGACTCACCTATGTGATACTTTATTTTATCTAAGTATTTAAACCACACAGTCCTACTGTATTCACTTTTATCCACCCCATTCATTTTGAGGACAGTGCTTATATATTTTATATTGCTTCCACTCTCATTCATACCCAGTGCAACTAAAGCCTTCCGTATGGAATGATGCTCTTTTACGAGTATGATTATATCACTATCTGATATGTTTTTAAGTTTTTTCATGGTCATGGTCATTCTCCCTTTTATATTTAGGGGAATGTATCATTTTTTCCTTAACGACCAAGCGCTCTAACCAACTGAGCTATGGAGCCAAAATTCTTCTTTGTATGGTACTAGCTTATGCTGACTCTGTCAACTTTTTTATTATTTCTGCGTCGATTTCTTTCTGAATCTCGCAGACTAATGTCTTGCTTAACTCTCGTTCCGCTTTATATCGTGCTGTGCTTTTCATCAACCTTAGAGAACGATAAGTGTTGCCTAAGTATTCCCACTTCTTCCCATTCCACTTAGGAAAGAACTGATCAACATTGCACTCTGCACTGATTCGAACTACAGGCGCATTAAGATAATTAAAACTAATCACGATACTTTTCCCAACGTTCAAATGTACCGATTACATCATCGCGTTTTTCTTTGTACTGGCTTAGCGTACTTCCATGCAAAACAACAAATGCTTCGTAACCTGACCCTTCCATTGCTTCGCATACACGAACAATAGCAGTGACATCGTCTTTCTCAACGAGATAGAAGATGCGATCTGATCTCTCAAAAGAATCCAGAATCTTACCTTCAGGGACATCTTTCATCGTGACATGACTAATACGCAGATCACGGTTGTCATGCTTCCCATGCGGAAACAATGAACAGAAGAACTCATATTCAGTACCTTCGAGCATGACGCTTTCCTTCTTCTGTTTGTGTTTGGTGGGGCAGGGTGGGCTCGAACCACCGACATATGTCCTTAAATATTCCACTATAATCGGTTGAACAAGTTTTTTATATCTACTATGCACATACTGGTGATGTGTCGGGCATAATGGTATTAAGTTTTCTGGTCTGTTGTCGGAGTGGTCTTCATTTAAATGATGAACAGCAACGATTTTATCCTCACCACAAACAACACATGCCTTCTTATGGTATCTGAAACATAGCTGCCGGTAGTCCCCTTTGGCTAAGAGCACATCGTCTTCTTTGAACTTAATACCACCCTTCGCCGCGTGTCGAAAATACCGATTGGAACACGAATGAGAGCACGTTACACTATTTCCAGAAAATTCTACTAAGCACACCGGACACGTCTTCTTATTCGCCGGGTTTTCTCTACAAGCATTTGTGTGCTTTTTAATATTCGAAAGCGAGAAAAGATCAGCACAGAATTCACACGTCTCCGTTTTTGCATTCGCCTTACTTAGTGCGGCTTCAATGTTTGCTACTTGTCGATTTGGGTTTTCTTTACATAACCGCTCGTGGTTTCTTAATGAGTTGTCGTTTTTACACTGTTTCCCGCAGAATTTACAATCTGACATAGTGGTATACATTCCTATATTGGTATACCATTATTTAGTAAATCCAAACAAGAAACGCTACCTTTCCAAAAGCGACACGCTACCAACTGCGCTACACTCAGATAAATGGTTGCGAGAGGGTGGAATCGAACCACCAATAGCGCCGGATTATGAGTCCGGTGACAGCACCAGCCAGTCTTAGCTCTCTCGCAATAAACTTACTTTATATATCAATCTTACACGTTTTAATGTTCTCGTGCAAGTAAAATCTTTGCCCGGTAGGACTTTCACCTACACTGACGACCAGCATTACCTGTTTAGTCGCTGCTCTTGTATTAAGCTACGGGCGAAACTGGCAGAACGAGTGAGATTCGAACTCACGGAGCCCCGAAGGGCTCGATGCCTTAGCAAGGCACTGCCTTAAACCTCTCAGCCATCGTTCTATTCAATCAACCCGGCGTCTTCCGTGTGTGAGCGTGTAGGTGTCACCATTCTTGTGTTCCTTCCACGTTCCTTCCCATGGCCCACGAAACGAGATCGCGAACGACGTACCCTTCGAAATTATCTTGTGAAAGCACTTCTTCGGTGTATACTTCGGTTTCCAGCTAGGCTTCCATGTAATCCGCCTTCCGTCAAGAAACTGCTCAACCACTTCACCTTTCAGCCACCACGTCCACGCATTGAATGCATGCTCATGGAACGCCTCACGGCTACCTTCTGAGAATCGCAGGAAGACGATAGAGAAGCCTTTCTTCCATTCAATCACCCAGTAACCTGTAACACCAGAGTCTTTACCGCCGTCATGGCTCTTTTTGAAGAATTTCATATGATACCCTTGCGTCCTTCTTTAAGGTCTTTGATCAGATCTTCAGCCTGACGAATCTGTTCGGTTGCATCACCGTTCACGACATGGTAATGAGCTACACGCTCACCACCTTTTTGATCATGCTGGACGATAACATCACCAAGGAGGTCAAAGTCCCACCAGTAGTTCGGTACACGCTTCACAGTTCTTCCCCTGCGTGTTCGTCTGCTGCGTCTTGTATACCTGCACTGTACGCGATGGTCAGAAGAAAATCAAGCTCTTTCTCCAACCCAGCATCAAAAATCGCATCATACCGTTTACGAAGCTCTTTCTTCAAGTCTTCAGGATTTTTCTCAGACCAATGAACGTATGTATCTGTTACATGATACTCGTTAATATCGTTAGGCATACAGTCACCATGTCTGGCAGAGTATGAGGGACTCGAACCCCCGACCTTCTCGTTCGTAGCGAGATGCTCTAATCCAACTGAGCTAATACTCTATTTGTTTGGTGGGCTAGGAGAGACTCGAACTCTCACGCCACTGGGACACGGGAATCTAAATCCCGCATGTCTACCAATTCCATCACTAGCCCAAATTTTTATCGTTCAGCTCTGACGTATCGAGTAACTTGATGGCCAACGTCAACTTTGAACCGTGTTTCGATTGCGCGTTTGACCCTACCAACATCCGGTGTAACTTCATCACTATCTCGCGGGATATAGAAGTCAAGGAGTTTCGTGTTATCGAAGTAACCCTTATACACCTGAATGTGGAAAAGCTTACCACATTTTGTACGTGCGATCTCAACAGTGGAGTTATCGCACAGTTTTTTCAATTTTTTAGCCATGCTACTTCTCCTTTTGTTTGGTGCTGGGAGTGTGATTTGAACACACGCGGACTTTCGTCGGAGCATTACAAGTGCCCTGCTTTCAACCTAGCTCAGCCATCCCAGCGTTTTGTTTTCTAAGTTCGTATACGCGATACCTTCCATACTCCAGATCACAACGATCATTTAGGTACTCAAACCACAGCGCTGTGCTATACCAATGCCCAAACTGCATCAGGCAGTGTGAGAAGTTCTCTCGCATTGTATACGACTCGTTAATAAAATACCATAGGTCATCGAACTTTCGTTCTTTGCAAATCTTGATCGACCTACGAATATAATCTGGCATCTGAAGAGACTCGATAACGTCAATGTGCTCTTCAAGATACTCAATCAGAAACTCATGCTTGGTTTTCATAATATCCTCACAAGTTTCACGAATGCTGGGGTGGCAGGACTCGAACCTGCAAGACCTTTCGGAAGATCGGTTAACAGCCGATTGCAGTACCATTATGCTTACACCCCATTGTTTTAGCCTATTTAGGGGAAATCTCCAAAAATAGCCTAAAGCAACTAAATTCCGAGGATTTTTGACTTGATATTTCACAAAGATTCACATCCCCTGAAATATCAAACTACCGTCGTCATTTACCCTTCCGGGCGGCGAAATAAATCCAGCAAAGATTCGCCTTTTAGTCACAATCAGGTTTTATCGAGCAAACTTCGTTCACCCTTCCGGTTCTACAGTGGCAGCTCAATGAGCCCCGGTATCCACTACGCTGTCTGTTCTGCTATTCTAATGGTTGTTATTTACTCTGTCAACCACTTTTTGAAATCTTTTTTCGTTGAGTGGTTGGTTCTGCTCTCAACGAAGTCCTATCTTACTGCTTACGCCGGGTCTTTGCAAGTGATTTTTTGCATCAAATCAGAAAAACTCATCTCACCCGGCTGGTGTTTCTTGCGTAACGAGCTCTCTTTGAACAATAACACACCACCATCATCATCATCATCAAACTCCACCATAATGTATGGGTGGATGATATACACGATATCTGTTGTAAAGTTGTTATACATTTTACTGTTTACAGGATCACGAAAGTCTTCACCCGGATGGACCACCATATCAACAGTGTAGCCATCGCCGTTATAGCGCGGTTCGTCCTTCGACTGAAGGATAACCTCTTCACCAACAGAAAATAACGCCTTCGTCATAACAACCTCTCTAAACAAAATAAGCGCAACGAGTGCGCTTATTCTATCACACATGCATTCGGTGTCAATTGACTACCAGTGTGCGTTTGCGCTCTATCTGAACGGAGACCAGCTTAATTTCACCATCACCACAGGCAACCACGTATATATAACCTTCGTCAGCTTCACCGAAGTCTTTCTCGTATTGCTTGATCGCATGTTCGATGCTGTGTGCGAGATACGCAGTAAAGTTGTCTTCAATAAGAAGCGCCTGCAACGCCTCTTGCGATTTATGGAAGACACTATATTCAGGGTACGCCTCGATTGCGTACAAACGCTTCTTCGACTGGTCGGGCTTCTCGGTTGTACCGGCAGATGCAGTCAGAGCGAATTCCTTCTGGATCGGGCGAATGCTGTCGACGTTCAGGGTGATCATCTTTGGCTGTTTCCGCTCAACCAAGCGAACCTGTACTTTGGTTCCACCGTAGGTTGTCCCAACGACTGCAACTTTCTCGCCGCAGTAGGCGGAACTGTTGGAGACGATCACGTGAGTCGGTTCTTGCTTTTTCATAGTTCTGTTCCTCAGAAAGCTGGTATGTAGATTTTATCGGTGAAAGATGGCTTCAACCATTCAAGAGTCGTCATGATACCACTGTCTGTATATGCTTGCAAGCATATTTTTTCGTTTGTCGTTGATGGCGTTCCGACTACTGTTAGATACTCAACACGACTGCCGGTTACCCGAGCAAACGTAAAACCATCCGCAACAAAGAATAGTAGCTCTTCAAAGCTCAGATATTCAACCTGCGAAGACATTGTCACTCCCTGTCGCTACGCTACCACCACACGAGATTGGGTCGCCTACGCGCCCAAGCCCGAGGTTATTCACAAAGACACTACCACTACCAGCGCCGAGAACCCCTGTATGGTCGCAGTGCGGTGTCCAAGCATCTCCGACCCTATGAGCACCAAGATTGTTTATGAAAACGCTCCCTGACGCCCCTACGGCGGTTTGTGGTCCACATGGCCCATGCCCGGTTGACTTGTCGCCTTGTCTTGCTACTGGTTGACCCATCCAAATACCCTCATCATTTTCATGTATTTATGGGGTCTTTTTCTTCCGTATCTTGCGCTTCGGAGGATTCTGCTCGAACTCGATCTCACATGCAGTATCGAGCACCTTAGCAGTACCGGCTTCGGTGGCCGCTTTCAGTGCCTTCGCGGCTTTGTCGATCTTCTCTTGAGCAGCCTTCTTAGCTTTATCGGCTTCTACCCTGTCCTCATAATCAGGCACATACTCCATCATATGGGCATAGAAGATACCCTCACGCAGCACGAATGACGGATCAGACGTGCAAGTGAAGATTGGCTCGCCAAGTGAATTCTCGCCAGTACGGCGGAAATGCCATTTCCCGTACTTTACGACATCATCGTCCTTTAACGATAGTAAGTCTTTCCGTTTCACGTTCGTATGCCTCATCAGCAATCATGATAATCTTCTCGATCATCGACGTGTCAGTCCAACCTTTCAACTTGAAGTCTGGGAAGAACTCACAACCATCCTGATCGAACGGAGTATCAAATTGTACAGTGACACACGTTGGCTTGCAATAGTTGTAGTGCTGAAGGTGTGATAGCCGGTCGTCGATGGCGATGTCAGGCTGAAGATATCCTTTCTCACGGGTCTGAGCAAACGAGTTGAACGGAAAGAAACGGTTCAGGAACTCGAACTTGCTTTTCCCGTGATCACCTTCCACATGACTGGCGAAGACGATGTCATAGCCAGCAGTGATGAACATCTGGATGCCTTCAACAGCACCTTCGAGAGGTTCAGAGGTGTCATACAGTCCTCGTTGCTTCCAGAATGCTCGAATCTCAACATCACTCAGGTCAGGGAATGCCTTGCCGATGTTGTAGTAGCCAGCCAGATGCTCTGGATTCGGTGTGACAGATGAGCGGGCACACAGATAGCGTACCCAATCATCATACAGACTCACAACCACTTCATCCACGTCAATCGAAGCGATCTTAGGTCTCTTCATCTGTACATCCCATAACGTAATCGAGAACCTGAACAAAGAACTCTTCGAGTGTTCCATCGTTGTGGATATCGATGTAGTCTGCTGCCAGACGCTCACATTCTTCGTCGGTGAGGTAACGGCGCGAGTCGTTGAACCGTTCGTAGGTATACCCCGGACGGTGGATACGGATGATAAAGAGGTTCTCTTTACCGACCACATCACGGATAGCCTCAGCCTCGTCATAGAACCCACTGTCGGAAAAGAAGGTGTCCCCTTCCTTCAGGGACAGAGCAGCAGCCTCACCGAAGTACCGCTTACCGAACACTGGCTTCAGCATCTCTTCAGATACCTTGATTAGTGCCTGACGCGGGCTCAGACCTCTCAGGCGTGAGTCTGGCTTCTCTTTCAGTTCGGTGCTATAGATCGCCATGAAATCCTCACGACTGATGCAATACACCGCGCAGGTGAGCTCAAAGAGCTTTTCCTTGATCTCAGCATGAGTACCCAGACCACGAGTAGTTGCTAGGTACTTCGCTACTTCGTCCTTACCAGATGACGGTGGTGCGTTCAACAGGAATACCCGCTTCATGCGATACGCCCCTGAAACATTTCGCGGATGACTTTCTTATCAACCGTACCCGGTTCAAATGCGCTGTTCACTGCCTGCATGAAGCCCTTGACGTTCAGCTCGACACCAGCATCGATATAAGACTCAACAAAGTCGTCCATATCCTTGACGGTTGCTACTCTTGGCATGTAGGTGTTATATACCTTTAGCTGCGTGTTCAACCTCACCAGATTGACAGAGTCGCCAAGTGTATGGTAGTGCATCAGCATCTGGCTAGCATTCTCGATGTACTTCTTCAGAATACTCACCTCGTCAACGCTGTTACCGGCACGGCGTTCGTTTGTTTCGAGGTCACCAAGCAATGTTGTCAGGGTGTTAACCTTCTCCTGATCACGAGCTTTCATCGCAGCATGTCGGTCAGCGCGGACTCGTTCGATAATCGTCATTTCTTCTTTTCTCCTTTGTCTTTTTCTCCGGTGAAGATGAATTTCAACACTCGGATAGGCCCATGATACAGTATTTCTCGGAACGATACATCCTGTTCCGCATCAAACTTCCCATAGAGAAACTTCGAGGCATATGAGGTCGTCCCAATGATCACCCATAAGCAAAGAAAATCAATGAGATAGCTCATTGATTTTCCTCTTCATCTTTCTTGACGGCTGATGACCGAATGAAACTGAACGCCTCACGCGGAATGTCAATGTATGCTGCTCGGAAAGAAAACTTGGTAGGCACTCCACCATACTTCTCTTTTGCGAGTGTGAAACCAAGACTCATCGAGATCACAGAAATGAGGATTGTGCAAACGAAATCAATCAAATAGTACGTCATTGTTTTTCTCCAGTAAAAAGAACGGGGCCATTCTGACCCCGTTTCGTATCAGATCGCAATCATCTTGCGAACTTTGTCGAAGGTGACAGTGGTCTCTTTACCAGCAACCTCACACTTGGTTACTGCTTCACCATCGAATCCATCAAACCACTTACGACCGAGGATCAGAGCGGCTACATATGCAGCTAAATCAGACTCAATGTAGCGTTTGGCGGTAACAACGTTGTTGAGAATACCTTCGAGCATCTCACGAGTGCGATCCTTGTGGTAGGAGTACATCTCGAACACTAAAGATTCAACATCATTCAGCTTCTTCTTGGTGTTTCCACCGTTGATCTCATCTGCCTTCTTGACGACAGTATGAATCGCCGGGATAGTGCTGAAGCCCTTGATCTTCGAGGTGACCTCAATCGACTGGTATTCGTCGGTTGCTTCCGCAGAGGTAGTACCAACCGCAGAATAACCGTAGTCACGGATACCCAGCGAGGACAGCCACTGTGCAGCTTCGTCGCCATACTTCTCAGCCATACCAGCGGACTTCGCCTTGGCACCTTCAAACTGATCCAGTAGGTAGCGAATAACCTTCTGCTCTACCTTGTACGCCGTGAGGTTACCGACGATTGCCGCCATCTGTTCCAGAGAGACCTTCTCAACCTGCCCACGGTTCACAACAGGCATACGACCGATGTCGATCACAGTGTACACGCTCTTGCCGTCAGACAGCTTGTCGTCCATCTTAACGCCATTCTGCATCAGCTTCTCATGCAGCTCGACACTGATAGTCACCGGCAGCTTCTTCATGTTCTTGATGCCGTCACGAACGATGGTGTAGTTCCGGGTGATGAAACTCGGTACGTTATCCAGCCCGTACTCGTTCTCAGGCAGCTTGATCACACCAGCGATGGTTGTCTGAAGCGAGACGTTCGGGCGCGAGGAATTGAGCACCAGTCCTTTCAGCGACAGCTTGCTCAGCGGCGATTGCTCAAACTTCGGCAGTTCGTTCAGGGCAACACGGGCACGACCAGTGCGTTCGTAGTTCCACTCAGGTGCGTCAACAACCAGACTAGCACCTTCATCAGCAGACAGGTCGCTCAGAAGTTGCATGATGGTATATGCGTTCTTGTTCGGTACGGCATTCAGGTCTCGACCTTCCATGAATCGCAGCGACTCATCGAACACGGCACCACGAACGGCTTCGTCGAACTCGCTCAGCTCTTGCTTGGACAGTGCGTTCTGATACATGTCGATCAGGCGAACGTCACCAAGGCGTTGCAGGCAGTTCCAGACCAGCTCATCGTTATTGGTCTTGCGAGCGTAGTACATGATCAGGTACAGGCGATCAGCACTCAGCTTCTTCGACAGCACGTCCTTCGGCACGATGGAGTAAACCACGTCGACATCTTCAGGAACGATTGCGATAC